ATTTTACCTTTTTATTAAGCGACCGAAGTCGCTATTTTGTCTTTAAAAACACGATTAACATCTTTTGCATATTCTTCAGAGAAACTCCAACTTGATAATGTATCATTTAAAATTGGATTTAATTGTTCGAATTCTTTGTAATACTTATTAGCTTCAGTTGTGGCTTCATCATAAAAATTACGGAACTTCAGACGTTGTTCATTTAAATATTCAGAACCTTTTACAAAATTAATGCTCTGTAATTTATACACTTCAAAAAGCATATCAAATTTCTTTTCGTCAAAATTTTCTTTGGTTTTAACAAAATAAGGAATAATCCAATCGAGTTTATATTTTTTACAGTTTTTGTATACAAGATTATTAATACAATAACGTACATCAGATTTTTGAACATCGAGTTGTTCTAATTTTAATCTGAATTCTGATAATGCACATTTCAATTTACTTTCGAGAGCATATTTTCTTGCTGCTGGACGAACCAGATAAATTTCTTTAAGACCAAATTTCATCGCAACATCAAGATGGTTCCAAACACAGATATCTTTGACTTCTTCTGATAATCCGTAAACCTTATCACCATAGATATAATATGCATGACCTGTTAATTCCCGAACTTCTTTTGCGGTTAAAAATAACTCGGTCTTAGTGATATCGCCATTTGACTTAAGTTTAAACTTCATGACGTTTGACGCTTTTGGACGAATATAATCTTTCTTTTCTTCAGTCATTTTATATTTCTGAAGATCACTTAATTTATAAAAAGTAATATCATCATAATACTCTTTAATTTCGTCAAGCGATTTCTGGAAATGATCTTTATTCTGTTCAAAACAAATTACTTTAGTGTATTCTTTAAAAGCCGGTTCAACAGTCAAACCACGAATAACTTGTACTCTTGAACGACCTTTTTGGTCATCAATAAGACCAAGGATTTTACCGTTCGTTTTACCCATAATACTAAACGGAGAATACTTATTACGGCTAGCCGAACTACTACAACGACCAGCTTCAATTTTACATACTTTCGGGTCATTACTCATGAAATAAAACGGGATGTCGTTTGATACTTTATACATTTCATAATAGTTAACGACATCTTGAGCTTTACCAAATTCTTTATGGACATAATTGGCTTTAATCCACTTATACACACCATTATCTTGTTTAAGTAATTTATAATAGAATTCACGTTTAGATGTGCATTCATCAAGTGAATCGGTGATGTCTTTTACATAAATCGCAGATATATCATTGATACGTTTTTTGATAGCGATTTCAGTTTCTTCGTCATATGAAATTTCTTCACGAGACGGCGCAATATCCAATTCACCTAAATCGAATCTGATATAAAAACCTGTTGACCAATTTTTAGTCGTATTTAAAAAGGTATCACGAGTATATTTTTCATCAATCGGATAACGAATTTTACCCATCACTGCATAAAAATTGCATTCACCGTATTCCGCGTTTTCTTCAACAAAATATGAATCAGTCGGAAGATATTTGATTTCTAATTCAAATCCAATAAAATTTGGTTTGATGTCACAAAATGTACGATAAACATACCGAGCTTCTTCAGTCCAACGACCAATGTCTGAAGACTTAACCGGTACTGTAATTTCAAGCCCTGTACGAGCCTCAGACGGCTTATCAAAGGTATCTATTAATACAGGTTCGCCATTATCTAAAGCTGCGGTGTAGCCTCGTGCACGTCCATTATAGTATGAAACCACATTGAATGTTTCTGTGTAACCAAACGGAGATTTTGAACCAAGACCAAGGGCACCGATAAAATCGTTTGAATCCGCCTTTGTTGATTCAAAATAGGTTGTATACATCTGGGTTACGTCTTCATGAGACAGCCCTGGACCGTAGTCACGAATAATAAAGCGGTTATCCAGACGAGTTGGTAATTGAATATCAAAAGAATCCGTATGTCCAGCCAACACATGAGCATCGGCAGCATTACAACTCAATTCACGAATAATTGCACGGATTTGGTTTTTGTATAAGTTCTGCGAAAGAATTTTAAACGCTTTCGCAGAAGAGGCAATTTTAAATTTCCGGGAATCTCTGTTCCCGGAACCAATCATTTGATCATCATCATTATGTAATTTCAATTTATAACCCTTACTTCTCGTAGTCGTAAAAATGTGGTAGTTTATCAGCTTCAACAGTTAAATTATAAAGAGCATTTTCAAGTGAATAACCTGTTGCAGTAACAGATTGTGGATATCTATTCCACATAGTTACTTCCACATATTTTAATACTGCTGATCCAGCGCCGTCATAATATTCATAAACAGGTAGAACATCGATATGACGAACTCGTCCTTTATATTCAAAACCTACAATACGTTTAATATCCATAATCATTCTTCCAATTTACATTTAAGTTTGTATAATGCATTTTCAATACTATGACCTGTTTCAGTCCAACAAAAACAATAGTTATCGATTTCTGCAACATAACCGACAATTTCAACTGAACCGTGACCATCATATAAAGGGGAAACATCAACCAGATATTTAACCCCTGAAACCATTAAATATGTTTTCATTTCATCCACTCTTTTCGTGCATCAGAATCTTTACCAAAAACTAATTCAAATAAGTCTTTATAATTTTCCGGTAATTCGACAACATCATAAACAGGTTCGTTAATAACCTTTCTATATTCTTCAGTTTTTAACGATGCCAGACCTTTAATATAACGAGGAGCAGACCAACCTTTGAGTTTATCTTTTTCTTCACTATATTCTTCGTCATTATAATACCACTTTTGTTCTTTACCCTTTTCAATAATTATAAGGGGTGTTTTACAAAAGCGGATTCGACCTTGTTCATAAAGTTCAGGCCAGTGTGCAAAAAATGCCAGTAATGATGGATAAATCGAACCCTGACCATCGACGTCAGCATCAGTCATTATTGCAATATTTTTATAGAATAAATCTTCTGGTGGCTTACCAAATTCAAGTCCAAGAATAGATATAATATCAAAGGCTTCTTTATTCTTCAGAATATCAACCGGATTCATTCCCCAGGTCGTTTTAAACTTACCTCTCAACGGATAACCGCCGTGCAAGTCCTGATTACGGGTTGACAATAGTTCGTTGATTGCCGAATCACCCTCGGTCAAGAACAGAGTTGTCTCTGCATCCTTACCATAAAGGTTTGCCTTAATATGTTTCGCGATTTTTTGTTTCGCAGCTTTTTTATTGGCTTTTGTCAATGCTGCCTGTTCTGCTGCCAATTTACGAGCAAGAGCAGATTCAATAATCGGCATCAAGACTTCTTCGGTTTTCATAATTTGATTTGATAATTTTTGAACATCAATATCAAAATGATTTTTTACTTCACCAGCGGTATTGGTTAAACGTTCTTTTGTCTGACTGTCAAACTTCATATTCTTCATATTGCGCGCGAACACAAGAAGAGTCAAACATTCTTTAATACGGGCCTTGGTAACTTCAATACGATATTTTCGTTTAATTGCCGGAATCAATACTGTCGAAATTTCATCCATAATCCACTCAACATGGGAACCCCCATTTTTTGTGTGAATTTGGTTGACGAATGAAAGATGTCTGAAACCATCATCAGAAGATGTGATTGCAATAGACACATTATCATTTTCACATACGATTACTTTTTCACCGTATTGAGCCGAATACTTTTTGAAATTACTCTGGACTTTTTTACCATTAAATTTAAAATTAATATCCGGAAAAATAATTGATAATGTCATTAAGCGGTCTTGAATAATATCCTGAACCGTTTTATCAATTCCGATACAATCGAAATGATCAAAGTCCGGAATAAATGAAACCGAGGTGCCTTTGACTTTACCCTTAGTAATTTTATGATGAATGTTTTCGGCATTTTCATTGCATGTAACAGTGATCGTATTTTTACCGTCACACGTGATGCCTTCGAACCATGTACTGAAAAAGTTGGTTAACGAAGAACCTACGCCGTTCATCCCACCTGTGTTTCGTTCGGCATCATTACCAAAGTTACCACCGGCTTTTGTTCTTGTCCATGCCGCAACAGGACCAGGGATTGACTCACCTTCAGGAGTGACAACATCAGCTTGTGGAATTCCACGACCATTGTCTTTTACTGTGACTTTTGTGCCGTCAACAGTGACTTCGATTTCATTGGCAAATTTAAATTCCGTACGGATGGCTTCATCAATTGAGTTATCGATAATTTCATCGATAATTTTTACAAGCCCCGGAACATATGTGATGGTTTTATATTCGCCAAAAAGAAATCGTTCATGTGGTTCGCTGGAAACCGAACCGATATACATTGCAGGGCGTTTAATTACGTGTTCACGGTCTGATAAAATTTTAATCTGGTGTTCTGACATCAGGGTGTTCTCCAAAATAGAATACGTAGTTATTATGCTCTTCTGTTGTGAAAGGCGTACAGGAAGTTTCAAAATATTTTAATTCGTCAAAATACAGATAAGATGAAAAATCGGCTTTTGGTCCTAAAGTTCCAAGTGGCTTATACTGTAACTTATCTGCATAATATTTGTCTGTGGCTTTACTTGGACTATTGATATAAGTTATTCTAAACCAAAATCCTTTAAGCATCCAAGGATATTTACCTTTTTCTGCCCACTCTTCATAGAATTCTGGTTTAAGCCGATAGAGCCAATTTTTGTTAAAGTTAACAGCATTAATAATCATTGTATTTTCCTCAATAAAAAAGGGCCCGAAGCCCTTTAAAATTCTTCGATAAGACGAGTTAATTTATCTTTAAGCTCGATAAGTTGAGCCTTATTATAATCACCAACAAAGTTAATACGAACACTTTCAATTGTCGAATTAAATGGAACCTTGTTATTTGTTTCTGGGTGGGAATAAACTTCTTCTAATAAATCCATTTCAGAAACCTTAGCGAATAAAATTGAATGACCACTAAGCTCACCAAATTTAGAACATGCGTCCACCAATGGTTTATCATCAACAGTTTTTACATCGCAAATCCGAACACTTTTATTAAATGACTTGATTTTAAAAGGAGTGTCCCAATTAAAATATTCACCAAAGATTGTGTTCACACAAAAGCCTAAGTCACAATATGCTTCGAAAGCTTCTTTTGATTTAAATCTTACAGTAATCATAATTCCGCCATAACTTTCAGTTTATTTGAAATTTCTAATAATTCTTCTTTAGTATAAGAACCTTTAATTTCAAGTTCAAATTTTATACTAAAAGAATTTTCAGTTTGAATTTCAGTATCTTCTGAGACTTCTTCTAATAAATCAGTTTCTATCGGGCAGCGGAATAATGAATTATCGTCGTAATCAAAAAATACTAGGTCTAAATCTTTCAAATGTTGGTTTTCAACTAACACATGTTTAACTAAAACTCGGTCTGATAAAGTCGGAACTTGAAAAACTGTATTTTCATCAACAAGTTCACCAAAGGCACGGTTTATTTCAAAACTCGAATTTTTGAATTTGTTATATGCTTCTTTTGATTTAAATTTTACTTTCATAATAATGATTCCAGTTGTTCGATAAGCTCACGGAGTTGATCATCATCAAAATAACCTTGAATATTCAGCTTATGGCTGGACTCAATTTCAATTTTGACGTCTTCTGCAATATTTCCGTCGTCTGGGGTAATTGTATCTTCGTCACATTCGATACAATAGGAATCACGTTCGCCAACAGTGAATGCAATACGTGATGGACCTAAACCAGTCATGTCGGCTAAAGGTTTATCATTAATATAGATTTGACTGACATGAATCGGCTGAGTCACATTATAACAGCGAACTTCAAATGGTTTAGTTCCAATCAACCGGGCAATTTCACCGTTTGAAATATAAGTTTGACGATATTGTGTCAAACAGTCTTTAGATTTAATTTTAAAAAATGTTTTGTTCATAATTTCTAAAAGCCTTAATTCGTTTCCAAGTGTATTTGAACTGGCCAAAAATAAAGTTTCAGTGCCATCAAACCAAGGATCTAAATCCGTTAAGTGTTGCCCATTAATTTGGACTTCGTCCGCCATAATTGGATGTGAATTACAAAAATCGTATTCTTTATAATTAACTGAAAAACATAAATCGTTACTATATCTTTTAAGCACATCAATAAATCGTCTGTTTGTATCAAATCCGGCAATTTGATATCGACGAAAATAATCGGTTGATTTAAATTTAACTTTAATCATTTTACACCTACCGTTTTCGCCCATTTGGCGGATTTGACTGCGATACATTCATTGAGCTCAGACATCATAACACACATAAGATCGGTATCATTAACATCTTTGAAGTAGTCTTTTGAACGATAATCTAACCAGAGTGTATCGATCAGTGTATTGATAACATCCGCACATTCTGATACCGAAGATTCATCACATTCCAGTGGGCGATAAAGAGTTTTGGTGTATTCACCAACTTCTTCAATCAGGTGTTTGAACACATCACCATTAGAACGTTCTGGCGCACGAAGACACATCGCAGTTGTTGGACTGATGTCTAAAATAGTTTCACACTGGAACGAAGGTTCTTCATTTCCGACAATAGTAAAGCAGTCAGTTTCGATAAATTGATCTACGGTAAAGAAAGCCCAATACCAATCATTTTCATCAACATCTTTGATATTATAAAGAATACCGTTGATGGAGATTTCTGTTACACCTAAAAACCCTGATTTATAGCCACCGTCGTCAATTTTCAAAACACGAAAGGTATCAGTTTGTTTGCGTTGTAATAGGTCTGCCAGCACATAAAATTGAGTGGCAATTTTTACGAGATCAGCTTTAACAAAATCGTTTACTTTTAACATAATATCCTCACTTTGTGTGTTTGAAAAATGATGTACTATCGATGCTAACTACGGAATAAAGCTCAGTTTCAGAATCTTTTGACTCAAAAACATACACGGTAATGATGTCATAATTTTCGCTGTGTTTAACAGTTTTAATTAAGTCTTCATCAAACCGAATATCATCAAATTCATCTTTACTAATTGGAATCATCATTTGCTTCTCCTTTAAAAGATGGATTCAATATAACACCTGAATCCATCTTTGTACACTACTTTTTAAATTTTTTCAATCTTTACTGATGCCTGGTATTCAGCATCAAATTTGAAAACCTTGACAGTTGAATCTGGCATTTCAGTTAACAATTCTTTTACACAACTTTCAACCTGGTCTTCAGTGCAATGATGTAATCCGCCATTGACATCGATAATGACATACGCGTGGCTAGTCGATTCAGGTTCGATTTCAACAAGATCAAGTAAATCATCTTCGTTAAAGATATTACCAACATCAAAATCTTCAGCATGATAACAAGCACGAGTATCAACCATTCTGATACTGATAACAGCATCATTGTCTTCGTTAAGTTCTTCTACAATCCATGGTTTATCTTTAATCGTATCATAAATGCGACGATTAGAACTAAGTCGAGAACGAAAACCTGGATTCTCGATTTTATAGGTTGAGCCAATTTTATACTGTGTTGCACGAACAGTCTTGATTTCAGTTTCTACGGTTTCAATAATGCCTTCGTCATGTTTAGTAAAAAACACACACAGTTCGTTATCGATCTCTTCAGGTTCGATAACTTTACCGTCTTTCATTTCAATGATAACAACATCGTTATCTCGGCCATCAACCATTAACACTTTCCATGGTTCTGAACCGATCATGTCAAAGATTTTACGATTTGTACTGCTATCACTAACAAATGCTTCTTCACAATCAATTTTATAGGTTTTACCGATTTCAAATTTCATATTATTTGTCCATTAATGATAAGGGGTCAATTTCACTGCCTGTTGGAGCTTCCTCAAGACCAAGGGCATATCGTTCTGCGTATTTCAACATCAAGATGTCTTTAGCACAGTCATGGATGCTATTATGCTTAATAAATCCAGAAAGTAAACCCTTTTTTAACGGGGTCATTGTCATTCCGCGAACCATCAGACGGTTTTCAATTGCAGTTCTTATGTCACGTTGGTTCCAGAATTTAACTGGTTCCAGTGCAAAGGTATCGATATCTTTGTCTTCACAACCGGTATCTTTTTGATACATATCACGGATAAGATCAACCATAATCGGGAAATCGAACGACTGTCCACGACAATAACCAAATGAGTCATAAGGAATGACATGATTGCTCTTCAGGTGAGCCAGGAACGTTTTAATTCCTTCATAAGTAGAAACATCTTCAGGTGATGGCTTGAGTCCTTCACGGGCTTCTGGGGATTGTTTTTTCCACCATTCAATTGTACCTGTAGAAAACGACCGTACACCCTTTTGAGATGCCAGATTAAATTTAATTTTAATACCACGAGAAACTAACTCGTCGAATGTTTCGATAACATTCGGGTCCGGATTAAATGTAATCACGGACAGATCTACAACTGCAGACCCGGCGATTGAATCGAAGGTTTCGAAGTCAAATACAAAATCATTTACTTTCATAATTATCCTACAAAATTTACATTGTGTCTTGCCCTGGTAACACCAACATAAAGTAACTGTGACGCAAGGTCAGGTTCCGCATATTTGGTAATACAAGGAGTGTATAAAAATGAATTATCGACTGTCGAACCTTGTCCCTTGTGAATAGTCGAGACTGGTAAAGGTTTAACACGATGATAATTATTTTTGATTTTCCAAAAATCATCCCAGAATGCTTTTATCGTTCCGCTTTTATAATCCTGCGCAACTTTACCTAAAAACATATAGAATTTGTTTAATTCGTTTTTATCAGAAATGGTATTAATCAATCCTGATTCACCAGTATCAATCGATTTAACTTTTAACTGATAATAATGCAATACTAACTGATAATCGATATTACGACATTTAAGGACCGATTCCATGGGTTTTATTTCTGATACTTCGAGATATTCACCATTATTGAAAACAATTTCTTGAAACCGTTTTCCTTCATAATTAATATCCCTGATTAAAGGTTCCTGCATAACAATCGGTTCACCGACAATAAAATCTTGTTCAGTTTCGTACAATTTCTTTCTGATGATTTTATTCAAGGTATCAACTGAATTATTAGTATAAGCATACATCCTGGTTTCATATAAATCATCGATTGATTTGACCACTTTAAAATAATTGGTCATGAATTCGGAAACAGATTTATCTTGCTTAACTCCGAGATCGTCAATAATATTTTCACGAATCCAACCACCATTTCTAATTTCTGTTGCGACTTCAATAATCGGCATATTAGAACGTTTAATTTCGGTTAGATATGTTTGTTCGAATCGTTGGTCTGTGAAAAACCTGGAAATCCCTTTATCATCTGCAGGTCTTAATTGAGCCCGGTCACCAATACCAATAATGATTGTCCATGGTTGAATACTGTTCATTAAGATTTCAAATAGTTTGATATCATAGAATGAACATTCTTCACAAATAAGAATTCTGATTTTTGATAAATCTGGTGGAGCTGATTGTTCGAAAAATTGTTTTTCTTCGTATGTAGTCGGGTTGATTTTAAGAATGCTATGAATAGTTGACACTTCTTCACCAACTGCATTTGCCAATACTTTTTTCGCGGCATGAGTAGGTGCAGCCAATGCAACTCCCGTAATCCCTTCGTCTCTTAACCATGAAACCAGGAATTTCATCATTGTCGTTTTACCAGTCCCTGCCGGACCATTAATTGTTAAATGCTTTGTTCGATGATTCCAATTGCCGTCGTTTTTGGTGGCTTCTTGAATAAGCACTTTCGCTCTTTGGAGAGAATCAAATTGACCTTCTGTCAGTTGGTCGATTGTAATCATAAAATACTCACCTTCTTAACTGTAATTGTGTTCAATATATTTTTATATTGATTTCTTAATACATCGGGGATTCGTTCATATATAATTTCTTTTTTAAAGAATCTTCGTTTTGTGATTACTTTTGGTTTCAACAAATTCTTATAATATTCTTTAATAAAAGAGACCGCTTTTTGAGCGGTCTGATTATTGTCATATAACATATAGGAATCAGTATCAGGATTCTTTACATATTCGACATACCCGTCTTTATCTTTATAAACTACTGCGTATGCGTACATATATTTCCTTCAATAATTCTTTCTTACTGGAAGATAATGGTAAACAGTATCTTAATTTTAAACTATCAATATAAGATACATTTTCAAGTTTTTCCAAACCTTCAATAATAGATTTTACGTGTCTTTGGTATTTTTCAATACTCTTTTGTGTTGTCTCATGAATGTTGAGATATTTATCATATCTCGTTTTTAAATATGATTTAGTGCTATTCATCATAACATCAATAATAGTCCGTACATTTTTAGGACCTTGATACGGGTCACGATAAATCGCTTTTAATTCATTGAGTTCAAGATTCCCACGAAGATTATTATATTTCAATTTAACCGGGACAACATTACCTTTAACATAACCTTTATTATTATCGAGACGTTCGAAAGTTAATTTTTCTTTTTCTTTAACTTTTTTGCCTGTTGAAAATTTTTCACCAGAATATGCACAATATTTTTGGTTACATAAATTCTCGATGTCACGAAGACTTAAATCAAAATCAAGTCCACGACGTTCGGCACTACGTTTTGTTTGGTCATATTTAAAATAAAGTTGTCTCGGTTTCATATATTAATACCCACGTTTTTGACGATTAAAATTCTCTGCGTTCTTCAAATAATATAACACGAAAATCTCTTCAGCGTCAAGTCCCAGAGCAATTAATTTATTCATAAAGAAATGAACCTGGTCAATCATTTCAAATTTAACTTCAAGCTGATCAGCCAGAGACAGATCATCGAAATCTTTATTGAACATTTCTTCATGACGAGCTTTCCATGGTTTCCAGACAGCAGATGCATCTTTCTCACCATTGGACATACCACCAAGCGAAGTATAAAGCTCGCGAGTTTCGTCGGCGATATAATCATCTTGATTCCGCATCCACGTCAACAGATCACCACATGTTTTCAGATCAGACGGAGAACGGTTTGTTGCCGGTTTATTTGCTGCCAGATATTCCTGTAATGATTCCTGCATATCCATCATAGACTGCAGAGGGTTTTTACCCGAAGTTAAAAGATGCGTATAAAGAGCGTGTGCTTTACGTACATCTTCTTGATTTACTAACGTTGAACATTCATTAAAATGTGCCATTCTTTTTCCTTAAATAAAAATAAGACGAACCAATCGTCTTATTATATCAAAATTATTTTTATGCTACTTGACGAAGTGATTTTTTCCAATCAACATTTGTTGATGCAGCTTCACCAATGAATACATAGTAATCGTTTGAGCTCCAAAGCGATCTGTCGTCAATAATATAAGGCTTTTTAGTATATGCATAAATTGTCCCAGAATTGTCCATTGCAATATATTTTGTATTTTCTGGTACATACATTTTTTTATTAAAATAATTTACTTCTTTTGTTACACTTTTATTACTGTCTAATTCGATATATTGACTATTTGCAATTGCTTCTTCTTCGGTCGCAAATACACGTTTATTATCAATTTCGTCTTCATAACCGATCATATAAAGCACTTTTAAGCTTCCTGATGCAGGATAAAGATCTTTATGATCGTATACATTTTCTTGACCGTTGGGCCATTTAACTACCAAATGGAGTCTAAATAAGGATGTATCGCGAACTTCAATAACAGTTCCAATAGTATCAATTGGATTATTATTAGCACCATTAACAAATTCTGATGTTTCTTTCAGTTTTACTTTATCGTTCAATTTAAATTTAAATGGTTTCATATCAAAATCTCTTTGTGTTAATCATGATTGCAATAATGCCAGTCTCATCTGAAATAGTTTTCAATTTAAATGGCATATCACCATAATACGTACAAACGTTAAATCCATTAATATCTTTATGAACAGGGATATAAGGATAATACTTTGAATTTTTGTATTGCGAATAACATTCAGGACCTTTTTTATCGAATCCATAGGTATCACAACAATTATTATAAAATTCTTTATTGTAATTCTGGTTATATTTTTCTAAATCAAAAATACCGATTTGACCAGAATCAACTAAACTATTATGCTTAGTTGGTTTAACATGCTTAAATGTTTTATGGATATTTTTCTGAGAAAACCGTTCATCGTCCTGGTAATCTTTATGAACCATAAACATCGAACTACAATGACGTAGTACACGGCCTTCATTAAAATGATTAATAGCATCAGAATCAAAGAAACTTGGCGCACTTTTTAATTGAAAAACATATGTAATAACATTAGCCATATCTTTTTCATTAAACGTTTTAATTTGTTCTTTGTAACGTTCAAGTATATTATCATAGTCAACATCAATATTATACTTGTCAAAAATACGTTTTATTTTTATTTTAGTTTCATTTTTATATTCTTCGATTTCTTCTAGTTGACGATTTGCATATTCAATAAAACGTAAATCGACTGGGAAGAAACCGCAGGCTTTCCAGTCACCAGGTTTAATGGACATTTCAGTCGAACACCATGTCCCTGGTTTATAACAGGGGTCTGTTAATAATACTCGTTCCGGTAAATTGACGAAATCAGACCAATCGGAAAATTGAGGGATAATTTTCATTACACTTTCCTTAATGTTTCACGAATATCAATATGAATAGTACAAGAACCTTCAGGTGCAATTTCTGAACATTCGCCATCTTTGCTTGACCAGAAAAATCCGAAAAATGGTTTTGTTTTAAATGATTTAATGCTTTTTGCTGGCGTAATGACCATATAATTATGGTCTTTTGGAATCATGAAAGTTTTGCTAAAATAAACAACTTCTTTCATAAATTCATCCGGTTGAATATGAAATTGGACATCTTTATGGACTAATTCTAAGTCTTCTTCATAATAGACATTAGAAATACCATGAGACCATTCAACCCGGTAAAGAATATGTCCAGTATCATCTAAATCAGTATACATAATCGTACCCACTTCATTTGGATTATATACGCTATCTAAACCGTAATAAATGGATTCTTTAGAAATTTTAACACTATCACCAATATTAAACATAATTACTCCAAAATATTTTTAGCCAGCTCACAATCATAATGTGTTAATCCGATAAGACCATTTACATTAACAAAATGATAATCCATTTCATAAACGTAATGTTGTATCGAATCTTCTATGACAACCCAGTGTTCTAAATTATGTTCATTGACATAATCCATTACATGATATCCACGTTGTCGTCCACCGCCTGTAGATGCTATTGTATCATATACTTCGATATTGAGCACTTCAGCAATTTCGGATTCACGGTTTTTATCCCTAGGATTTGCCCATGATGAAATCAGAACAACCTTCGCATTGGTATCTTCCAGTAATTTATGGAATCTAGCAAGCTCGTGTGTTCCGATATATCCAAATCTGCAATAAGTCGAAAGATCATCGTTAAAGCATGATCTTTGACTGTTTAACACTCCATCGATATCAAGAAAGATTACTTTCGATTTCGACAGAGCTTGGTCGTTTGAAGAATGCATGTGTGTTATCATCCTTAGCTTGTTCGAAGGTTGCTTTAAATTCAATTGTACCACGATAATCTAATGGTACACATTTCGGTAATGAACCATATACGGTTGATTTATTTTCGAGCTCTACAGTCATTTTAGAAGTTACACCGTAAAAATCTTCATAGGTTTTTACCCGGACAATAGTACCCTTTACAGTCTGTTTGCCCTCAGGAGCAATTCCTTTATCTTTTTTAGTTTCGGCATATAAATCATCAAACACTTTTTCAGAATATTCCTGGATTGCTTTCAGGATTTCCTTGTGTGTTCTTACCTCAACCATACAGACAGGAGTATTTGAAACGGTCCATTTTTTATATGGTGTTTTAGTTTCGATATAAGAATTTCCTAACAATGAAATATACATTTCTTCTGTCAGACGAAGTTTCCAAAATCCATGTTCAAACGTATAATCAGGTTTTTCCATATCATCCCATTCGTCAGTAACAGGTAGATATTGACCACCGCCATATTCATCAATTGAACCGGTACGAGGATGTTCCCAAAGGTAACCATCGAACGGAGCATGCAGACGACCGTCCTTACCTTCAGTAGGTTGTACCGTTCTTATACCTAAATCTTTTTGCAGTTTTGAATTCATCATCCAACCGGCATTAAGCTCTTCAGCTCGTGCAATGATACGTTGACGATGTTCTATGTATGCTTTTTTACGTGCTTCGATTAAACTATTAATAAGTTCGTTAAACATAAATCCTCCAGTTAATAAAACAAGTCGGAATAATATTAACACATCATTCCGACCATGTACACTAATCTTTTAAATAACACAACATAAACATCAAGGCATATCGTGGATTTTCGTGCTCATAAGTCACATCAGCGAATTCGCCAATACTACATCCTGCTGACCACATACCGTTTTTATAAATTAAAGAAATCTTATATTCTTCTTGCAGTTGGTACACAATTTTTTCATGGTTTTCAACGCCATTAAATTCGTACCGGTTATGACCATCTCCCCAACTAACCGCATTGGATCCATTCGACTGACAAGTATTGATATCTTCATAATCAATAAATTTTTTAACAAATTCAAGATTCAGGTTAAAATATTTGGACATTTTAATCTCCTAATAAAAAGTTCAAAACAATCATAACATAACATTCTTGGGTTGTAAACCATTAAAACTAAAAAGGAACCCGAAGGTTCCTTAAATGTATGGCTCAGAGATTTCACGATCATCTCTAACTATCTCATCTTCAATGAGTTCACCAGACCAGTAGTCGTCTAATGCTTCTTGTTCAGATTCTGCTTCAACCAGATAAGTCTGATATCCGCGTACATAACCTGAAAATGGGACGGTTACTTTATACTTCATATAATGGTACCACCTGTTCGACTTCGGAAAAGTCTTCAATTTGACCGTAAAAATCCAAAGCTGAAGTAGCTTTGATATAATATTCACCTGAAGATGTTTGGACTTCATAAAGATAAGGTTGACGAACTTCAGGTTCTTCTTTGACCATTTTCATAATTTTATCCACAACATGATCATTAATTTCACGGGATAGCTCGATTGCCGCGAATTGATCTGGAGTAGCGAAATGCCATTGAGCTGTACTGTTGGTGTGTGCACAATTGAAAGGACTTTTATCTGTAATACAATATTGAATTTCACCATGTTCATCAATAACATGCACTAAACTATCCTTAGTAAGGGATAATACTGGATAAAATTTTCCGGTGATAAATCGTCCTGGTTTAGATAATTCGGTTCCTTTATCTAAATAAATGTAAGTTTCTTCAAACTCGTTTTCGGTTAAAATCCAGTAATAGCCTAGGACTGCACATTTATACATACCATACTTAGTGGAAAAAATAATAAACACATTATTACCTTCGTCGTCTGTAATTGTTCCACTACTAACACTTTTAGGATCAGTTTTTATCGTAGGACCTTTTACTTCATACTTTTTATACGGAGTAAATTTATACCGTGGATTTTTTACTTCTGTTGCATAAACATAATACATGTGTCACCTTTTAATTAAATTAACTATCGTCCAAAAAGCATAAAATTCTGCTTCATCACCTAAATCATCATCAATAATATATTTTCCATTGGTTAATGATTTAACTTTGTATGGTTTCCCGGGAGTAAATCTTGTTGTATCACTAATTTTATCGTTGTATTCCTTAAACATTACAAATTCATTTTCATAAAAGTCTTTAGTAAGTTTCCAAAAACCATTTAAAATTGAACATTTAACAGAATTTTTAATTAAACTAAAATTAACTCGATGTGTCTGACCACCACTATCCATAATCAGACCTGTACCTTCATCAGAAACAAACACAACATCATCTAATTTATATTTTTTAAAAGCTCGAAAATTAAATTGGCTTTCACTGACATCTTCAGTGTAAACATAATACATATGTCACCTTATATAATTCGTATATCTTAATTGAGCTTGTAAACCCTGGACTATATTATTCTTCATATATTCTTGGATTTCTTCTTTTGTTGCACCATCTTTTAAAATCATTTCATTTATATCTTTTGAAGACCATGGACTTTTATCCCACATAACAACTCGTTCACCTTGGTCAATCAACTTTTTCAATCGTTGAACCGTGTCAGGATGTCGAGGTTCATGATCAAGTGCCCACACTCTTGTGCTTGGAAATGGTACAACAGATAATGCTAAGTTACCACCGGTTATCGCGCATGCATTATCAATAAACAACGAATCTATTGGACCTTCCAAAAAATAAACCGTTTTGTTTGGGTCAACCGTATCTTGACCATAAATCTTGGTACTATCGGGACAGGCCTTTATTGTTATATATTTCTGTGCAGCATCTTTTCTTAATGCTCTTCCCTGGAAACTTTCTATCTCACCGTCTTTATTAAAAATAGGAATAACTAAACGATATTCCTTTCGAGGTTTCTTATAAGTATCAGGATTAACACTATTACATAATGCTTGCCAATCTGCCGTGAACCATAACCGATTTAATTTATCTGTCGGGATAGCCCTTGATTTTGTATATTTTAAAATTGGATGATTGTCCGGTAATGTGTCAAGTCTCTGACAAAAATTTAATTTTTCAATTATCTTTTTTTCTTTTACTACTTTTGGTTCGTCTCGTTTGACAAATCTTGTATCAAAAGATTTTTCTTTACGACGGTCCATTAATAAATTTGGCCACATTTCAGGATGATAAGTTTTCATGAAATTTTCAAAAGTATTGCTATAACAACCACCATTAAAACATTTCACCCATAATTTACCATCACCTAAATCTGAAATCCAAAACCGATGTTTCATCGGGTCAGTTGCCGAGTCTCCACATATTGGGCACCTGCAATTTAATTTAAATGGTGATTGAGAAACCTTCCGATAATGCTGTTCAAACTGTATAACTCTTTCCGCATATTCCTGGTCAACCCAATAACTCATGCTTCCTCCAGAATGGGCCGAAGCCCATTAATTAAAAATCAGGATGTTCGTCAAATCCTTCAAACTCATCTAATACACATGGCATAATTTATCTTCCTTTATTAGTTAAAACCCGTCGAACTCATCTAAGATCATACTTTATCGTCCTTTTTCTTTTTGCGCTTGCCCATTACATCAGGACCTTTATTTGTAATGGCACCTGATGTTTCACCTGAAGCGATAGCCGTAGAATCTCCTGAGGAGTCCCCTGCGACCATTTCTTCAAAGAGTGGTAATGCATCAAAGATTTCTTTTTCGTGCTCGTTAAGGCCATACCGGGAAGCCACAGCAGACCATGATGTTGCCATGGTAGCCATTGTATTCAAACCGGGAACCGTATTCATAATACGTTTCATTGCTCTTATACTAGCATGGAACGGTGTATAAGCTTTCTTTTCTTCTTGTGTTTTTGGTAGTTTTATCAGATTACCCTTATCATCAATAATGGAGTGTTTATATGCACTCCATTCACTGAAAGGTTTTTGCATTAACCTGATGAATTTAACCGCATACACTGTATCGGCAATTCTTGGAATCATAAAATAATATCCTTAACCATATCGTCAATTTTTGACCGCTTACTGGAAGTAGTTTGCGTTCTAACGTTATTTACCAAGTCTTCGTCCTGATTCTTGGTTTCTTCTGTCTCTGTCCAACGTTGGTTACCTTTGCTGACCGCGAGATTAAATTTATTATAACATGATTTATCGCCATAACGAGATTTAATCTGTTTGATCATTTGCATACCCAGGTCAATTAATTCATCAGTTTCGACGACTGCCAACATAAAGTCTGCTGTTGCCGGGAGACCTGCGGACTCTGCTACGTCTTCCATATTAATATCTGATGCTGACCATGAACCGCGACCGGTTTGTGCTGCAGACCATAAAATAGTCCCTGTTTCGACTGCCAGACCACGAAGTTCCTCAGCAATTGATTTCACTAAGGTATAACTATTTTCCGTAAATTTAATTCTTGATGAACGACAAATACCAAGGTAGTCAACAATAATAACATCAGGAACGAAATTATGTTTTAACTTATATTCTGCCAGCAATGCCCGGAATGTATTTGCATCCGCACCACCAGTTGGATATTGTTTAAACTTCAAACGGCCCATTGTGTTTGTCGAACGGAGTTTTTCCATTCGTGCTTTATATTCTTCGTAACTGATATTACCATTATCGATATCATCTAACGAGACATCAATTAAGTTAGCATCAATACGTTTCGCACATACTTCTTCGGCCATTTCCATACTGATATAAAGAACGTTATTACCAGTCTGAAGATAATCCGCCGCAAGAGAACATAACCCGAGTGATTTACCTACGTTAACACCAGCCATCAGGATGTTTAAGGTTCCTCGTTCGGCACCACCTTTTGTAATCCGGTTTAAAATACCTAGTTTAAATGGAATTTTGTTTGCTTTTGTCTGATACAATAACCAGCGTTTTTCGTAGTCATCAAAATAATCATGACCTAAGTCTGAATCAAAACAAATTGATAACGCTTCTTGCAGAATTTCCGGAATAGCACCCTTATCCGGGATTCGTTTGTCTTGTTTATCACGTTCTAATGCTGCATTGCTTTGAATCTCGATACTTCTTGACATCGCATTATAAAGCGCAACGTCTTGAACATGTTTTTCTGTTGTCTTAACCAACCATTCGAGATCTTCGGGAGTATTAGATAATTTGGATAAAACTTCCTGGGAGCCCTTATATTCGGCTTCGCCCATTGAGCTATTTTCAAGGGCAATATTCAGAGCATTAACAGATGGAACAGAATGGAATTCTTCGACGTGGTTTTTAATTAGTTTGAAAACGTTTTTACTCGGACCTTCAAAGTATTCACCCTTTAGATAGGGCCATACTTTAATAAAATATTGCTGATTATAAAGCAATTGAGAAAGAATTGTATTTACCAAAATAACCTCTGTAAAAATGACTTAGGTTTAAACTGTTCGATTTGTGCTTTTATACAATTTTCAATATGGGGAATTAATACATCACGAGGAATATCTGATAATGTACTAAAAGTAAATTCTACTTTTCCGTTATTGATATCTAATGATTGAATATATACAAGATGAGGTTCATCATCAATGATAATAACCATTTCCTGTAAGACATCATCCATCGCTTCTTTTATAATACCAAGGGATTTATCAAATACAGATTTATCGCTTATGTTATTTTCTTTAGCGGGAGTTTCATCAAATTTGTCAAGCTCTAATAATTCTTCTTCTGTTAATTCCATTAATACTCCAAAGCCCGGTTTCCCGGGCTATTATTAAATTTCGTCTTCAAGTTTTACCGGAGGAATTCCACCTTCGAGATCATTGAAAACGTGTTCTTCAACCTTCATTGATAATAAATCATCAATGTCTTTTTGCACTTCTTCGTCATGGACCATTTGACCTAATTGATAAAGACTACGAATAGCTTCACGGAATGGTTCATGCTTAATGAGTGGTGCCCAGAATTCTTTACATCTTGTGTCTTTTGCTCGCCAGTTCTTATCTTCAGTAACCATTTCACCGGTTTCTTTATTCAAGAACGCTTGAACATACCAACCATTCTTTGGTTTGACCACAAAGCCCGTTTCCAGACCAATATCCAGTAAACCTGAATAAGGGTCGATACCACCATCAAATGTGACATCAATAAAGAATTTTGATTTTTCTTTGACAGTACGAGATTTTTCAGCATTAAGAACAAACTGCCAGCCCTGAAGCTCAGTACCGTCTTTAATCTGTCGACGACCGATAATATAAACGTTATCCGCCGAATACATAACACCTGTTCCGCCGGTCATGACCGTTTTACTGAACATTTCAATCGTTTCGATTGTATGGTTAACCGCGACACATGGAATATCTTTTAATGTGAAGTAAGGTGTTGCCATACGGAATAATGATTTCAATTGTTTAGCTCGCGTCATATCCGCAACTGATTTTTCATTCAACGCATCTTCAACTTCTTTTTTCGATGCCGTGTTACCGATTGAGTCAATGAATACAATCACTCGTTCACCCCGTTCAATAGCTTCCAACTGATTAATCATGTCGATTTTCAGTTCTTCAACGTTTTTAATAGGAGTGTGCACAACACGGTCAGGATCAACGCCCATGGATTTCAGGTAAGCATTAGTAATACCAAATTCTGAATCATAGAATAAACAAATGGCATCAGGGTATGCGTTCATATAGGCTGCAACCAGAGTCAAACCCATATTGGATTTAAAGTGCTTACTTGGTCCAGCCAGAACGGTCATACCCGATTGAAGTCCACCATTAATAATACCAGACAACGCAATATTCAGAATAGGAATTTTGGTACGTACTACAGATTTTTCATTAAATAATTTTGATTCGCTTAATACAGAAGTCATTTTGTTGGTTGATGCTTTGATTAAGCGAGTTCTTAAGTCTGACATTTTTGTTCCTTTAAAAATGACAAACATAATATAAACTTCAAATCACATTACAATTACAGGTATTTTTTCCAATCAATATCATTGACAGAAACTAATTTATTATTTTCATCATGGTTTAATATCTGAATACTTTCGATGTTAAATCGATTATATTCAGTATCAAATGAAGAAATAATGCCGTTGAAATCATCTTTCGGAAGAGTTATCAAATCATCTTCGAAATCGACTTCAATTTTATTACGAGTCAATCCAAACACACGAACACAATGTTCACGACATAACCGACGAAAATCATCGCGATATGTTTCAATTACTTCTAAATCTGCATCTGTTTTTGCTCGCCAATTGCCATAAACAATATTACTTAAATGTCCGCGGTCTAATACGTACACTTTATTTTTATCAAGATATTTTAACATCGTTTCGAAACATGCAACTTCGTTTCTTGATTCGATGGTAAATCTTCCGTCTTCTGTACGCTTAGGAAAATTGATCTTAACAAAACGACTGTCTTCATAACAGATACGTTCAATCAAAGATGTTTTGCCTGCGTTATCGGGACCTTCAACTAATAAAATATTCATTCGTTAACTTTAGCTTTTAAGTCTTCAATAATTTTGGTTGTGTTTTTAATATTTTCAAGACGTCCAGGTTCACCAGTAATGATTTTCCATACTGAAATTACAGTCGCATAAACCATAAAGAAAATAAAAGCAACTGTAATTAAAACTAAACCCAGTACACTCGCAAATAAATTGATAAACACATTTTTAAAATAATTAATTACTTTCATTTTTTACCCTTTTGACAGTATTTTGTTAATTTATTGACGTCCCAATCACGGACTTTTGAATAATCACCAGTAATATACGCTTCTTCCATCCAAATGCGATATGTAATCTGTGCTTTTTGATTACAGGTTAAAGACGCTTGCTTCATTTCGGCTTCACGTTTTTCTTGTTCACGCCATTTTTCGGATTCAGCTTCGTAAAATGCATTACGTTGACCATTGATCTGATCAATATATGCTTGCTCACTTTTAGTGAGTTTTCGCTCATTGCGAGCACCAGAAGTACGGAAATATGCAGGACCGTTTGAGGTGGCTTTAAGCTCCCCGGTGGTCTGATTGTTATGAATCCGCTGTACATAATCCTGATAAGACTGACAGCCAGACAGTGTGGTTAATGACAAAACGATTAATGCAATTTTTAAATGTTTCATAATATTCTCCTCAGTTGCAGTCATTATACATCAACTGAGGAGAAAGCATAATTAAATATCAAAAAAATCTTCTAAAGATGCTTTTTTCTCGTAGTCCAATTTTGCCGCATCAGAATATACGGAAAGAGGTTTAACGAATGTTTTATTGAACAGCTCTTTGTAATCAAGATGATGTAAAACCTGCTCGCGTAGTTCAGCCACGATTTCTGTACCGGACGGCCATGCAAAACATTTCTCATCAAAAGGGTTTTGATCTTTTAACGGAACCATCATGATCTTAGAACCTTCCTGAATAGGTGTAACGCCAGGAATATTCTTAGTTGCTCGGTTATATGCCAAGACACCTTTAATATGATAAGGGCAGCCTTTTTCCGGATAACCTGCAGCATCAGCATATTTTAACAGATTATTCGCACTCGAAACACCCGCGATTTTCTTATAATCTTGTTTACGGAATTCAGCTTCAAATTCCTTAAAATATTCCTGTAAAGATGCTTCCCCTTCCTGAAGAATACGTCTGATACTTTCTTTTAACGCAATCTGACAGCTTTTTGGTGTACTGGATTTCTGAGTTTCCAGACCCATGATTTTAAGTTTAGGTTCATCATATCTTGTACCTTCCATGTCCCATACGTTCAGGGCATATCGTTTTTTTGCCGTCCAGAAACCACCTACACCTTTCGAACCCAACGGAGGACCCGAAATTGCTTCTCGGTCCATAAACATCAAGTGTTCACGGTTGTTCATGTACTCTTTCAGTTCTTGATAAGCCTTATCAATTGCAGGTTCCATCTTCTCTTCAGCGAATTTAGATAAGAAATCAACTAATTTCTGGGTATCACCATTAAATTTATGTTCAATCCGAGAAACTAGTTCATCAACACAAACATAAACGGAGTCTGTATCGCCCGCAACAACATAAGCTTTGTTTTCGGTTTTAAGGGTATCGTTTAAATATTCGTTAATCTTACGTTCAATCCACTGAATAGCCAATTGACCGAACATTGTGATAGCCGAGGCATTTCGCAAATCATAATAACGGAACCAGATATTACCTAATGCACCATAACATGAGTTGATCAAAAGCTTACGGTTAATCTGTGCAGTGTTTGACGCAACAATAGACATTTCACATAATTCTTCCAATAATTTAATATCGGTTTTAGATGCCTGCTTTAAGAGCTCTGTATCAGCCTGTGTGAAATCTTTTTTCATATCAAAGGTGTTTACATCAATCTCAACCCCGGAGTCCTTAGCGTTGTGCATAAGACCTTTTAAGAGCTCAAGGTTTCGTTGTCCTGCAAGCATATATTTTTTGTGTTCTTTACGTTGCTCGAATACTTTCTTAACTTCGGCAGGAATGATACCTTCAATGTCTTTTCGGAACATCCAGCCATTTGGTGAACAGCTATATTCATCTGATGGTCGTGGTGCAGTCTTATCGATATAATTACATAACGGCGAAACCGGGAACGAACCAACAATTGTTTCTGGACTAATATTAATCTGTCTGATAATACTTGGATAAAGTGAAGTTAAGTCAAAACTTAAAATCCATTTATAAAAGTTTGGTACAGGTTCTTTAACATACGCGCCAGGAAACGATTGTCTGATATGGCTTTTCTGTTGTGGAATAACCAGTTTTTTATCTTTCAGTGAGTTAAAAATAATTGCGTCCCAGGTTTTAATAGGACTAAACACTGATTGAATCTGCATCTTTGAATAATAACCAATGGACAACGATAGTTCAATAAACTGGCGCTTTTTATCAATCTGTTGGACACTGTGAACGTCGACAATGTTATAACTGATATATCGGTTATGGTTCGTTTCTCTTAATTTATTAATTGGACCATCATATTTCAATTTACCTTCACCGGTTTCATATTCTGCCACATAGTCAAGGTTATAGGTTGGTTGGTTGGTAAAACTGAATTTTTTATATAATTCCAGATAATCAAGCATCGACACACCAAGAATACTATAAATGGTTTGTTCACCATAAATTGTAGAAACGGTTTTTGCATTGATTTTATTACAAGGACTCATTTTCTTGACGACACGTTCACCGAGTACATTAGTGATACGGTTAATCAGATATGGTACATCAAACCCGTCAATATTCCAACCAGTAAAAATAACCGGCGGTTTTTCTTGCCATAACCGAACATATTCAAGAAGCATTTCAATTTCGGTTTCAAATGACATATAAACTACTTTGTCAAGAATTTCCTGTTTGACTTCGTCACCACCTTCGGATTCTGGTTTTGCTGCCAGGTTCGGACACCATTTTGATACACGACCATAAGCAGAATTCAGAAGATCAAAAACATAATACTTATCATCAACCGAATCATAATGAGTGATAGCATCAATTTCATAAATTGCATGGGAAGGTTCAGGGAAGGTTTCACCTGTAACTTCGATGTCACAGTTAGCAACACGAATCAGTTTACGGTTATATACAATTTCAGAACCGTACATATCGCTGAGGTAGGCTAATTTAAAATCGTCCATACCCATCGCAGGTTGACCAATATCACCCATGCGCTTAATCCAATCTTTTGCTTCACGCATGTTTTCGAAATCACGTTTTGTACAGAATTTACCATAGATATCTTTATATCTCGTTTCCATTCCAGGTTTTGCATGACAAAACAAAGAAGGTTGATAATTAACCGTACGTGTTTTCTCAATACCGTTTTCATCAATATAACGTTCAAAAATGGTGTTGCCAAATTGTTCGACGTTCAAATAAAATTCTTTCATTTAGTTTTAATTCCGAGTTATTAGAATATTAAAAAAGGACCCGAAGGTCCCTAGATTAGTTACCAATTTTATACTTATGAACCAATGTCCAGTCTTTTTTCTGTTGGAAAGAAATGACACGGAAATTATGTTCGTCTGTAATGATAACATCAGATAAAATATCGCATAATCCCCAATCTTCGAGCAGACCTGCAATATTATTTCGGCGCTGAATATCTTCATCGGTGATATTCACAATTCGACCGTCCAGTTTTAAAAGTTCTTTAAAATGAACGATAAAATACTTACCTTGTTTTTGTAAAATGTGACAACTTTGATATATTACTTTCTTTGTATTATTTGCAATTCCAATTCGAGTTAAAGTTTCACGAATTTTAAGAAAATCATCAGGAGTATTTAATTTAATTTCAATCATAATTACCATCCTCAATATATGGTCTTATTTTAATTTAATATCATTAGTAATTTCAATATAAATTGAATTATCTTTTTCGATTACTTTATAACCTTGGGCTTTCAACGAATTAATAACTTGACTTTTATTTTCAACAGAATAAACTCGACCATTCATTGAGGGCACACCAAACTCAATTACTTTAACCATAATTACCATGCCTTTATTGTTTTTATAACTTTAGTCTGTTCAGTTTTATTTTTCACATTCAATCGGACAAATTCATCCGTTGCTATGACTTTCAATTTTGATAATTCTTTATCTAATATATTTTTTCGTTGCATTATATCTTTATACATCTCAGCGTCTTTCATATTAATTTTATAATATGTTGACAGTAAGCATAATATAATGTGGTCAACAGGGTCTTCAGTAAATTTAGCCCATTTACCATAACGCTTGCCCTTTGAGACTGCATGCATATAATACCGAAAATGTGATTGCTCGCTCAATTCCGAACCAATAAGATTCATACGGTACACCGGGATAATACAGTCAATGTGCTGACTTAGTGCATTATCAATCCAGTGTTTTGAATATTCTTCTAATTGTTCTTGTGTTATATCTTTTTTATTGACCGTAATGGAATCCATTATTGAAAATAACACATTTTCTTTATCTTCTTTAAAAGTATCGGCTAATTGTTGTACTTTGTCCCAGTCTTTACTGTACCAGGCAATTTCGTGTTCATTTAACTGAACTTCGTCTTCGTCATCAAAGAAATCATCAAGCATTCCATACCATCTCCACTGCAAGGGAAGCAAATGCATGCATCAAATGTAATTCCATATTGGCGGCGAGACCATAAAATTTATTGTTCTCACCCAGAATTTCATACATCGCAATAACACTAGCAGGTTTCAGTAACGGATATAATTCATCTGCTAGTTGTTTAATGAAATGTTGATAATCTGGTGCATATTTGATAGCCAGTTTACGGAGTTCTTTCACATTCTTTGCATGAATCGCGTCGATAACATCTTTAATACTACCACGAGATTCTGTAATTGCAGATAAAATGCCTAAGTCAATAACACCGTCACGAGATGAATAGATATCGAGCTCGTTAACAGTTTTACGGAAATCCGGAAAATTCTGTTTAACCAACTGTGCAATTACTTTACGGTCTTTGATTTCGATGTTTTCTAATTCGCAAATCTTCTCACAACGGAGAATCATCTGCTTCATCATTTCCAGTTTATCAGTATCGTTTGGTGAACCGAATTTGATTACACGTGCACGTGACTGTAACGGAGTGATGATGCCTTCTAAATTGTTCGCTGTAATAATAACAGAACAGTTTTTAGAGTGGGCTTCCATGAATGAACGAAGATGTCGTTGTGCATCACCTAACCCGGCGCGGTCAAACTCATCAATAATAATTACTTTGTGCTTACCTTCGAACGAACCTGCAGTTGCAAATGATTCCATCGGACCACGAATAAAATCAATTCGACAGTCAGAACCTTTTACAAACATATATTCAGAATTCGATTCACGTGCAAGCGCATAAGCGATCGTAGTTTTACCGGTACCCGGACTATTTGATTGCAGAATTAAATGGGGCAATTTCTTGCCCGGTTTAATCAGATTAAGGAAAATTTGTTTATCAATCGTTGGCAAAATACATTCCTCAATAGTCTGAGGACGGTATTTTTGTTCAAACATATGTTCTTCACTATTCACAGAAATCATAATTTCCCCTTAAAACGTGCTTGTTGACTTAGCTTCTAATGCAATTACATAAAAGAATTTTTCTGCAGTAAATTTAACTGCTGGTTTTGTCAGATCAACTTTATAATCTGCAGTCAGTAATTTCATGCTCTGCATATTAATCAGGAAATTAAAATCGTCTGTACCTTCCCAATCACCAACTTCGAGAGAATATAATACGTTTGCCAGATTTTCATCTGCACCCTGATTATAACCATTGATCACAATTTTATTATTTTTATTTGTGATTGCGATTGTATCAATTGCCATTGCTCGGGAAACACGCTGAATCTGTTGCAGATCTTCGGCGGTCAGATTAAACGACACTAAGCTGTCATCAAATGACTGGGCATTAATACGTTTTTTCGGTTGTACAATTGTGGTTTCATCTGCAGAACGATAAAAAACACGAGTTTTGCCATTCTTAATAGTAATTGTACTTGTTGATGCATCATGATCAACTTCAGGCTCGTCACCAACTAAAGATAATACGGACAGAAAACCGTTTAAATCATAAATACCCATATCAGAATCAATCACATCATCAATTGTCGATTCAGCATAGATATTTTTACCCATTGAACGAGTCATAATAAAAGAACCTTCTTTTAATACGATTCCTGGGTTAATAGAGCTAAAGTTTTTTAAAATTGCTAACGTGTCTTTACTAAATTTCATTATATTATTCCATTGTTTGGGCTACGACAAACCCGGCTTCAATTAACATTACATTTGTATCGATTTGGTATTTTTCTTCTAATACCTTAACATCATCAATTATAATATAGTTTGCACCATTGCGAATTGCATCTTCTCGATGTTTAATCATCATTTCCCGATGCAATTTAATAGTTTCGTTATCAAGTTTTTTATATAGTTCAAATCGTTCTTTTTGAGGTAATAATTTAAAAGATGATTTAACATCGTCTGATACCTGCATTGACCAGGCTTTTCTGATATTAGTTAAAAAGTCGTTTGAATTTAAATCACGAACACTAATCATAAATTTCCTCTAGGAACCAAATATCATGTCGGCCAGACATTATTTTTTGTAACTTATCTGGCTCGTCTCCAAATGCTTGTTCTAAATCAAACTCAGTAACAAGTTTGGTATCTGTATTAATACTGTTACTGAGAATGTATTTTTTAATTTCGGGATAAACTCTGGCTTCATCCAGGAACATTTATTTTACTTGCCAGTTCAGTTGCAAGGTTGTCAATCTTTTCAGCCATTTCCTGTAAAGATTTTACATCAGATTCACGAATATCCAACACAAACATTTTCTTTACCATCTGACTCAGTTGTGGATAATAACCCACAACTGAAAGATATTCGTTTCCTGATTCTTCTGCAATACGTTTTTCATTCAGAATGAATTGATATTTGTCTGCAGTGACAACATATTTTCCAAGATCAATCTTCATTATCTACCCTTACGCTAAAGCGTCCAACTTTCTTCATAATAATATGCTGACCGTAATCCTCTGGATTGTGATCACCGTGAGATATAATAAAAATATTCTGTTCAGTCATTTCAGACAGAATTTTATTAATACCTTTAATTGCTTCAACATCACATGGACCATCAAATATTTCATCAAGAAACATTGTGGATATTTTAACACCAGAAACCTTTGATGCAATATCACGCCAAGTAAAAAGGAGTGCGATATCAATACGTGCTTTTTCACCCTGAGAAAATGAATAATAACTAAAACTTTCACGCCCGCGTGATTTAATAGTTTCGTTAAATTCTTCATCAAGAGTGAACAAATAATCACCACCGAGTAATTTCAAATAATGGTTAATTTGTTTATTAAACAACGGAACATATTTTGAAATAATGGCGCCTTTAATACCAGAGTCCTTTAACATATCAGTTAAAAACCCACGTTGATATTTTTCCATTAATAGGTCTGACTTCTCTTTAACAATAACGTTAATATCTTTTTGCAGATCAACAATTTTGTCAGAGTTATCAATTTTTTCTTGGGAAGCATTCTCAATCAAAGTATTGATGCGTTTTGCTTGCTCAACAGTCTTAATCAGAGTCTGAGTAGTCGAAGCAATTTCCTGTTTGATACGGTTATACTCAGCTACCACTCGATTGTATTCTTGTACCTCGGATTTAAGGCTCGTAGAAGTCTCTGTAAGGAGTTTTAATCCTTTACTGAGCTTACCTATCTTGTCATTAATAGAATCAACCTGGGACTTGTCAGAGAGCTCTTGACGACACGTCGGACACGCACCACCATGATCATATAATTTTACCACTTTTTCAAGGGTACTTTGTTCGGTGTTTATTTTTGTTATCTTTGAGGCAATTTCCTGATACTTCGGAGAAGGATCATCACCAATAACAATCTGGTCCAATTGTGCAGTCAATTCCGCAATTTTTTGCTTAGTAGCCTTGGCCTCTTCTACCTGTTGATTATACAGGTCACGATAACGACTGATATTATCATCACTCATTTTCTTCTGGTTTTCGGCGAATTCTTCTTGAGCTTTTAATTGGGCATCCAAACCTTCTTTTTTAACATCAACAATAGAAACCTTTTGATTGATTTCTCTTATCTCTGTTTTATTCAATTTGTCCATGACTGCAAGGACGTTTGTTTTTAAAAGGTCTTCGACGAGAGTACGGCGGTCAGCAGGTTTTAATTGCATGAACGGTGTATAACCAGCAGTTCCCAATACGACGGTTGATTTAAATGACTGCATGTTCATTCCGATCATTTGTTCAAACCGATCTTGGAAATCTTTTACTGACGCGTCTTCATCGATGGATTGATTATTCTTTTTCACCTCAAAAATATTTGGCTTCTGACCACGTTTGATATAATAACTATCTTTACCGTAATTGAACCATAATTCAACTAGCATGTCTTTTTTATTGATAGAGTTAATCAACATTCCCTTTTTAATATCACGGAATGGTTTACCAAATAATGCAAAACAAATGGCTTCGAGCATGGTTGATTTACCTGCACCATTTGTTCCGGTGATTAATGTTTTGTGGTGAGCGTCAAGATCAATTTCAACCGGGGTTGCCCCGATTGAAAGAATATTCTTGTACTTAATTTTATTCAGTTTAAACGCTTTCAATTTTCGGCCTCGAGTTTTAATCTTACTGCAAATTGATAAATCGTTTCTCTTTCATCATCAGTTAAACCATCAATTGCATAGATATAGTCTTTAATCAAATCATCTAGAGTTTGAATAGGTTCATCTTCACCATCAGATTCAAATTCCGGACTATCATTATTACAAGCAATTACGCGAAGCGAATGAACAACACGTTCAAGGTTACTTTCAAACTCAGTTAATTTATCATCGACTTTATCAACAATTAAACGAACAGCGATATTTTTATAATCTTTGAAATCGATTTCACTCGGATAATGAACTTTCTGATGCCACATCGTTTTGTTCTGAACAAATTCAGTTTTACGTGTTTTAGTATCAAAAATCCATACACCACGGGGGTCGTTTTCATCACCAGCTGTAATTGAATATGGTGTGCCGATATATTTGACGTTACCTGCTTCGGAGATAGTATGGAAATGACCAGAATAAACCTGTTTGTATTTTTTAAGGAAATCAGGTTCAATACCGTGAGATTTTAATCCTTTATAAAAATAAAAACCGTTGAGCTCCCAGTGACCAATACAAATATCTGCTGGAGATGTTTTAACGTGATTTAAGATTTCTTCCGTATTTTCCTGACACATCCATGGAATAATGTCAATCAGACAACCGTCAAAATCCATCATGGTTGGTTTGTCAATAACAGTGATATTATCATGTTGAGTTAATAACTCAGTTGCTGAGTTAGGATGGATTTTATTTTTGAAGTGCATATCATGGTTGCCAACGAGGGTAATCAACTCAATACCGGCTTCTTTGAACATACCAACGATTTCACGGCTGAATTCCATAGCTACGTGTGTGACGGCTTTACGAACATCAAACCAGTCGCCAAACTGAATACCTTTTTTAATCTTATGCTTTTTACAATAAGCAATTATTTGTTTTGCTGAATCTCGTTGGATATTTTGAATCCAAGGATCATCCTGGGAAACCCCATAATGGAGGTCACCCATGAATAGAATTTTCATAATTAATTCTCGTTGACAAATTTTGTTAACAGACGTTTGATTCTTTCTTCATTAGTTTTAATAAAATCGTTTGCTGATTCATCGGCGTAATGAATATCATAATTTCCTAGTGTGTTATCTTCAAAAACACTAGCACAAATAGTTAACTTATCATAAAATCCGTTAAGCGTGAAAAAATATCTTAATTCGTACAGATCATAATTATAACAGTGACCGTTGTTATAACCGAGAGCTGTTACTATAGAAAACGTATCATCTAATTCAACTGGATAAATACCGATTAATTTAATAATACCAATTATAGGTTTCATAATTATCCTTAACGAACAAGGGCGCTAAATTTTTCGTTAATTGCATCTTTATGGATTTCAAAAATTTCTTGTTCTGCAGCCGTATCAGTAATAATACGAAGAACTGGTTTTTGAATACCACGTTTCTTAGTATAAATTTCAAATGGTAAATTAACACCAATTGAAGACAGAAACATTCGAAGATCAGTAAAATCCGGTTTAATTAATTGACAATGATATGTACTACGCATATCCTGAACAACCGTATATTCGAATGTTGCTTTACGATTATCGCAAGGACCAACCTTTGCGATAAGTTTATAATCATCTAAATTAATCATAATTGCCACCACTTTTTAATATTCCATGAATTGGATTTCACCAATTCATTTTTATGAAAGAAGAATCGGTTCACAAAATCAATACACTCAGAATTTGAAACTGGTGGGTTATACTCAATATCTTTTGCACACGACCTACCAGTTTTAATATAAACTCGACCATTAAATTCAAATAAACTATCTGTTTTCAAGTTTCTGAATTTAATCGTTTCCATCAGAATTGCCACCACTTTTTAATGCGATCACTATCACACTCAACGACTTCTTTACCTTCGAACAAGAAATCAATAAGTGTGGAAGATTTTTGTGAAACAATTTTTGCTTTGTTCTTTTCAGTTTTGATATAGAAATCACCACCAAAATCGAACATGCTATTAATTTTCAGTTTCTTGAACGGTGCCTTGATGATCATCGATAATTCCTTGGATAGTTTCTCGGGAAGTTCTCCAACATAAATCTAAAATGTCTTCGGAGACTTGCTGTTTATAAATGGTACGAAGCTTGCTTAATGTGTACTTAAACATATCTTTGTTACCGGTCAATAATGCTTCTTCATATTGCTTTTTCAGCCGACGAAGTTCATGCCGATTTTTCTTCAAAATCTTATCAGTTTCCTGTTGAGCCTGAACCCTGATACCTTCATCAAACCGTGCTTTAATTTCTTCATCTGATAACGTAGCGAGATCAATTTCAGTCGGTGTAGGTGTATTCAAAATAATTTCCTTTAAATGTATAATTCAATGTACCCTTAGTAACAGTGATTTTAACATCATTTATTCTAAGCGGATTAATTTCGACCGGAATATTATACAATTCTTTCAGAATCAGCTTAACAAAGTAATATAAAACGGTATTGTCGTATTCATCGATAATTGGTGTTAGATCAAGTTTATTCATACAGGTAATCCAGGGTGGGGCCTTCGGGCTCTTCTTTTTTCTTATTTGCATTTGTTCTTGATACTTCATACGCAACCAGTTTATCGTAAATATCCTGAACAAAATCTTCATCAGCAATACGTGTCATATCTTCATCGTATTCATCATAAACGTTATGAACAAAATAGCTGTACTTAACTGCCATTTCTTTCTTTTCTTTTTTGATTCGTTGGATGAACGCATTAAAACATGCTTGAGTTATGTATGCATGAGGATTAAAATATTTCTTTTCATCAAAATTAATGAGACCTTTAATTGCAACTTCAATTCCGTCCCAATACATCTCTTCTTTCCAGGTAGGAGTATAACCAGAAAACTTATAATATTTTGTGAGACCTTCGGAAATACTCATAATAGCTTGACCAATTGAATCTGGAAGTTTTACTACTTCACCAGCTTCATAACATTTTTCTTTCCACTCACAAATTTGTTTGTATAATTCTTTATTGTCAACGTAATTATTATTTTCCATAATTGTTCCTTGATTTAATTAATTACATTATAACAACAAATAAAATAATGCAATTAAATTGGAACTAGTAGAATCTGGGCCAAAGGCCCAGAATTTCATTTTTTATTGTTTTATTATTAATATTATTATATATAAGGATTAAGTAATAGATTAGTAACCTAATGAAACTATTTTCTTTGATCTTCAATCCAGTCTTTAACTAGTTTTTGATCATCTTCATTATTGATATCTAATTTTCTACCTAGTTTCCTGAGCAAATACATATAACGATATTTTTCTTTATCAGTCATATTATATTGTTTTTGATAAGATTTTCTATTTCTTACCTGTTTTATTTTTGGTTCTTCGACCATATAGTTATATTTTATTTCAGCATTTTTGAAATAATTAGTCTTTATATAGTCAGCGAGTTTTTGATCTGGTACAAACAGATTTATTTTCGCGTTACTTTTATTTGATCTTATATTCGACCGAGCACATAATTGAAAAGCTGGTTCAAGATATTTCGATACGATATACGATTCTACTAATTCGTCCTCATCAAGCCCTACGGAGCACGCTAGCTCTTTTAAAACTGGTATCTGCCAAGGATTAGGGTTGAAGCTAAAAAGCACCACAACGTTCTTATAGGAGGTATATGAGTTAATCCCGTGAGGGTTATAAGGTACTTCCAAACCCTTACTAAAACGTGCTCGATATGAATTCCTCGTATAGATAAACGGTTCATTCCCTAATATATCCGAGATGATATTTTTTATCCGTGTATAATTACTGATACCGTTTATTTCTTTGTCTGCTTTATGTTTTGACCAATTGGTATCTGTCAGTACGTTTATAGTAATCCTGGATGTATTGCTATATTCGGTAAATAATAATCTTTTCTTTAACGGTGATTCGACAAATTCCCATCCATTAAAATGTTTTAGAACCTTACCTGTGAATGTATCTTTCAGGTTCGCACTTGCGATGGTTATCTTTTTAAATCCGGCCCAATCCTGAGAAGACGAATCATTAATAAAATAACAGGTCGCAGTTTTATCTGTCTTATTAATTTTAATCGGAATCTTTTGTAAAAGGGCTTTATACAAAGGCACCAACGATTTACAAATATCGTCTTGCTGATTAATTCCTTGGATAGCCATTTCTTCTATTTGTCGGGTACAGTCATTCCTCAGAACCAAATCTGATAAACCGTCTTTAACGGGAAGACAATACTCTAAAACCGAATTTAAATTATGACCGAAATTATACTTATTGAACGTGACCAGTTCAGGGACTTCGTCGATATATAAACACACATCGCCAAAATGAGAAAAATCCGTTAAATTAATCAATGCCGAATGTGTAATGAACATAACATTATAATTCTTCGTATCAATGATTGCTTCATTAACGGATTTTGAACCATATTTGTTATCTGAATCAATGAGGATAGCTTTTTCACCACCCGCATTGATATAGAAGTCATATGATTGTTTGGATAGTTGTCGGGAAATAGAAGCAATAATCGCCTTCTCTCCCGACTCAATGATGTGTTCGATAATCGCCTTAGTCTTCCCGGATGCTGGGATTGCCGTTAAGACTTCAATTTCCATGCTACACCATTAATTAAATTGTTTTTTGTATTTTTTGATTGTTTTATCTGTAATTTCGCCTGCAGTCCATGCGGCAGGTTCAACACCAAATGCCGGTGTGCTGAAATTGTCAAGAATAACCTCAACAATAATTTCACGAACACCATTACGACCGATGTTATAACCTTTTTCTTTTAAGAATTCGTAATATCTTTCTTGCATTTCGTCAAGAATTTTCGGGGTAACAATTTCTTGACTGTTCATCATTTTTTCAACTTCTACAAACACGTTTGGTTTAATTACATTACGAATTTCTTTACTCATCATAACCTCTATGTTCTTTAAATTTTAATAATCCACCAATATATTTTTCATCATCAAATATTTGTGGATATATTATGCTAAGATTTGTTTTATTCATCTTCTTAGCAAGTGAGATAATTGTATCACGATTATAATCAAAGCCATCTTCAGTTTTATAGAGAACCGGAATAAATTTGTAATCAATTCCGGACTCTTCACAAATGCGTACAGCTTCATTACAGGCGTAACATCTACCAACATCTTTGGGTACGCCGTAAATGGTTATCATTTAATTACAGATAACTCAATTTTACCAGAGAACACTACTGTGCCTGGATCGTCGTCATTACCAGGTTCAAACACCCCAACTTCAACAATCAGATTTTGGAAGTCCACATTAACCCAACCATATACGACATCATCAGGGAGACCAAATTTATTATCTTTTTCTAATACGACGTCACTGAATGAAATATCTAGCACATCGAATTGGTCCCAGCCTTCCCAAGATTTAATACCTAAGTTTTGTTCAATAGTTTGTTTAATGATTTCGTTCATTATTGTTCCTTAACTGTAAGTTTTGTAACATCAAAAGTTTTGCAAATATCTTCATCTTCATCAAAAGCAATATAAATTTCATCACCATAGAATGCTAACATATAATAACTTGGAAGCACTTTTGGTTTCGGGGCCAAACCATACATATTGTTTTCTTTTAAAGTAACATTATAGAAAACAATATGATCAGCATCGCCGTCTATATCTGTATAATTTTCCATATCTAAAAGATACGCTGGATTGTAATTCATAATTTTTTCACCACAATTTTATTAATTTGAAAATCATGCCATTTATTTTCTTCATAGGAAGCAATTTTAATAGTATGATCACGTTCATTATAACTCAAATAAGACCAATTACTTAAACCCTTTGGAGTATCAGGCAACCAGTACATATTATTTTCGTTTAAGACTACATCATAATATGTAAATTCACCGACATCATAATCATAATCTTGGTCAATGTAGCTTTTAATACCTAGTAACGAATAATTCATAGCAAATCCTCATGTAGCCATAAACCATCTTTTTTATAAAAAATAACTTGATTATCTGAACCACGAAATTTTTTATCTGTTTTTAATTCTTTGATGTACTTACCATCAACTATGACATCAATATAACACAAAATTGGTTTAGCGATTTCTGGTATTTCATGAAAACGATATCCGGTCCATAGCCAAATATCTTTGTGAGGAAATACCTTCTTGAAGTCTTTTACTAACTCAAGAATAGTTGGGGCGTTACCAGGATGCATAGGATCTCCGCCACTCAACGTAAGACCTTTGATATATGGTTTATTAACATATTCAAATAAAGTCCTCTGTGTGTCTCTGGTGAACTCTGTGCCGTTCCTGGGGTTCCACGTTGATTTGTTATAACACCCATCACATTTATGACTGCATCCGGTTACGAAGAGGACTGTTCTGAACCCGTCGCCATTGAGCGAATCACACTCATATATTTCTGCATAATTCATATTATCTCCATACGAAAAAGGACCCGAAGGTCCTTATATTATCGAGTTAAAACGTTAACTTCTACCGGTTGGCTTTCAATCCATTCTTTGGATAAAAGACCTCTGTCATATCCGGCTGGCGCATACCAAACTTCTTGATCGACCCATTTTGACCAATCAGTCTGTTTAGATAACATACCTAACACTTTGGATAATCCTGCGTCTTGCAGACGTTTAATATTACGTTCGTCAACACCTTCACCGTACTCAAAGACACCATCTTTTGCCTTAAGAATAACGGATTCGCCAGTTTCTTCATCACGTGCAATGGCGAGACCAATTGGATGAAGAACCAGTTTATTAATTGCATACAGTAAACCCATACTGCTCATGTCATTCCAATTTAATGTAGGTTTATTTGGAATAAGTTCAATACCAGCTTTTTCAATAATCATAAATTTCCTTCAATATGTTTTATTCTATTAATAACTTCTTTCTGTTTGCCTTCGTTAAATCCGCGAGTACTAGGATTCCCCAAATAACCACAGGTTCGACGAACAACAGACATCTTTTTGGTGTCCATTTCACCACATTTCGGACAACGGAAACCGTGTTCAGTTGGTGTAAATTCACCATGGTATTCACAAGAAAAACATTGATCAACTGGCGTATTGGTACCAAAATAATCCAGATTTTCGATTGCATAATCCCATACTTGTTCTAATGCTTCGATATTATCTTTCATATTAGGGAGTTCAACATAAGAAATATGTCCACCCTTTGCAATCCAGTGATAATCTTTTTCAAAATCAATTTTTTCAAACGGCGTTACTTTTTTACGGACGTCAAGATGGAAACTATTTGTGTACCAGCCTTTATCGATTACTTCATTGATAAACGGAACATTAGTTTCACCGTATTTTTCTTTGTCTAATTTACAAAAACGATAACAAAGACTTTCCGCTGGTGTTGAATAAAGACTAAATGAAAACCCAGTTTCTTTTGACCACTTATCTAATTCGATATTAATAAGACGAAGAATATGTTTACCAAATTCTTGTGCATCCTTATTATCATAAGGTTCTGATGCAAAGATTAATTTTAATGCTTCGTGTAAACCGACATAACCTAATGAAATAGACGAACGTCCGTTTTTGAACAGATCAATTATATCATCATTAGGATTCATGCGGACACCAAATGCACCTTCACAATAAAGGATAGGGGCAACAGATGCTTTGACACCTTTTAATGAATCAATACGAGTCATTAAGGCTTGTTTGCATAATTCTAAACGTTCGTACAGACATTCGATAAATCCACTGATTCGAGCTTGCTTACTAATATAAAGATGATCGAGCGCAATACGAGGGAGGTTTAATGATACAACACCCAGGTTATTTCGACCATCTAATATTTCTTTACCATTTTCTTCATAGACACTTAAAAAAGAACGGCAACCCATAGGAGAAACAGGCACAGAAGAACCAGTGATATCGCGGTTATTTTTTGAACTAATGATGTCCGGGTACATTCGTTTGGATGAACATTCAAGAGCCAATCGTTTAATTGCATAACCAGGATCTCCCGGATTAAGGTTAATACCTTCTTCGATAAACATAACCAGTTTAGGGAAGATTGCAGTGATTTTATTTTTACCAAGACCTTTAATTCTGTTTTCGAGAATTGATTTCTGAATTAACTGAGATTCCCAGGATGTACCAGTACCAAATGAAACAGTGACAAAAGGTGTTTGTCCATTCGAGCTGAATAATGTGTTAATTTCGTATTCATATGCCTGGAATGAATCGTATACTTCTTTTTCTGTTTTCTTTATAGCATAGTTTGATGCTTCTGGGATATCCCATTCGATTGCTGTGTCATAGTGTTTTTGATATGACATTTTTACATAAGGCTCTAATACAATATCGATATTTGCAAAAGTTGTTCCGCCATATTGATGAGAAGCAACCTGAGCAGTTATCTGAGCCATAATGGCACAAGCAACAGAAATAGATTTTGGTGTTTCGATTTGGGCATTACCAAGTTTAAACCCGTTATCAAACAATGTTTTTAGGTCAACTAGGCAGCAATTTCCAGTAACAACGCCATTAGATAAAATAAATGAATGGTCGTCTTCAACAATTAAACACCAAACATCATCAATTTGTGCAGGTTCAATACTTTGAACTTTCCAACTCATATGAATTTGTACTGGATTTAACTTAAATTCCGTTGTAATATCAGTTCTACGACCATAATTTGTTACTTCCGATGGATTATATTCTGAACCTATATAATATCCACATGATTCAAACATTTCACGAATAAAATTAATTGATTTTTTACCCGTCATTTGAATAGATGATGGAACAAATGACTGTATTTTTTGTTTAAATATACAACTGCCGTCTGCTGCGATTAATCCGTTTACAAATGCATTTATATATTCATTCCCAAACGATGCGTCAGGACACCATTTTTCTTTTGTTTTTGATTTACCTAAGTTAACCGTGGTTCTTGTTTTTTTATTAACAATAAATCCACATTCTTCAAATAGTTCAGCCCATTTTAATTTATCGCCAAATAAATCTATACTATAGTAATAATTTCCAGGTGAATTTTTGTGTTCTCTGATACAACCATCACCAAATGCAAATCCAAAACACCAAGCTCTTTTCATTTCAAGTGAATATGAATGTACATTGTTATCATAAATTATTGGAGCTTTATATAATTTATCACCTATATTCAAATTATTTGTTTTAGAACCATCTTTTAAAATCCAAGTATGATTTCCTGTAACAAACACTTCTTTTTTTAATCTACCACGAGAAAGAGTTACCTTGTTTAACTGTTGTTTACCAAAATTACGGATAATGGCATTCTTTTTAGAGCCTGTGTGAGTATATACTTCACACATATCGCCATCGTTAAAATCTTCAAATGATCGTGTTCCGGTTGTAGTTATAAATCGAGTATTTCGACTAAAACAATTGGTAAAGGGTAATGCCGGTGCGTAATCCAAATCGTGATAGTGAATCAACCCATCATCATGGGCTTTAACTATTGCATCAGGCAACCGACTACGAGCCACGTGCTTGGAAGCAATTCCGGCCAGCAGGTCACGTTGTGTAGGAAAGACGCCGTACGGCTTGTTTGCATTTTCTGTAGAAAGTTCAGTTTTTTCACGATTACATACCTCATTAATTTGTTGGGTTAAACTCATTTTAAAGATTTCCTTAAATACTTCTTATATTTTTTAACTAAATCCGTCTTAGTATCGGTTTCATTATATTCAAAATTTTCACATTGCATAATAGAAATCATATCATCCTTAGATAACCGAGAAAATTCTTTGGATTTATCTACCACATATTGCGGATGAATATTATTTTGTGTGTAATCTGATTTAAGATAAGATAAGAGATTTTCCATCCATTCGATATAATCAATTTTTGATTTTAATCCAGACCGATTGAATTTATGTTTCATCTGACCTTCGGTGCCATTACATAAATTACATAAAAGCCCTCTGACTTTACCTGCTTTATCACCATCCAAAGCATGGTCATGGTCTAAATGATTTTTTTGGACATCTTTATCTAATTCTAAACCACAAATAAGACAAAGGCCCTGTTGGGCCTTAAACATTGATTCTTTTTCTTCTTTATATAATTTTCCGGTGAGTAACATTCTTATTTTCCTTTTTGGGATTATAAGAATATTTATAACTACAGTTCGCCGGTCTCATACCACTTAGTTAATTCTTCGTGAGTCAACCAGCTTTCAAGACCACTTGGTAATGCATTTTCAATATCACCAATCAGTTCATATGCTCGGCTAAGTTTTTCATGCAGTACGTCGATTTCTTGTAATGCATCGCTCAGACGAAGTTTTAATTCGGTTTGTGTCAGTTCCATTTATGTTTCCTTAAATCATCAAAACCACCAATTGAAACCCCATCAATAAACACTTGTGGCATGGTTAAACCAACCTGGGATTCGCGACCTAACATCTGTAAAAGTTCAGCAATAACTTCTTGATTAAATTCCGGGCCAGGGGCCGAAGAAACAGAAATAAATTCATATTCATGTCCTTTTGTTTCACAGAATCGTTTAGCATTAATACACGGTGCACACTTAAAATGTTCTGGATTAAAACCATAAATCTTAATCATACTAATGCCACCAGACCACTTCGGAACGAGCTAAGAATATTTTTATAAGACGTGGAAATGTCCACAAGTTTTTCTTCATCTTTAGTGGAAAAATATTTTGTCAATTGTGTTGGTGTAACAGGCATTTCACTAGTGTGAATAAAATTACCGTTTTCAAAAATAACCGTTGTCCAGCCTTCGTCGTCCGTGTTAACTTCAAACCATTGATCTTGAGCAATCACGGCAAATGCTGCAGTGACATTGTTATTTGCAGCAAAAGCTTTTAACTGATCGTGTGATTTAATTCGGTATTTCATACTTCTTCCACCATTGCGGATAAGAATGCAAATGGACTATTCGCATGACGAACCCAGATATTAATTTCTGTTTCACCATCTTCACGAGTGATCGTTTCTTCAAAGATTTCAGCTTTATCATATTTCTGACCAGCATAACGTTCAAAGATTTCTCGATCAAGCCCTGCAGCTTCAAGAATAGTATCAGTTACTTCAGATTTTACAACAACATCTGCATATTTAAGAATTTTATTATTAATCATAATTTTTTAACCCAATAGTTGATAAATTTAATAGTATAATATAATGGAACAATAACACAATACAATGCTAATACAAATGGCCATGCAAACAATAATAAAACAAAAAGTTTTGTAAGATAGCTTGTGTCACGTTCGTTGTTCTTTTTTTCAATCTTCGTTAAAAGCGAAGCTATAACAAAAGAACACAATACATAGATAACGCAGTATAGATAAATCATTTCCGTACCAATATTTTAACCCACTTAGAAATAATGCACGATAAAATACTAAAAATATATTTTCCAAAATATACTAATACAATTAATGGCCAGAAGAAAAATACCGTGATAAACTGAGATGCTCGTTCATCATCTGTATAAGAATATTTGTTAACGTATTTGTCTGTCACTATACACACGGATGCGATAGCAAACGATAATACAACCCAAATCCAAACAATCATTGTAAATCCTTAGGTCGAACAAACTGTATATCAAATTTATGCTTGCAACAACGACACTTATATTGCAATTGATCCGTATACCAACTAACCAATTGGACCTGTTCTGATGCACATTCTGGACAGCGAGGGATGCGTTTACTCGCATCCTCACGACGTTGGACCATTGTTATGACTTCAGGCCAATTAGGAATATAATCCGTTGGTTTCAGTACATTCAGGTTCATATTATTCACCAATGTAAAAAATCGCTCGAGCATGTTTTTCGGCTTCTTCTCGTTTAGTATGAACAACACCCGATTTTAAACATTTATAATCGACTGAATCGCCTTCCCATACTTTGGTTTTAACCATTCCGTCAACTTCTACTGAAGGGTACCAATAAGGTTGTCCATTTTCAAGCGGAACCCGTTCAGGTTCAATAAACGAAATACCATTAACATGACGCATACGTTTAATTAGACGATAATCATAATGAACTTTAAATGTATCATTTTCGGTCATATCTGTCCAATAATACCATTCACCTGGACGCTCGCATTTTTTAACCTGGAAATATTTCCAAGGTGTTTTAGTGTATTTGGCTAAGTGTGCGTATTTTGCCATCATACATGCATGAATATGACCAACACCTTCACGTATATGAGTTATCAGTTCAGCCGATTTTGGAACAACAAAGTTGCATCCTGTTATAGTTTTAATATCTAAAACGAAAGATGTGGGAGTTTCTTCTTTCAAATCATATTCAACACCTTCGTGTAAAACTGTACCTGGCATTATAGTTTTAATATTCGTAAACATTATGGTTTGCATTTTAATTTACCTTTAAATATCGTTTCACTTCATCAGAATATACATCATACACAAATTTATCCCAAAAGCGTTCATCAACTTTATTGGGCATACCATTTTTCTTAGCCTGGACTGATAAACATTCAACTTCGTCGACAGTATCTTCAAGCATCTGTTGTACTTCAACAAATGGAAGTTTACCTAATTTGACATCTAAAATATCATCAGCATGACTTAACGGATATTTCAGGTCACCAGTAGAATAAATCTCTTTGAGTTGTAAACCACCACGTAATGCATGACTCAGAGCTTTCCAGTCAACACCTTCGTTTGCTTCTGCTTTACGGGCTCGCTCGCCATATTCTGCTTCCAGTTTTGTCAGAGAATATTTCATTTCGGCGACGGTAATTGTCGACTGATATTTACGACCTAAAACATGATAGAATAATTGTTCACCACATTTATTATCAACAAATGTCTGCCAAAATAAAAATTCACTCAGTGGTAATTTGTCTTTAATTTCTGAGACTTTCCACCGTTGATTGTGTGCTTTATCTTTTGGTTTATCTTCGTGTTTCCATTCCGGAATATCCTTGATAACTTCTAAGACACGACGTAATTCAGCCAGACGAGAACCTTTTACACCATATTTCGCTGCTTGTTTACGAACATAGCCAAGATAAGCAGTCATATCTGTTGTATAGAATCGTGCCCGGTTTTGATACAAATAATCCCAGATTTCAGGACAATCAGATTTGACAATCAACTCCTTTGGAGTGTGAAGCATATCGAGTGCAACAGTTTCACCCTGTGAAGCGAGCTTAATAAAATACTTCAATGAATATAATTCATGGTCAACATCATCTTTAGTGTTTTTGGACGCAGAATTATTTGTATTCATATTAGTATGGTCTAATGCCCGACACATAATAATATCTTCCGGATGTGGAATAAAAATCTCTTTATAATCGACATCACTTTCCGGTGTACTGGTTCCATATAAATGAGAACCAAAATAACTTTTAATTATTGTTTTCATAACATCCATTCCATATATTTGCCAATGTACTTACCAAACTTACAGTTTTTAAGCGCGAATTCATTCATATCAGCAGTACCGACTTTTAATGTCCAATCCAAATCATATGGATGTGATTTATACCAAGTACCAAGACGTAATTTACACACAGGACTTATATCCCAGTGCACTTTAACTTGATTATCTTCGCAAGTAAACCATAAAATAGTTTGATCTTCGTCTAACTCTGGTTTATCCAATTTAGTTTGGTCTGGAGTTTTAATAACGTCCAAATATGCTTGACCAATCGAAAGCTCAGAATTAAAAAGTTTGAACCAACAAATGGCTACCATTGTTTTCATTTTGCTTTCTCTTCTTTTAATCGAACCGAAAAATCTTTCATATCAACATTAAACTGTTTTAAGACTTCAATCAAATCAGATTCGATAGCTTTCATATCCGGTTTCCAGTTGGAATAATACTGGACTAACAAAGGGTCCTTTTTAAAGCACTCAGCGAGGGCACGGGAGCTTTTGGTCAAAGCTGCTAGTAACACAGCCACTACGTTGATAATGTGATCAGGACGCACACAGAAGCCTTTATCTGCCATATTCATAGTGACTTTGAATTCACGGTAGGCTTGAGTAGATTCTCCGAGGGTTTGAACTTCCAATTTGTACAATTCTTCACAGATATCGGATAATCGTTTTTCTGCTTTCTTTTGTTTCGGGGTTGGATTGACAACGCCAGCAAAGATTTCTGCTGGCGGATATTTGGAATAATTTTTAACAAAGGTTTCAATTTGCATGACGCCATCCATAAGACGAATATTCAATATTAAAATCAATCGGCTCAGAGAAATAATATTCTCGACTTAACCGACTATATACAACTTTAATAATTTTATCACCGTTGGAGAATAATGCAACTGGATTAGAGAACATTCCGGAAGTATCGACATCAACGGTAAATGTGTATTCTTCACCGTTGATGATATATTTTTCGTTTTCCTTAAGCATTTGTGAGTCCTTGAAATGAAGACACCTGAGATTTATCAGCAGCATTCAATAAACGAACTTGGCCATCGCGTTCAATAACAAGCACATTATCATTTGGAATAAAAGTAATAACCCATTCTTCACCTTTAAAATTGGTTAATACATCGCCAACTTTAACAGGCTGAAGTTCCATAGCGTCTTTAATTTTAGTGTATTCCAGTGATTTAACTTGAACGTCACCAGTAAAAACTGAAATACTGTACTCGGTCCAATTGAAAAACGAAAGGCCACCAGGGAAATAAATATGCACACTATCAAACATATGTTCAGTTTTATTATAGCTTAATACCGCTCGCCCAGTCGGCAGGTCAATAAAAAATGTTGTATTATGATTGTGTCCACCATCTGAAATGAATGCAATTTTCCCAATGGCCATCGTTGATTTTTTATCAATTACCACAGAAATATAGTCTCCGACTTTAATCGGTGTTTTTACTTCTTTTTTAACTTTTTTCATATATCCAAACATATTATTTTCCTTGTAGGTATTGTTCAAGAATAGACTTCAGTTTCATTGCCTGATCAACAGTCATATCGATAATGTCAAATTCATCAGGTCCGATTTCAGAATCCGGGTCTGCTTGGACGATGGAAATAATACCATCATCCATTTCTACTTTAATTTCTGGATAAGTGTAATCTTTGTCTGATTCAGACGGAATAACATAATAATTATTGGTCCACATGTTTCAGGTCCTTTTTATGTTTTTGTTTTCGGTTAGATTCGGATTGGTTCTTTTTCTTATCCTTATGGATAGAAGCACGATTGAAGTCGTGCTTAGCTACCAGATTATTCATTTTAATCCTTAAATGTAATATGCGGACAAACTTTATCTTTAAATGAACGTTTGACTTCAGTAAACATTGAATCTGGTTTCTTCAGCTTAATTTCAATTAATTTTTCAATACGTTTATCTGCACGATAGTCTTTAAATTTAACCCAGGCTTTATTGATTAACATTATTACACAGAACAGTAAAAATGCAACCAATACCATTCCAGAAATAGCCAATACACCAAATCCAATCGAGGCAAAAAATCCAGCAATACCACTTAAACCAAGATTGACAGAAATTGCATTACCAATAGCCCAAACAAAAAGTACTGCTACAACTACTACTAAAATAGAAAAAACAATATTACGAACAGTTAACCAGAAATATGGACACAAAGAAGAAGGAATCAATTTTTGTGAACCCATTTCACGCAGCTTACTATTAAAGCGATAGTGCCAAGACGATTTATTGATAGAAATAGATGTCGCGACTTCGGCTACACGTACACCAGTATAATCTGTTGGATTATGCCAGCTTTTAAGACCTTTAACGATAATTTCGTATCGTTCACCGGTTTCGCTTAGACATAAAACTTCCCATGCATTATTATCTCGAATAACGTTATATGACGATGAATTATGAACATGGTCTTTAATTTTTGAATCGATTTCTTTTGCAACAGATTTCGCGTCTTCGACCGTAGCCCATTCTTGTTCAGTACGTTTCCACTCACCATCAATTAATAATTCAACAGTAAACATAATAATTTCCTTAAGCTAAAAAGTTTTTGTTAATAAATTCGTGTACAACCACAGGGTCTTTTACTTCCCACATATCGTTTACAAACGATTCGATCTGAAGATCGGTATATCGACGACTGAGTTCAGGATAATCGTGAATAATGATTGCAAACGCCTGACCATACCGGACACAAGGTGTTTCCTGAATAAGATCTGAAATCCGTTGCATGATTTCATCGTATACTTCTTGAGTCATTTTAACCACGTTGAAGCTCCAATTGTAGTTCCCGAATAAGAGAATGAATTTGTCCACGAGATAATTTAACATCTTCACCTGCGATGCAAATTGTAAATTCGCTACGATCTTTATTGACTTTGATTGTTAAACCGCCGACATTAAAATGCATTATTAAGCTCTCTTAAAATATCATGAGTATAAACCGCCTGGATATCACTAATTGATAATACAGAACCAGGATGATTTTGTAAATAGTCACAAAGGTTTTCCTGAATATATTTTGAGTACTCACGGTAATTGTGAATATTCGCTACAGCATGAACACCGAGGTTCGTTTTAGTAACATAAGAAATATATTCCAACCGGTTAAACCGATGGACAGCATCCGCAAAGGTGCCTTCTTCGTAATAACACATTAAATACAGAAATTCAATAAAATCTTTGGTTAATGTACCTTTAATTTTTTCGATGATTTCCATTATTCACCACCATAAACTTTTTCCAATAAACTATTGTCAAAGGACTCATCACAATACATCGCGTAACCAGCACCTAAGACACTATCAGTAAGTTCTTTACCTGTCAGATGTTTATAATCTGTCTTGACCATTGTTTCTACTAACCAAGGATCTTCGGTAAGATAGAATTCACATTTGTCTTTATTATATCCTGCATTTGCAAGAAAAGACACCATTAAAAGTAAAAAAGTTAAAGTTTTCATACGAAGCCTTTAAGAAGATAATTGGACTTAGTATTAGAATTTAGGGACCAAATCAGACAGATAAACCATACAACAAAAGTCCAACCCAGTGCCAGATTAACTACCATAATTGACCATTTGCCTAAATGACCACGAAATACTGCAATCAGAAAAGGAAACATATAAACGATGATAAGGGCTAATAATTCCATGATAACTCCTAGTGGGTCGGTTTAATTTCAGGTTTAGTATGACTAAGATTATAACCTAAATCTTGTGAATATGAAACATAATATTCAATATAACCTTGGATAAGCGGTTCGGACAAGTCCAAAAGAACTAATCCTTCCAAACCGATATATGCGACAGTATAATCAATTGGGCTACAACTTCCATAGCTAATTGTATCACCTTTTGCAATATCTTTAAACGTTTTCAGCTCTTTCAGTTTCATTTTTTCGCTTCCATATTATCAAGAATTTTATTGAACGCATCTTTGATCATAGTTTCCAGATTGTCAAAAATCTGTCCACCGGTCATTTGTGTTAATTTACCATACATTTCCCATGTGACATCGTTAGTAAATGTTTCCCAGTCTGATTCAAACTGTTCACGAAGCTTTTGGATTTCAGATTTTTCTTCTTGTTCTTCAATAAGAAGTGTAGGATTCCGAGCGTAAGCTACGGCATCTTCCATCGTATAAAAAGCCTGGTGGTCGTTATATTGACTCTTCTCTGTAGGAGTTTTGATATTCATATCATTTAAAGACTGAAATCCTTTGTAACCACGATCATCAATAGTATCAACAAAATAACTTTCCATGTTATCGTGGAGATAAGGGTCTGAATTCACGACAAACTTAGCAACCCAATTTGTTCTACAACCTTCACCAAGAATATATGCTTTCCAAATAACTAATCCCGGTTTAATATCTTCAAATTTAACAGTGTTCATTTTGACCTCAACGCTTGAAATTTTTAGTATGGTAAGCTTTATCCTGACCAACAATTTTTTCACCGACAGAATCAATACCTATTTTTACCGGACGAGCAGATAAACGGTCTTTAACATCAATAGGTTGTTTTTCTTCGTAACGACCGACTAATAAGTAATAATAATTCATTTTATTTCTCCGAGCGCATAAACAGATTCAACACGAATAGCTTCAAAACCAAGCTTAATCATTTTAGAAGCTACTAATTTATTAACATAAAGACCAGCTTTATCAGATGATTTTTCACGAATGGTATAATGAAGTGTTTGCTTCTTTTCACCGGTCAAAATCATTTCTTTTGTCTTTGTGTTACGTTTGAAAACTGAAACTTCATCAATTTCAACACAAAGCACCCAACCACATTTCAGTAATTTTTCAGCACTTTCAAGTGGTAAAGATTTCATTTTATTTCTCCGTTTGTTTTCGATGGGATAATGATATCAAGATAAGTCAGGTCTGTACACTCTTTTTTGAATAAAAATGAAAAAAGGAACCCGAAGGTTCCTTAAGTTAATGATAGTAAATACTTTGTTTTTGCTGCAAGCATAGTGATTTCATCAGAAATCGACTGTAAAGTCGGACAAAGCATATCATAAACGGTTTTTCCCTGCTCAATGATCTGTTCCAATGTTACTGGACCAGTTTCAACAGGTTTATATTTGTTTCCCAGGCCTATGTAAGTTTCTACGAACTTATCAATTATTTCAGGCATTTCAGTATAAAACACTTCATACGCTTTATGATCATCGTATGTTTTAGCTTCAAAGTGTTTTTGATGCATATAAGAAGAACTCATTATACAGATCGAAATATAACTATCGATATCTGTTTTCTTCTCGGTTAAAAAGCTTTTAAATTCATTCATCAATTAATTCTTTTTTCTGAAGATAAACATATTCCCGTGCGACTCGTTCACCTGATGCAGTACAGGCATCTTCGCAGTTCGAATCGGCCCATTTAGTTTTAACAAAATTATAGAATCGTTCGGACTCTTCTTTAGAAGGTTCCTTTATTTGTGCGTAAACAACTAATGCACCTTCAACATATTCATTGAATTCATCATCCGATGTTTTGGCCGGAGACGATAGACAAATGGCACAAAGTAGTCCACCAATAAGTAATTTAGGGCCCATAAGCCCTCCCAATTATAAATCGAAACGTTTTTTATGTGATAACACATCCTTAACTTCAGAGTAATGATTTTCTAAACGTTTGAGCATTTCATAATCAGATTTAGCCTGACTTTCTTCAAAGATGTGTTTCCGTTTCGAAATACCAGTTTTGACATCTTTGGAATAAATTTCAAGGTCTTTAACTGACATATTTTTTAATTTAGCTTTAGAAATCATAAATACCTCTTGTTAGTTACTATTATTTATAGACGAATTCTTTATAATGCTTACGACATAATGACACGTATTTTTCATTACCTCCTACATCAATTTGGTCTCCCGAAATAATCGGATTACCCTCTTTATCCATCTTAGCAACCATCGTTGTCTTTTTACCACAATGACAAACGGTCTTAGTTTCAATAAGCTTATCAGCCCAAATTAAAAGCTCTTTTGAACCTACAAATAAATCAGCCTTGAAATCAGTTTTAAGGCCATAACACATAACAGGAGTGTTATACTCATCAACGATTTTACAAAGGTCCTGGACGTGTTCAGGGCTCAAGAATTGGGCTTCGTCGACTAATACGCAATGAATATCCTTTTGAGCAGATTTATATTTAAAAAACTCGACAATATCCATCCCATCTGTAATAATATCACACGGAGTTTTTAGACCTGTCCGCGAGACAACTTCATTTGATGAATCTCGATCATCGGTGTCAGGTTTTAAAACGAGTGTCGACATTCCACGTTCTTTATAATTATGGACAACCGATAAAAGATTCATACTTTTACCTGTGTTCATCGTTCCATATATAAAATATAACTGTGCCATATTACATCCATTTTATGTATAAAATACATTCTTTATACTTGGTTTTACCGGATTTACTTTTATACTTATATTTTGCGATTGTCGCCATATACCAATCACCCAAAATCCCAGTGATTGGACATTTAGTTTGTTTTTGTTCTTTGGTGATAACAAGAGAGATCAATCGACCTTCATGTTTCATTTTAAAGGGATGTGGTCTATGTGTCATTTTGAACCCCCTGTATAAGGAAAAACCTCAATAAATTGGCCACAACAACCGCATTCATATTCATGTAAGAAACGACCGTTATCAGTCCAATCATTTGCACCACATAGACACTTTAATATGATTCGTTTACCAGGTCCTGGGTCAACTAAATTAAACGGTCTTGAGACAGATTTTCGGTTTTCAAATTGATATTCACCAACAATAAAAATATCTTGTGACCAAACATCGTTATATTTAAAATATAAGTGTACTTCTTTCATTTCATTTTGCTTCCGTAAAAGTAAGGTAAATTATCCGGCACTTCTTTCAGGTCAGATAATTTAATTTTTCTTTTAAGAACATGTTTTTCAATACAATCAAAACAAATATACATTTCGCCTTTTGTCCATAAATGATCTTTAAGGATAATAGGTAGCATATAATGTTCACAATATCGACAAACATGAGGATTATGTTGAATTCTATGTTTAATAACATTATCACATATTTGTTTGCCGAGCACTTTACATCTTTCTTTTATTTCCATGCTTTGAACTTTAATACAGGTCTGCATAACCAAACAAACCAAATACCCATAATGACTAATGAAATTGGCCAGAATATTAAAATAATAAGATACACGAACATATTACCGCATTTATTAATGTCATATAAAAATTCCCATAAGAATTTAGTGCATATTTTAAATCCGATAATATAATAAATTATTGCTGTCAAAAATCCAAGTAAAAATATCATTTCGCTTTTAACTCCTTGAAATCCATTTTATTATGCCCATCAATACGGTATGTGCCATAATGACCTTGATTATCAACTACTTTTAATTCTATCTCATCATTACATACGCGAAATATCCTTGCAAGCTTTGTTACTTCGTATTTGTTGATAATTAATTGTGGACCTAAAATATCACCGGATATCATTCTGTTACATCCACTAATCATAAATTTGCCATTAGTAAAAGCAACTTCATCAGAGTGGTCAATAAGAGAATAAAATGTAACACCGAACATGCGTTTATAAGGGTACCAGACTAATTCTGCATTAGCTTTCTTTAATCCGGCATTTTCAGTTAATACACCTTTTATTCCAAACAAACGTTCGTTATGGTACCCTTCAACCGGGTACCATGCTGATGCTGAAAAACAAATTAACAATAAACAAAATATATATTTTCTCATTTCGTTATCCCTGCTATGTAGCGTTCCATAAGGGCTGCCTTATAGCTTTCACACACATTAAGGTCAGGCGCGGATTCACATAAATCCTTGATTGACCCGAGTTTATTTTCAAGCGCAGATAATTTATCTTTATCTGCATCTAAAGTACCTTCATAATAACTTGTGTCTAATTCTACTGCTAGAATATTCACACACTCCTGATCGTCTTTACAAAAATATTTTGCTGTGTTTATAGCTTCATCCATAGGATTAGCGAAACATAAAAAGGGTACGAATAATAGGGCTAAAAGTCGCATTTTTACTCCGTCGGACTATAGACTATTTTATGGTCTTTAAGATATTTGGCTTTTCCTAGAATCCAGTTTTTATACTGTTGACCATCTTTATATCGCCAATTATATCCAGCATTATAACTTGCTAAAGCTCGATGTAAATCGCCTTTATGAACTTTTAGCCAGCTTTCTAACTCGATATAACTCCAGGTTGAACCACATTCTCGTTTGACCAAACAACCAATTATCTCTTCGTCTGTTTGATAAACACCTTGTTGTTTAAGGCGGTTTCGAACGGTCTTAAGATAATTCTGAAACATGCCATAAGCATGATGGTTTTTCCGGTGTCTAATTTTCCTTGGGTCTTCAATTGCCGAACTTTCTTGCCAGGCAATTGCAGCAAAAATATATCCCAGTCCTTCATCGTTATAACGGTCTTCAGGTGATTTTAAAGTACCGTTTTTATTATATTGCTCACCAAACTGATAAGCATAGTTTAAGTTGTCTAATTGTTCTTCACTAAAATTTACTTCTGCAAAAGCACAAGAAGACACAAATAGTAATGCAATTAAAAATTTCATTCTTTGACCTTAATCAATTTTGTCGACACTTTGCTTGGTAAGCGGTTTGGATTGAAAAATCCCATACGCAAATATAATTTGTATGGATTTGTTTCGTACGGTGATACCGTGAATCCTAACCAAAGTTTGCCATCAGTTATCTCTAATCGAACTGGTCTGTATTCAATATCTTCGAGCGCTTCACCTGGCGCAGGTAAAGGTGGTAAATGACAATAATCAAGCACTTCCTGTATTTTCTCTTCGAGATTATACATAAGTCTAATAACTTGCTGAATACTCAAGTCACGTTGAATGATTCTATCAATAATATGAGTGCTAAAATTAAAACGAAACCAATCATCTTTTGGTAGAATATTCTTAAAGTATTTATTAAGGTTCCGGAACTCAGTTTCCAGAATTCTCCGAGTTTTTGCACGTTCTACATAAATTGACATTTTATTCTCCTAATGGTTTACCATTCATTTTATACCAGGTTGGTTTTTGAGCAATTTTTTCATCTAAACGGGTCTGAGATATTTTAATATCTTGTTCAGATGGAATAAAATCATTATACCATGTCTGTGGGAAAAGTACATCAACATTTTCATGAGAAATTTTAAATCCGCGTCGTTTACATTCAGCTATTAATGAAAGTTGACGCTTGTGTAAAAATTGTAATTTATTGTAAAAGAATTTAACATGCCCAGTACCTAAGACATAGTTAGCAGGAATTTTGACAGGTTTACCGTATGCTTTTAAAGCAAGAGTAAAAACACGAGGAAGTTCGCGATATTCAGCGATAAGATGTTGGTCAGTAAGAGTTTGTGGGTCAACTAAGTTAATACGTGTCATAGGTCCTCCATTAATTTAGAGGACCATAATAACATAAGATTTTAGCGTTGTAAACTACATAGCTTCAGTAAATGTACGAGAAATTACATCACGCTGTTGTTCTTTGGTCAGGGAGTTAAAGCGAACAGCATAACCAGAAACACGGATAGTCAACTGTGGGTATTTTGTAGGGTCTTCCATCGCTTCAAGCAACATTTCACGATTCATTACGTTAACGTTCAGGTGCTGACCGCCTTCGACACGAGGCTGAACTGCGATATCAACTTCACGAATTTTTGAATCAAGCAGTAATGGCCAAACATGCTCAGTTACATGGGAACCTTCTACCAAAGTTTTGGAAACAACTACAGAAATTGCTGTATTTCCAGTAATATCAGAAGGTGTTTCATGTTTTTCCTGGTCAGTAACAATAATTGTGCCTTTGTGTTCACCAGACATAATTTGATAAGCTTTCATAATTTTTCCTTATTGTGATCCGATAATATAAAAAGTTGGAAGTCCTGTATAACGACAGGAATTCACGAATTTGTCGAGAAAAGCTCTCGGGTCGATATCTATAGGTTCATCAAAAATAAAAATAGGATCAATCAGTGTTATTCCTCTAAATTGATTCCACCATGTACCATTATTAACAGCTCGTTTTGCTGAATTACCACCAAAACTGGTAAACATTGGATTTTAGTTGGTACTAAACCATATTCAAAACAATGGTTACGATAGTTACGTTTGATATCATCCCACATTGCTGCTCTGTAAGATGCTAAAATTATATCACGTTTTGGATTTTTAATTTTTTCATGTGCCATAAATTCGGCGATACCACGTGATTTACCGGTCTGACGGCCGTAATTTAAATTAACAAATCTGAATTCATATAAAAGTCGGTCAGAGTGATATTCAAATTCTTTATGATATTCGGCTTTTTCATCCATATGATTCTGAATGTATTTCATATTTTCTGCGTATAAATTCATTTTAATTCCTTAAGGCCCAAAGCGAATAGATTAGACTTTGAGCGAAGTTTTAATTATATTACATCACTTAGATACTGTCCTTTAGACAATACCACGACGTCAAGACGTTTATCGCTAATGATCTCATTAATCCAGGTTTCAAAATTATCGCCAATTAATTTTTGAAAACCTTCTGGAGAACCGCGTTCTTTATAACGGGCTAAATATTCATCTTTAAGAGAAATGTCAGGAACAATAACTTTAAAATCAAGTCCGCTTTCAATTAAAGCTTCTCGAACTTCTTTATGAGAAGATGCTAAAATATAAAATGGTTTAAAAGATTTTGTTTGTTCTTTTGATAACTCTGTTAGATGCTTGATATAATTCTGTGGAAATTCGGACTTGTCAAAATAAGACGAATCCGAATCATTTACAATAATATCAAGATCTTTGCATTTACGGAAAAAATGACTTTTTCCTATGCCCGGAAATCCACTTATAATCATAAAATTCCAAAAGCCGGTTTCCCGGCTCAATTAGTTATAACTGCGAGGTAACTGGAAGTGAACACCATCTTTAAATTTCCAATCACCACCCCATTCGACAGGAATACCTAATTCTTTCCCTGCCTGCTTCATTGCCTTGTCGATTTGTTCATAATATTTCCATTCCCACGAACCTGCAGGAGTTGGATATGCTAAGGTATCGACGGCTTTACCAAGAACATGCATACCGTTTTCAGGATTTTGAATCTGGGATTTGCCTTCTTTACCCAACTGACGTTGACGTTCAACTGAGCGTAAACCTTCGGTAATACCAAAATCAACATCACTAATTTCGATTGCACGTTTTACTACTTTAACCAGGTCAGGATGAACACCTTCCAGGTTTTTTAAAGATCTTTGACTTAATTTATACATGTGAGCTCCTTAGTTAGTCACATGTATTTATTCCTAGAATTTAAAGTCAACGTGTTTTGATTTTGGAAGATGTTCGATAATTTGATCCATCCATTTCTTCCATTCTGTTTCAGCCAGATGTTGTTTAATGATCATCGCCTTGTCAACTAAAGGATGTGGCATTTCTTTTGTGATAGTAATTTCGTTTTCAAATTCACAACCATCATAATAGGTTGAATAACCGGTAATAGTCATATTAGTCCCGATTAATTCGGATAATTTATGTCCATCTAAAGATTTTTCAATTTCTTCAATAATCTCAGGTTCCAAATAATCGTACGTATATTGTGTGAAATTCAGTGAAACCTCAACATAACACATATCATGTTTAATGCGTTCACCATGTTCGTAATCACCATCTTCAGAAATAACTTCTAAAAGTGTCTTGTTTTTAATAATCATATTAAACCTCTTGGTCTGGACAAACAACGGCCATTACAATTTTTTCGCCATTGAAATACATAATTGACGCAGGAAAAGATGGGGCTTTCCTGTATTGAGTCATTAATCCTTCAACTGTTGTAAACATATAGCTTAATTCACTATTAGACTTCATATGTGGAATAATACGTTGTACAGTTTCTGAAATTTTTATTTTATAATTTAATTCGCCGTCGGCCTGTATAATTGGAACACTACGTTGTACAGACCCAGGGATTTTTAATTCACAAGTCATTTTCAATAACCTTTTTGATCAATTTATACTGTGATTTCGACATCATCTGCTTAAGCTTAGTAAAATGAACATATTCAAAAGCATCGTTTTCTGGGAAATCACCAATATGTGGTTCGACATAAGAAGTGCAAACACTTAATGCCGGAACTGGTGTCAATTTACCAGTATAAAGGAACAGATGAAGATTTTTGCCTTTATAATAAGGATGTTCACCCAAATCGATAAGGTCTTTTTCTTCAACCAAAAACGAGGTTTCTTCTAAGCATTCACGAATAGCGGTTTCTGCTCTTGTTTCACCTGGTTCAATATGTCCTTTCGGAATACCCCAATAAGGGGTATTTGTAGCATGACACAAAAATACGGAATCGTCTTTGATAAAAATAATACCTGCTGAAATTTCCATAAATCCTCAATAATCTATAAATGATACAGGTATTTTAACCCATATTTTTTCTAAAGCGGTATGCTCCGATAAATTTTGATTCTTTTGCCATCATTGAAAAGAAGGCTAATACACGTTTAAACATTTAGACCTCATACTAAGTCCCAGGAATAACCGTATGGACTTTAATAATTATATTGATAATAACATATAAGTCCCTAGTAAAAACTCACCAGGGACTTCTGAAGGATTACTCCCACGATTTTTGTCTTACTTCATCTAAAGCGTCTTCAATTTGTTTCATTTGAGCATGCGATAACATACTAAACGAATCCCAATAATACTCAGAGATCGTATCTTCAATCGAAACATCAGATTTAAATTTCTCGATACTTTCAGGTGAAAAATCGGTGTCTAAACAAAATGTATAGTGGTCTGATGATTCTGATACTAAATGAACTGCAATATATTCCATATTATTTTCCTCTACAATGTTTAACATAATCTCTAACACATCTTTCTTTTCTTTGACGAGCCCATTCAGATTCTTTAATTTCGTCTTTCTTGACTTCTTTACCAAATTTATCTTTAAAGAATGCTTTGATTTCATCGAAGAATCGAATTATAAAAACCAGACCAAAGACGCAAATCAATATAGCCAGAACAACAAATATTGCGTTAAATGATGAAAACGAATAAACTACTAAAGCAAAGAGAGAACAAAGAACAATACTCATTGCATAACAGCCAATAAACCATCTCGGAGCGGTTTCATCAATCAGGTCTTGATTCGGTAAAACATACACAACAGATGAAATAAGATTAACTAAAGCGAAAAATCCAATAAAGCTTCCGCAAATAAACGGTGTAACACCATATTCTTTATTTGCGTTTAAAAATTCATAGGTAGACCAATCTGGATTAAATGTTAAACTAAACGAGACGTATGATAACACGACACCCAAAAGTGTAGTTAAAAACATTAAACCAAAAGTTTTAATTTTCATTATGTCTTCTCCGACATTCATCAACAAAATCAGAAACAACCTTCAGACGTTTCATTTCACGAAGTGCTTTAACTTCATTATCATAATCATTCGCCAGTCGAAAAAATTTCGGCCAGTATTCGGTTAAGAGTTTTTCTCTGATTTCTTCTGCCTTACATTCGCGATCAATTTCTTCTTTGCTATGGTCAAAGACCCTATATAAAACATCAGAAATACGATCGATCATAATATCAATAGAATAATTACTATCTGCGTGATTAAACTTAATTTCCAAATATTTTATATAATCTTTTTTACGATATTCACTAATAATTGGACGGTCGTTGTACTCAGTTTTTTCTTTAATTACTAAATCTGATACTGTATTATCAATTAATAAATTATACACGGCTTCGATAGTATCGGTGTAGAATTTACTCGTACCAATAAAAATTGATTTGCAATTTGGATTTGAAAACCTTGTACGGACATCGAATTTCTCAATACCTTTCATAATCTTCTCCGACATTCATCAACAAAATCAGAAACCGTTTTCATTTTAATATAACCTTCTGCGTTCACAATGGCCTTATCATAATTACGGTCTAATTCGTAAAATTTAATCCAGTACTCTGATAAAACCGATTTTATATTGTCATTTCGTGTTTTATACAATTTTTGAGCACTCACAGGTAAACTATTATAATCAATATTTGGTAATCGTAAACTGATTTTGATTTCAAATTTATCAGAACCATATTCAAATTTAATATGCATCTCTTTAAAAATTGAATCATATTCTTTTGTAATTTGACATAAACCATCAAATATAGTTTGAATTGTTTTTATCGATAAATTTTTAACTTTGTTTACAACCAATAAATCATAGACATCTTTGATACGCTCAATATCTGAAGCATATATACAAAGTGTTTTACTACCATCAACATAATTAACATCAAAACTAAATTTTTCAATACCTTTCATTTTTTACTCTCCGCATATTTCTTAGCTTCAAGCTCGCGTTCAGTGAAAGTTAAAGTGTCTTTTAACCGTTCCATTTTTAATCTGATTTTTGCTTCTTGATCGATTTGTTCTGGCGTCATCAAAGGAATTTCTTTTGATTTTTTATATTCTTTGATAATCAATGTTCCTAAATTAGGATTATCAATAACGTGGCATACAAGAGCCATAAAAATCATTGCACTTGCTGCATACATGGCAAATGACAAAATCACCATAAAACCAGTATCGTCAATTCGATTTATCATTAAAATTTGTAGCCATACAATAAATGTCGCGAACACTGGAAAAGGAATTAAATTTAATAAAAATGCTCTTGACTTATCGGTTTTAAATGGGAGCATCAGTAAAAACAGAACACAAATAATAATCCCAGGAACAATAAAATACATCATTTTTTACCTCTGCATTTCTCAACAAATGAATCGATATCAGTTGGTTTTTGTTTTTTATTTTTTCTGATTTCATTTGATTTTTTAAATTCATTATAAATTTTTGATGTTATAGCACAATCATTTGTCAAACAACCAAATTGAACAATCGCGGCAAACATAATCAATGAACCTTTTAATACAGAAAGGTCACGAACATCAACATTCATTTGCATAATAAGCCAAACATAAAAGGTAGTAAAAATAACCTCACCAAGATACATGCGAGATTTTTCGGTAATAAAAATAAACATAAGTAAAACACATAATGTAATAATCACAAGATAAATCATTTTTTACCTCTGCACTGTTTAATGTATGATTCAACATTTTCAACTTTATTTCTGAGGGCTTCAGCTTTACGTTTTTTATACGTGATAACTTTCTTACCAAAAATAAAAAGGAAAACTATTGTCATAACTACAAAAACTGCAATATTAGTCAAAAAGAAAAACCAGAAGAAAAACTTTCCGAATTTTATCTTTTTATCACAAAGGAGTGTGTCCGATAAAGCTATTCCTTGAACAAATGTTAAGGCACAATAACCAATATACCACCACATCATTCACCTCTGCAATGTTTAATGTAATTTCTAACCAATTCAACCTTTTGTTTTTCTTGTTGTTCTTTTTGAATCTTAATCAATTCTTTTTTCTGTTTACGTTCTTTAAGAACATTTGGTAGTTCAATACAACCAGCAATAATAAAAACTGCAATAGACAAACCACCAAGGGTCCAAATTGTAGGATTAGTAACCGCAATTATTACTAAAATTGCTTTATGACTAGGGCCAAGGTCTTTCCAACAAGTATCATTAATTGAGGAAAGAAAAAATATGAATGATACTATCCAAAACACGGTGATAACGATGGCTAAAAAATTCATAATGTCTCCTTAGATGGGGACCGAAGTCCCCATGCTTTTTATTATTTGAAGCTGTCTTTGAACATCGCCAGGTCAGAAGAAGTAACATCGACCGGGTTGGTTCCACCGATGAAAGTATCGACTTCCATCATCAGCTTGTTGACATCAGCAATCGCCAGGTTAGTGGTGGAAGTGACATCTTCAGGCAGTTCAATACCCATCGCTAAGGATTCTTTGCTGTTGCGAATGAATTCCAGATTAGCTTTGATTTCTTCCAGTTTGTCATCAAGTTCAATCACGGTAGTGGTGATATTTTTGACAACGGTTTTTGTGTCTTCAACACGCTGTTTCAGGGCTTCGGCAATTTTGGTATTCTGCAGAGCCAACAGATATTTCGCATCTGGAACAACACGATCTTCGCGTTTCATGATACGGATTTCACCAGAAATCTGACCTGCACGATGTTCGTGTTCACGAATTTTACGTTCCAGACGTTCGATTTCAGCGCCAGAACGTGCATCAACTTGTTGCAGTTCGTGGATTTTGTCAATGATAATCGTTGCTGCTTTTGTGTACTGATCTTCTTTGGTCAGACCGTTTTTAACAGCAGTGTTAACTTTGGTAGAAAAGAAAGATTTGATGTTTTTGAAAATACCCATTTTTAGATTCCTTATTTTAATTTACAAGATGTAGGTGTTAACTCGATTTCAGAACGTTCATGACCAGTTGCGATATATTTTGCAATACACTGGCCTTGAATTTTTGCAGTTTCACGTTGAGCTTTAATCGAAAGACTCATCATATCCCATGCAACAATTATTGCAATTATCGCAGCGACAACAGTCACAACTTTAATTAAGGTTTTCATTTTAGACTCCGTTTGTTTGGTAACTCAGTATGAAATCATTATACTGAGTTACCTGATTGATGTATACGTTTATTTTACTAATTTCTTAACTTTTTTCCAGCTTGCTTTGAACGCTTCTACCTGGTCAGTAGGAATCCAGTAACCAACACCTTCACCTGCATTATAATCAGAACACTGATCACAGTAACCATCCCAATCATCTTCATCAGAATAGTGAGGAGTTTCTTCAGCACGCAGTAACATATCGGCTTTTTCTAACAGCTCAGGATTATTATCCATGATGGTAAAGTACCATACACCACGGGTATCTTGAACTTTGATTGAGTTGCGTTGTAATTTCATTTTTGACTCCGTTTGTTTTGGTTTGTTTGTTAACTCAGTATGAAATCATTATATCCTGGTCATACCGGGTTGTACACACTTATTTTAAAGTTTTTCGCAAAAAGACCATTCTGCGTGAAAAACACTTGCTCCCTTTGTATCGTTCATACAGACCAGGTCAACCGGAGAAACCACACGATAAATTTCGGGTTCTCCACCTAATGATCTGCACGCACGACCAGCATAAATTTTTGCCAATCCAATATCTTTAGTGAAAAAGATTCGGTTTAAATTCTTTTTTCTTCCCTGTTCGGAAAGAGTGTTTGTGGTATCAGGTGGTAACAACATGTTCTCGATACCACAAACACTCGATGTGCCATGATAATACATTATGAATTAGCCTGGGCTTCTTTAATGGCACGACGGTAGTTAGAAACATAAGATTGAACAACACGCTTGTTCAGACCCAGGGTATCGACCAGGGTGTCCACAAGAGCTCGTACAGCGACTTTGTCTTCCATGTCAATCTTACCGAATTCGTTGTAACAAACAGTTTTGGTACTTGCTTGTTTAGGAATGTACTCAAAATCGGTTTTCACGTTTGTATCAACAACTTCAACACTGTCCAGCTCAGTCATGATCAGGTTGATTGCAACTTGTTTAGACTGCTTGGTGTTAACTTTTGCTTCAGCGTTGATAGATTTCGCGATAGTAACTAACTGCTGAGCGGTTAAAGCTTCCAGAGCATCAGTGCGGACAGAAATTACTCCGTTTGCAGTAGTAGTCATGTTAACAAAAGCGAATTCAGTAGTCAGGTTGATAAAGTTCATAATATTCTCCAGATTTGTTTAGTTTGTTTGGTAACTCAGTATGGGTTTATAATATCGGGTTAATCAGGTCTTGTACACACTTATTTTCAATAATTTTTGATTATTTTGCTTTCTTAACTTTTTTCCAGCTTGCTTTGAATGCTTCTACTAATTCAACAGGAATCCAGTAACCAACACCTTCACCACCGTTATAATCTGAACACTGATCAGAATAACCATCCCAAGTTGCTTCGTCTGCATTGTTAGGAGTAGCTTCGGCACCCAGTAACATATCAGCTTTTTCTAACAACTCAGCATCATTATCCAGCAGAGTGAAATACCATTTGCCTGCAGTGTCCTGAACTTTGATTGAGTGACGTTGTAATTTCATTTTTGACTCCGTAGTTTTATTTGTTAACTCAGTATGGGATAATTATATCCTGGTCATACTGAGTTGTACACTACTTTTTCAATTATTTTTTCATCTTACGATAATTAGATGCATAAGATTGAACAGTTGGTTTATTGAAACCGAAAATTGAAACGATACGGTCGATTGTTGCTTTACGTAATTTACTGTCATTCATATCGATTTCATCGAAGAATTTGGCACAACAATCAAATTTTGTTCTGCCGTAAATTTTCCAGTTAGTAGACACAGTTTCTTCTACTTTATTTTTATTCTCCGTTTTTACTGTACCATCGTTAAGACCTCTAAAAATCTTACCAGCTAAATTAGCCAGATTAATTGCTTCGTGTCTTGACAGTCCAAAAACAGCTGGGTTGAATTTAACATCTAATGACTTAAGTTTGTTAAAGAACATTTTTGCTGCTGTTGAAGCTTCACCTTCTGAAGAATTATTCAACGCCAGGTTGATATATTTCTTTAATTTTAATAAGTTCATTTTCGACTCCGTTTGTTTGTTAACTCAGTATGGGATCATTATGCCCTGGTAGAATCGAGTTGTACACCACTTTTTTCAAAAATCAGAAAATAAAAAAGGAACCCGAAGGTTCCTTTTTTAGATACAACCACCACAAGAACTGTGTCGCCAATCTTTTTCTTGAATTGCTTCATAAAGATCTTCGATAAAGGCTTCATTGTTGATATCAAAACCATGTCTGATAAGTGAAGATTTTAAACCATTTGTGTCATGAGTCATCAGATTTTTATACCAAGAGTTAAATCCATACCCAGCAGTATAGGTTTCCCATACGTCATTCCAGTCTTCAAAATGCCACATATGGTACTTGCCGTATGTACCAAAATGTTCTTGTTCCAAGCCGGTTAGTTTAATTCCATCAATAACAATAGTCCAAGCACCAGAGCATAAGGTCGGATAACCACCGGACCAATTCACTTCAATTTTCATTTATACCTCTACACACCGTCCCCACATGATAATTTCAGTGCCAGAAACAATCTGATAATTATCATACGGATATTCGGTTTTATTAGCTTCTTTAATTGCGGCGTAACATTCTGATTCAGTTGGATATGTACCTACATAATCATTAAAGCCACCACTAGGATAATGCATGTCAAACATAAACAAATGGAACATAATATGTCCTTAGTATTTTAATACTTGCATAGGATAAATGATATTACGGTTAGTGATTTTTGGATTACATTCGAGTAGATGTTGTAAAGTTACACCAAGCACCTGAGCAATTTCAGATAATGTATCACCCGGTTTTACGTAATAAACGCGGAATTCACAGTTACACGCATTCGTAATGTAATGAATAGGTTCCTTAACATTAATAAAAATGTATTCATCGCCACAATTAGTAAAATATTTTAAACGCGTGAAACCTTCATATTCCGCAGCGTCAATAATAGAATTAGTATCAATCATAACAATATTATTGTTAATGATATTAGTCAGTAAAATTTTCATAATATACCTTTATTTGTAAGAGAGATTTTATTATAACATCAATAATATTAAGCGCAATAAAAAAGCTCAAGAACTTTTTTATTCTTGAGCTAATTGGAAGCGAGACCTAGATTCGAACTAGGGTTTCGAGGGCATGAACCTCGTGTGAGACCTCTTCACTATCTCGCAGTTGATCAGTTAAACACTAAATCATAAATTGTTTTGCCGCCGGAACCAAAACTATAATAACCAACAGATACACGTTTTGAATATTCTTTAAAGATTTCGATATCGCCGATTTCAATCGGGTCCCATTGATCTTCGAGACCATAGCATGAACAATGGCCACCTTCAACATGCCAGAAGATTCCGTTTTTATCACGGTAAACTACTGTGACATCACCAGAATAATTTTCGTATTCATAAAATGCAAGGACAATTGTCACATTATCTAAACATTCATCAGGAATATTAAATTCATAACAGATATCAGATTTGGACTGAAATAATTCTAAAAATACATTTGTTTTCATTTTAAATTCTCACAAACATTCATCAGGAACTGATAAGACATAATGATGATCCCACCAATACGTGCTACAACCTTCATAATCATATGTGTACTGTGCAAAATCGCCATCTTTAAACCAAACAGTAACATTATTATCTAAATCTTCGTCAGAAATAGAATCGATTAAATCAAAAAATGATTTTAACTGCTCTTCGGTATGACCACGCTTTAAAGCAATAGGTCGATAGCCTTTTGTTTCTTCATCTTCAACAAAAACCATTGCGCAATCAATTTCTAGACCAAGATCTTTTAACTTTTCTGAATGTGTCATAACATTATCCAAATAATCTTAAATACATTTTAAGATAAAATGTTTATCAACAGTAGTTGAAATGTCAATTGAATGCATTCGTCCGTCAGTAGTTGATACTACATTTCTTAACTGTTTATTTTTCATAATATCAGTAACTACAAAATACTGACTACGATATTTAATCATAAATCCAGGATGAACATCTTTAAGTTTCATATATTCCTCACAATAAATTGGTACACCTACGGAGAATTGAACTCCGGTTGCCAGGTTGAAAACCTGATGTCCTAACCACTAGACGATAGGTGCGTTGTTGGGGTGACCGACCGGCTTCGAACCGGTGACTGCCTGAATCACAATCAGGGATTCTACCAACTGAATTACGGCCACAACAATATTCACTCAAAAACTTCCGGATGGATAGCTTGCAATTTTCAAATGAATATTAATTTGGCAGCGGGTGTGAGATTCGAACTCACGGAACGGTTTCCCGTCCTCTGGTTTTCAAGACCAGCGCCATAAGCCTCTCGGCCAACCCGCTATTTTTTCTTTAACCACTGTACAAAGAAATTATCTTGATACTGAAAAGCATTTGGATTTGGTGTTCTGGCTGTTGACCACTCACGATCAGTTGCTTCATCAACACACTTCTGATAATACATCATAACACGAGTTTTTAATTTAAGAACTTGCATTTTAACAAATAAACAAAAACCTTTAATCATAATATATTCCTCATAATAGAATTTGGTCTGTACGGGAGGATTCGAACCTCCGACCCGATGCATCCAAAGCACCTACGCTACCAGACTGCGCTACGTACAGATAATTGGCTGACCCACCTGGACTCGAACCAGGATAAGTGGATTAACGGTCCACCGTAATAGCCTTTATACGATAGGTCAATATGCAGATTTTATCTTATTTTCTTTAAACAATTTGATTATAGGACGTACATCGCCTTTAATCCATTCACCATCAGCGTTTAATGCCTTGTGAAAACTAAATTCTTCTTCAAATCGTTTATCGCTAAAATAATAGCATTCTAATTTATAATTGCGTAAAGGACAATATGACTGATATGTATTTAATCTATCATAAACATCAACAGTCGAACCTATTTTATACCATCCTTCAAAAGCAGGATTAGTTATGCAATAAACAAAACCTTCTTTAATACCTTTGGAAGAATTATTATTTCTAAAATATTTTACGCGTAATAAGGACAACTTTGTAAAATTAATTTGTCTTGAAATTAATTTATCAAGCTTACGTCTACTAACGGAAGCATATTGAATTTTAAAGTTGTGATACACGTACTTTAAATAAATATATTTGGCAAATTCAGTGTTTATATCAAAGTCAATACCAATAATACCTTCTTCGTCAAGGAATTTGCTATATTTATTTATTATTTCAGTTTTAGTCATAATTTTCCTTAAAGATAAACACTCTCATAAGTATCTTACGTCTCCACGACGTATAGGTTAAGCTTCACTCAATTTCAAACATAATAATTGTACACTTATTATATCATTCATTTCGTTATGCACATAAACCAATGATAGCTAGTCAATGATTTATTGTCTCAGTTACCCCAATTTATCTTTAAGAAAAATGCGTCGTGGTAGATTCGAACTACCGACATTCCGATTAAAAGTCGGATGCTCTAACCAGCTGAGCTAACGACGCGATACTATTTTTAATGCTTCTTCTTGCATTTTCTTTACTTCAGGTAATTGACTCAATTCTCTGGAATCAATATAACAACTACCAAACTTATCGACATTAATATATGCTACTGGTCGACTTTTCTTTTTATTTTTCTTCTTGAAAAAAATAAACATATCTCACCTAAAAGTCCTGTGGTTGCTAGTCACTTTACGGATATCCTACTTTTGTTCTGGTGATTCATCAGATAAGCATTCCTGATCAAGCAGGTATCTGATTGATACGTTCATTATACATCATTATTTATAATGCAATTTGGCAGGCCGAGAAAGAGTCGAACTCTCGTCTTCGGATTTGGAATCCGCTATTCTACCATTGAACTACCGACCTTTTTAAATACTGAAATACTGCCCCATTCTGATGTATTAACAATAACACATTTACCATTGATAAATTCAATAACAATTTCAGTAGAATCAACGCAAAGTGAATCATCGTCTGATTCGTTCTCAATTATTTTAAGATACCGAGGCATATCTTCTTTGATGTATTCAATTCTATTATCGTCAAATATATCGTCATGATAATAAACTTTATTAACTATATCACCAAAAATGTTTTTTGCAAATTGTGTTAATTTTTCAGATTCTAATAATAGACTTTTTGCTTCCATAATATAGTCCTCGCAAATTATTTAAATTCTACGTCTGGAACAATTGATGCTGGCTTAAAGATAACACGATAATGATAAGGACTTACATTAACACTATCAACTTGTTCAATAAAAAATGTTACGTTATCGGATAACCCTAACATATGTTTTTTGTATTGGCTAGGACCAGTTTTACAAACAATACCTAAAATATGTCCTGTGCTAGAATTATCACGAGTACACAGACCTTCGATTTGAAGCATATAATCACCAGTAATTCCATTATAGAAAACAATACGGCGATTAACTTCAAAATTATCAGAAGCTGTACTTAGATTCCTTGATGCAACGTCCGAATCAGCAGGACAACCAGTTAATAATAAAGATGAACTCAGAATTAAGGCTGTTGTAATTTTCTTTAACATTATTTTACTCGTTTTAAATAAAATGGCACACCCTACAGGATTCGAACCTGTGACCTACGGCTTAGAAGGCCGTTGCTCTATCCAGCTGAGCTAAGAGTGCATTAATTTGGTGTCCAAGGTGGGATTTGAACCCACAATCCATAAGGCGGGAGATTTTAAATCTCCTGTGTATACCAGTTCCACCACTCAGACTAAAAACTATGGACAATAAATAACGCGTTCATTATAATCAATTTCTAGTGTCCATTTAGAATGGACAAAAACATATTTAGGTTTACATTTTATCTTAGTTTTTAATAATGCGTAATAACCAAGTTTACGGTTTTTAGCTATTATTTCCATCCGATCTAATTTAATTTTCATATATTTCTCACAAAAATTGATGGCCCTTCATGGAATCGAACCATGCTCTAACGATTATGAGTCGTCAGCTTTCAACCAGTAAGCTAAAGGGCCTAAAAATTTTTAATGGCCGGAAGTTTCTGTACTTCACCTTGCATTCCAAGGGACCTATTACACGGGACCAACAGAGGTTTTCCCATAGGATAAACTTGCATCACCGAAACCATTTAATACCACACGGGGTTAACCATTTGATAGGGATCATTATAACAAACAATCCCATATGCATTTTATACTTCAGAAATTAATTCTGGATTAAATTCAGGAATAACAACGTCTTCCGGTAAATGATAAATGTTCATCGATTCGAACACACGAATAAAGTCGTAATCATATTCAACAGGACAACCCAACAGAGTTTGAATTTTATCAAGATCAGGGTGACCATCATAAAAAAAGAATTTACCCAAAAATTCGCGGGTTAATTTACCTTCATCAAGGCCTTCCATTAAAACTTCTTCAACAGAAAACATACAAAAATCTCTGTTACCAAAACCTTTTGATTTACTATTTCTGCTTTTGAAGAAAGGCATAACATAAGAAAATTGGTTTACTTCTTCTTTTGTAAGTCCATCGATAATCTGGGTCGAATAATGATCACCATCATTTTCCCAAGATGTAATTTGAATCATAAAACCTTTTTTAAATTTACAACCACTCATAACTTTCATAATGTTTCCTTATTAAATTTAGGTTTCAATTTATCATTAATTTCTTTTTGCAAACTTAAAAAATTCCAATGATAAAAGAAATGTTCTTTACCATCGATTTTTGTTTCATGGTAGTAAATTGCACCATGTACTGCGCATAAATGGAGATGATCATCCGGTATCAAGTTCGATACCGGAAACACCAATTTTAAAGCATTTATGTTATCTACGAAACCAGTTTTTCTGGTTTCTTTCCCATCATAATATATAATTCGCATAATAACCTTTATTTTAAGATTTTTTTAGCAGCAGATTCAAACTGATCTGCTAATTCATCGTCAGATACGTTTGCGTACATACCATTCAGTTTAGCACTTAAAGCTTTAAGTTCTTTTTTGTCTGCAGTTTTTGCAGAAGTCAAGATCTCATTATATTGTTTTTCGAATTGCTTTGCTGTCCAGCCTTTATATTGTCCCATACCAACAACTTCAGATGGTTTTGAAACCTTCAGCTTTGGCAAAGTAGACTCGAGCATAAATTCTTGAAACGTTTTCATTTTAATTCCCGTTTAAATTTTTATTTAATAGGTGGTGAAGGTTTACGGGTTTCAACATCAAAATCTTCCAGATCGTCCTGAATAACAGATTTTGAATTTTTACCAGTTTCAACATAAGCTAAATCGCGTTTTGTTTTCCACTTAGTGATTTTTTGACGACGAGCATCTAAAAATGTATAACCATTTTTCATCATTTGTTCAAACCCATCACGTTCACCACCGAAGTGCAGAATCTGAAGAGTTTTACTTTTATCCAAATCTGACGGGAATGGTGGTAGAGCTTCGTTAATAAATTCTTGAAACGTTTTCATTTTAATTCCTGTTTAAATTTTAGTGTATCATAACACTAGTTTTTGTTGTTGTAAACTTATATTTTCCAATCTAGTTGGAGTGGTTCAGTTTTCTCATGACTCAATATAACAGGAATATCATATTTACCAGAAAACTTTAATGGTCCAACATTATAGGACAATGTGATATGAGGTGTATAGTCATCAAAATCATGTGTTGCACCGATAGCCCGTGCATACTGGTGTCTTAGTTTTAAGAAGTCGGAATCAAGCACTAAAACAAGTGTTTTTCCGTCTTGGGTGTCCCAAATTTCTAAGTGTCCACTTGATGCAACCTCGAAACTTCCTGAGTAAGGAACGTAAGGCACATTTACTCTTGAATAACAAATCGTAGAATGAATCTTATCACGAGGAACAGAATTAGGGACCTTTAAGTCCCTTTGTAATTGTTCAATTGCATCAAGAGTAATATTTGAATATTTAGCGCACACATAGAGCCCAGTCGAAACGGACTTAAAATCAGCCATGGATCAGTTCGGCATCTTCTGTGGGTTCGTCGATTTCTGCAACTGCTACATCAAACTCTTTCAGTCGACGGATTTCAGCCAACACAGTTTCAGGATCAACCTGGTCTTGAATTTCTAATTCCAAAGTTTCCATGATTGACATAACAAATGTCTGTAACTGTTTAACTGAAGCTTCTGAACCTGCATACATTTCGCCCATGTCAAAAAGACGGATTTTAAGACTGTTCAGTTGAGCTTTTAATTGATCTAATTCTTGAGTATTCATTTTGTACCTTTTTAATAAATGTTTCTAAATCGGAATCATTGTTAAGAATAATATCACCTTCTTTTACTGGTAATTCTTGTTCAGTGATATGCTTGTCATTATTTATACCAGGTTTACGAAGATGAATAATTGTTCCACCCAGGTTACGGACAGTTTCAATTTCATGTGTCTGACGACAATCAGTGATGATATAAACTTCCTTATCGAAAGAATCGATATAATCACAAACAACATGTTTAACCCAGAACATTTCATCCATCTGGACTACAATGTCAGTTCCGAGTGTTTGTAGTAAACGTCTGATAGTCCAGTCTTCATATTTGTTAATAATATGATTAAAATTAAAATAACCTTTTAAACCATAATTCTTACGAAGATATTCGACACATGAAATAAAATATGTCCTTAGCGCTAATTTGTTATCTGATATACGAAGCCTTTCCTCACGGTCAAAACCATGTCCATCGAAATCTTCAAAATATAAAGTTTCGCCAACATTCTGTGGCCAATTTACAGTTAAAGCCCATTTTAATAATTGTGCGAATGATTTTTTCTTACCATTACTGATTTCCAAAATAGCATCTGCACATGTATCTTTACCAGAACGTTTTTGTCCAGTAAGCCCAATTAAAATCATATTTACCTCATTGATGGATGTAAGCCAAGTCTGGCTTTTTGAATATTATCACCAGCCTGAGCAATTGATTCTCTGCCTCTAATAACAACACCATCTTTTTCAATTTCAAAATATTTAAACTGAAACAGACAAAGACAAGAAATCGCCGGGTCACCTTCTTCGGTATATGAAAATTCTATTTCACCTAAATCCGATGGCCATGCACCATAAAAATGATAGCTACAAACGATGTCTTTTTTATCGTTATCGAGGAGGTGTAAAGTCATAGCGACTGGTTGACCTGATGGTTCCCATGCAGTATTATGAAGAGTTATATAGTTGTTAATAGACAACATCCATTTATAAATGGAAATATAGTTATTAAAATCTTCATCAACAAGAAAGCGAATGGAAATACCATCATGTTCAAGAGTTGAACCAGGTAAACCTGAACGACCTAGACCAAATTTACCGGTTGGCGTATCGGTAACCGGAATTCTTACACTAGGGAGAATAACAGATTGCACGTTAACAACAAATGGTTCAGTTAAACCATTATCAGGAACGTGTAATGCAAAGTTAGTAATATTGGTTTGATTATTAAGACTCATAATAACACCTTTTTAATATAAGCAATTTCTGAACTGCGTTCAGATACTTATTGTTTTATAATTAATATTATTATATATAAGAATTAAGTAATAGATTAATAACTATATGAAACTAGTTTTAAAAAGATATCTGGGCCTTTGGCCCAGAATTTTATTACTTATTAATATTATATTTTATATATAAGGATTAAGTAATAGATTAGTTTCACTATGAAATTAATAGTTAGCCCAAACTTTACTAGACGCAAAACGTTTACCCTGAGACTGAAATTGCTGAGTAGGCATCATTACGATGTTGTGCCAATCCTTAGGATCAATTTCAATCATCGGTCCTTTGATATGACCAGGTAAGTATGCTTTAATCATCAGATCAGATCCCTTCATACCTTTAACTTTACTCCAGTCAATTTTTAATTTCATCTTCGGAGTAATACGACCTGTCGATGCATATCGTTTTAAAAGTTCTTCCAGGAACGATTGTCTTGCTTTTGGTGGTATATAGTGAAGGTTCAGACCATATAACAATTGATTACCATTTCCTGCAGTTGCAGCACCAAGATAAATTATTAATGGAAATTTATCCCAATATGGCAAGGTGTCTTTATATTTGGCGTCATAAACGTATGTGTATATTTTACCTTGCACAGGAATTTTTGTATTCTTACCTTTGATACCAGTTTTAATTGTATCTTTAAACCATTTCACGGATTTGGTATTGTTCGCCGCACCCATGTTTTTTATTTTTTTCTTCAGTGAACTTCTGAAGTCATTTATCAGCATAAGTTCTCGTTCACGACGAGTTAAATTATGTTTTGATTTTGTTCTGATAGCTTCAACTTCTAATGCAGTTTTAATTCTTGATGCATATCTCGACATAGCAGAAGTGAATGTGCTATAATGAAGTCCCTTTGATTCGGCAAACTGTTTTGATGTAATACCTCGTGCTTTTGCACGATAGAATTCAACACCAATATCAATCCATTTTTGTTCAGGTGTTTTTTCATTTTCTTCTATAAAGATCATATTAACCTTTCCATCCTAATTGTTTTAATGACCGCTCGGTAATTATTTTAAAAATGATACCTTCTTTTTCGGCTAATTTTTGAGCAGCCATCCATTTATCACGATTAACACTGTATGTATATACTTCATCAATAAATCTTTTCTTTTTTGCTGTTGTTAATTGGACAGGTTTTACTGGTGGTTGAGTTTCCTTAAATGGTTTGACCTCAAAAAAGAATTGTCTACCATCTTTAAATAAAACCCAAAAATCCATGTAGTAACGTCTTTTTTTACCGTCTGCATTACTAAAGTACGGGATGATAACGCCTTCTGAATTCCACTTAACGACATCCGGATTATTGTCGAGCCAACGCATTACAAACTGCTCCCACGTTGATCTGTATTTAATTTTGCTTACTTCACCTTTATATTTTTCGATATTTGTAGGCATAAACGATCCACTATAAGCCATAACAAAGTCCTCTTATAAATATTCATATAAATTATTTATAACTTAATAAGGAGCCGAAATGTTATTCTCATTTTTTGATGCCATTGAATACAACGGCAAACCAACAACACAAATATTCAAAAATTACAGGTCGTATTTAAATCGGGTTCTTGTTAATTTTAAATTAAAAACTTACTATATAAGCGGATCCCCGAGACCTGAACAATTAGCAAACACGTTATATGGCAACCCACAATTATATTGGGTACTATTAATGATCAACGATAATTTTGATCCTTTCTATGGTTGGATAACCAATCAGGAAGCATCTTATCAGTGTGCAATACAACGATATCAAGATATTGGCGGACAACAAGTTCTTTATCATGTGGATAATAATGGTGAAAAATATTATAATCTCGTTGAGCATCCTATTAATAAAGGACACTGGTATGATAAAGGTGATAAAGAGATGAAACATATTCAGTATCAAGGCCCCTTAGCGGCGGTCGATACTTATGAAGATGCAATTTTAAAAAATGAAGCCAAGCGTGAAATTAAAATAATTGATCCTATTGATATCACTAACTTCGTTTCTTCATTTATACGTGAAATGGAAAAAAGTTTATGATTTTAAAAAATAATACAATTGAACCATTTTTTGGTGTAGTGGAAGACAGATCAGACCCGACTCCTTTAGGTCGGGTGCGTGTCCGTGTTTACGGTGTTCATCCGTTCGGAAAAGCTCAAGGTGACGTTTCAGGTTTACCTACCGAGGAATTACAGTGGATGCAGGTTCTTTTACCTGCGACCAGCGCCAGCACATCAGGTATCGGCACGTCTCCTACGGGACTCCTGGAGGGCTCCCATGTTTTCGGTATATGGTTAGACAAGTATAAGACAAACGGTCTTGTAATGGGCACATGGGCTGGTTCTGTGACGGAATTACCTAATACCAGCGAGGGCTTTAGTGATCCAACTGGTCTATATCCTACAAAAATCGGTTATGACACAAACCCGCTTGCACAAGGTGGTGAAGTCGGTAAAAATTCTGAAATAAACCAGTTACAAAATGATAATACAAGCATTGCCCCGAATCCGATTGATGGTGCATTTGACGATCAGCCAGAAGATAATGATCCTAATTTCACTATTGAGAAAATGCTCCGTGGTGATGAAGGTTTAAGACTTGCATGGTACCCAGATTCCGAAGGTTATCCGACTATTGGTATTGGTCATTTATTACGCAGAGAAAAAACTAAAGACACCACAAAAATTAATAAATGGATTTCAGATCTGGTTGGTCGTCAGGTTAATAATGGCCGTATCACAATGGATGAAGCAAGTAAAATATTCCAGAGTGATATAAAGAAAACAATAAACGGAATGAAGGCTAATGCAACCATTTCTCCCGTTTATAATAAAATGAACCGTTCCAGACAGATGGCACTTGAAAATATGGCGTTCCAAATGGGCGTAGGTGGTTTAGCTAAATTTAAAAAGACACTTGCGTTGATGTATGATGAAAAATGGGAAGAAGCCTATAATAATATGCGCGATTCCTTATGGTTCAGACAAACAAAAGGACGAGCGTCGAGAGTTTCGTTAATTGTCCGTACTGGTAACCTCGAATCATATGGCGTGACAGTACCGACTACTAAAATGAGAGCAATGGCTTTTTCTGCACGAGAAATGTCTCCTGAAGATCCATATACTCCTGAAGATGGTCGTATTATGTTTGAAGAACCGAACACATCTTATGACGCGGTTTATCCTTATAACCAAACATTCACTACTGAAGGTGATATCACCCAGGAATTTGATAATACTCCTGGTGCAGAAAGATACAGACTGAGACATCCGTCAGGTACGTATACGGAGCTCTCAGGGAATGGTGACAAGGTTTTAAAGGTAACAGGGGACGATTATACTATCACTGCCGGCGATGGCCATGTGCTCATCCAGGGGGATGCTAAAATCGTTATCGGATCACAGTGTAAAGTTTATATTCAAGGTGACGAATCAAAAACAGTTGATGGTATGGTCAATCATTTTGTTCGTGGTGATATCAATACAATAACCGAATCAGATTCGAATACGAAAGTCAACGGTGATATGGAAGTCCTGGTATTAGGAAATAAGAAAATTACTGTTGAAGGTGACGCGGATATTAATGTACAAGGTAATGCCACGACCAAAGTTGACGGTGATTATTCAATGGAAGTTGCCGGTGACTATACATTAAAAATCGGTGGTGCCAAAGTTGAAGATGTCACAGGTTCATTTACACAAACAATGCAAACCATGTCTTCTGTAGCCAAATCTGGTTATAAGATCGATGGTTCACGAATTGATCTGGGTTAATTATGTCTGATATAAGTCCAATTAATACACGGTTAAATGACGTAATGGAGGGAGAAAATATCTCCCTTATTTTTACGCCTATTTTAGGACCAGACGAAACATTGACTTCACTAAATATAATTAATAGTCCTGTTGTAGATGGAATAATTGTTGAAGATAACAAAGTAAACGGCTCATATAATAATATTTTTGATCTGGGTAATGACTCATTAATGTATCGTGATGGGGATGAATTTAAATCTGCTTCCTCATGGGATGATTTACCGGATAAAAATACTGTTGACTTATATTTGTGGAAAGCGCCCTCGGTATTAGAAAAAACTTATTCTTATGTCGTTAAGATGGATTATGTGCTAAAAGACAATACTGCCGAACCTCCGACATCTACACCAAAAACAATGACAAAAACATATCACCAGACCGTTAAAGGTAACTGGGATATATGGGCACGTAAATTAAGAAACTATGTGGTGAGATAATGGCCGGATTAACATATAACAATGCACTAACTTCAGGACATTCAGCATATCCTCCTACCAATCTGATATCAACACAATCTAAAGTATTTGTTGACGGAATCCCAGTGGTAGTTGAAGGTGATAAGATTGTTCCTCATACAAAAACAGTCGACCCCCATGACACCCATGACGGGGTTATTCAGCCCAGAACAAATAAAGTATTCATTGGCGGCAAAAAAGCTGGCCAAATGGCTGATCCTATTTCTTGCGGTGATACCGTCGCACAATCTTCAAATAAGACTTTTATAAAATGAATAATTTAAAAAGACAAGTAAACAATATACCTGAAGTTTTTAACTCTGCGACGTTTGAAGAATTAAAAACTGATTTCGTTAACTGGCTTCGTAGTCAAGACGAATTCCAGGATTATGATTTTAAGGGTTCAAGATTAAACGTATTATTGGACCTGTTAGCATATTCGAATTTATATATCCAACAATTTAGTAACTCGGCATTATTTGAGAGCTTTATAAGGACTGCCAATTTAAGAAGTTCGGTTGTCCAGGCTGCACAGGATATGGGTTATTTTCCTTCATCCAAAACCTCTGCAATCGCCAGTATTATGTTGGACTGTACTCATAAACTGAATTCACAGAGCATTAAAATTCCACGTGGAACAAAATTCCTGGCATCAACAAAAAATGCACCGTCAAAACCATATAGTTTTGTTGTAACCGAAGACGTTAATGCAGTCAAAGATAAAAACGGTCATTATTTCCCGATTGTTAATTTAGCCCAGGGACGTATTGTACGAACTGAGCTTGAATTTGCTCCAGGGAATCAAATATTAATACGTGATGAACATATCGATCGTCATAATGTTCGTGTATGGGTAAACAATACTCCATGGACCGACTGGACGAATAAATCAATCGTTAATATATCCGGAACATCAACCGTTTTCTATATGCGTGAAACCGTTGATGGCTTTACTGAAATATTTTTTGGTGAAGGTGAAGCTAATTATTCAGCTACAAACGGCTTACTCCAAAGTGATTATATTGGTGGACTTAAACCAACTGCCGGTAGTAATATTGTTATTGAATATATCAGAACTGATGGTGCAGAAGCAAACGGTGCAATTAATTTCAGCTATGCAGACACAATTCAATATGTCGAAGTAAGAAATATTATTGAAAACTACGATGATTCAAAAGATTACGTAGGCGCCATTGGTGGTGGTGACCCGGAAACTATCGAACGAATAAGAGAATTGGCACCGATCAAAAGGGAAGCCCAAAGACGCTGTGTGACCTCATCGGACTACGAATCATTTGTATCTGAACGTTTTGGTCCGGTTATCCAGGCTGTACAATGTTTTACTGATCCTGAAAAATTCGGTTATGCTTTCCTGGCGATTAAACCAAAAGACGGTTTAAGATTAAGCTCGGTTCTGCGTGAGGATATTCAGAATTATCTTCGTGATTATAATATTTCAACAATAACTCCTTCTGTTATGACACCGAATTATTTGTTCATTAAACATAACATAAAAGTTACGTATTCTATGAACAAATTAATAGAATCAGAACAATGGTTACATGGTCGTGTGATAGATCAAATTGATAAATACTATCAGGACGAAGTTGAAATATTTAATAAAAGCTTCCATAAATCAAGATTATTAACTTATGTTGATAACGCTGATATTTCTGTATTAGGTTCAACAGCAGAAATAAGTATGGTTCGTGAAATTGACAACTTCTTTAAAACTCCGATGGCCGGGGTTAAATTTTATAACCGTGTCGGTAATCAAAGTTTAGTGAGCAGTGAGTTTGAATATATCGTTTCAGAAGAAGAAACGTACCCGATCAGATATGCGTCAACTGAACCTGAAGGTGATTTAATGGTTGGTAAAATCGTCGTCGGTCCGTTTAAAACTCCGCTTAGTGGATATACACCTTATGATAAAGACGATTTCCAGAAGAATGGTGACGGATTTTATTATGTCATAGGTGAAATCAGACACGAAGAAGATTATATCTATTGGGATCTTGGTGCTATTAATTTAAATACGGATAATTTCCTTGTCCCGAGTATTGAATTATTTGCAGACCCTATCGAAGATAATATCTTTACAAAAGATGGTTCTCTGATTGTATTTGAAAATGAACTGAGACCACAATACACAACAATTACGATGGAGCCAATTGCCTAATGAAAGCACCTAAAGTTACTAGTTTAAGAATAATTAAACTTTCAGCAAATCACACACATATTGCCTGGGATTCTGTTGGTAGTAACTTTTTTTATTTTATTGAAATGGCCGAAACTAATAGAGCGGGGGTAGAAATACCCCCTAATCTTTATCAGTGGATTGATCTTGGTTATACCTATGAAAATGATATGTTCATTGATGTGGGTATAACTCCGGACACTCAATATATAATCAGAGTATCGACTACTGCCCGCGGATTCGAGCAATCAGATTGGGTATATACAGAAAAATTCCTGACATTTAAAACTAACGCATATACATTTGAACATATGCGTGAATTAACCTTATCCGAAACTTTCATTAATGAAAAATTCGTTAACAACAATAGCTCTTATATTGATTTCAACACAGATCAATTAATGGCTTCATTAATGACAGAAGATTTTCAGTACACAAACAAATATAATGATATAAGTCAGATTTCGGATAAAATTGTTAAAGATAAACAATTTCATGAAATACAGGGTGGTCCAGAAGGTATTTCTAAAATATGTACTGATGCTGAACGAGTTATGTTAGCTGAGATGGATGGTGTGCTTTATGTATTTGAACGATTCCAGAACTTGGTAAAAGTTTCAAATGATAAAGGACAGACCTGGAAAACATATAAAGGTCTTGATGATCGTGTAGGTAACCCAGTTTCAAAAACATGTATCTACCAATCTTCATCTACCACTTATGTACTCGGATATGACCGTATTTTTTATGGCCGAAGATCAAATGATGTCAGATGGTCGGATGATCAGTATCGTTTTTCTGATATCAGTTTAACTTTTGCAAAAATTGGTGATTTATTACACCTTGGTTTTGAAGTTGAATTATTTGGTACCTATGCATCTTTGCCTGGTAATATTACCCGTTACGCAGAAGCCATGGCATGTTCAGATGATTTCTTATGGGTGGGTGCAAAAAATAATATCAGATTCATTGATCTGAATAATGCAGCAGTTGACCAGGATCCTACTTCACCTTATTACGGTAAAAAGATTTTTGACGATAAAAACATTAAATTAACAGACAACGATAAAGTTGTTATCAAGAAAATGGATGTTATTAATGGTCAATTATTAGTCTTAGTTACTGGTGAAGTTAAAGAACAATTCCAGGACCCGACAAATGTTGATAATGTTATTGATTCAAAAGACAAAGGCATCTATTTATTAAAAGGTGATGAATTTGTTCGTGTATACGGTAATAATGACGAAGAATTAAGAACGATTGAACATGCATATACTAATATGTCCACAAACGGAAAAGAAGCCTTTATCTCTTACGGTAATTATAAATTTAATGAAATTGTAAAAGCCGAAATTGATAACCCTTCTGTTAATTCAGCTGTTCAGTTTTTAAACACTCCTGGTGGAGTTCATGATAAACATTTTCATATGGGAAGCATAAGAGCCAAAGCCGAAGATCTGGAAACCTGGAAAAGAGGCTACATGGAATATTATGCAGAACCTTGGTTCACCTGGTTAAAACGTACCGGAACAAGATGCTGGCTTAATAACGAATATAAACCTGTGATGATTTATCCTGAAAAAACTTATACCCACATAATTGATTTAATCGGTCCTACCGGTGAAGATCGTGTGAATAAAGAAATATGGGAAAAAGGCGTCGGCACTTTCTATTGTAAAAATATCTTCTTTGAAGGGTTTAAACAATATGCAGGTGGTGTGACGATCCATAAAAATACAGGTGAAATTGTTGGGCATTTCGAATTCCATTATCGTGTACGTGATGAGGCAAGTGTTATTTGGTTACCTAAGCTTGTTATGTTAAAAGCTGAATTACAGAACCAGGAACATCCTAAAGACTGGACACCAGTTAATGAGAATAAAGAACGTGACCCGGACCTGAGACCATTATTAGATAAAATGATTCCAGATAGTTATTTGTTGGATGATACCAACTTTGAAAAATTTGGTGAGTATTATCTTCAGTATATTTCGGATGGCCATGGTACATTTTATAATAAACTTTTGAACCTTATCAAAAATAAATATCCTCGCGAAGAACACGCATATGAGTACTTATGGGGTGAAATTAATAAGCGGAATATTTACCTGGATAAAGAAAAACGAGATAAAGTTGTTCGTTTCTTTGAATCAAGACGTTCGGATTTTTACGGAACAAAGGGTACAGAAGCGAGTTATAAATTCCTGTTCAAATTACTGTATAATGAAGAAGTAGAAATTGATATTGAATCAAAAGCTGGTTTGGAATATGACATCGTTGTGACATCGAATAATATTTCAGAAGATATTGTCGGACGCAGAATAATGACCCCAACAGGTTATTGTAATGTCACCTATATCGAACGTGAATATGAAAACGGTAAATTACAATGGCGTGTGACTATTCATAATATGATTGGTCAATTTTTAGTCGGACAAACCATCAAAGGTGATAAACACGAATTCGAAGGTGTTATTAAAGTTGGTATCAAAGGGAAAGAAGTATTTTCTAATGAAGATGATTTTATTAACCGCGGACGAAGTTATTATGTGATGAAAATATCATCTAAATTACCAACATCCAGATATTCCTCAGACGTTATAAGATTTGTCCATCCAGTAGGATTTGGATTTATCGGTATAACACTCCTGACGATGTTTATTAATTCTGGTTTATCATTGAAGCATAATGAGACCATTATTGAAAAGATGCTTGGTTATAAATTTGATTCAGGTTATCCTCTTCAGTGGACTGACCGTATTGCCGTATTAGACTCAGCAGGTAATCAATCATTTAACGGTACAACAGGCGAAGCTTTATATGCACTGCATCCTCGTGCGGGTGAAGATTTCGAAATACCAAGTGATTATGATTCGTCCGAAGGATATATTCCGCCTGTAGATGGTGATACCTCATATAATAATTATCAAGAATACTTTGACAAGGTTCCTCCGAGTGAACGCAGGAAAAAACATAGTCCTTTATTTGATCAATCAGCGGTTAAGTTTTCTAATTATCGTGAATTGACTAGTCTTTTAATTGGTAGCAATACTGAGCTAAATAAATTAAAAGATAATATTGGAAATCCTCGTGATCCGAATAAACCTACACAGGAAAAAATATGACAGAATTATACAGGGCAATAATCACATCAAAATTTCGTACAAAAAAGTTATTAAGCTTTTATAACGATATTGGTGATGAAGAAAATAAATCAAATATCTATGTGACTTTTGGACGTGAAGAAGCCTGGGCAAATAACGAAAAGGATGTGGGGTTCGCCCCACCTTTTCCAATTGATGATCAACAAGGTGTGTCCGATATGTGGACACATATGATCGGTGCCATGAAGGTTGATAGGACTCTTGTGGATGCCGTGATCCCACGCAGGGACTGGGGTGATATAAGATATCCAAACCCTCGTAACTTTCAGATAGGGGACGTTGTGGTCACAAATAACGCACCCTATAACCAGACTGATATTGGTGATGGTTGGAAAGTTTATCGCGTGCTTGATGTTCCGAAGGCTGGTGTATGTTCGATAACATCAATTAAAGATAAAGAGGAATGTCTGAAACTCGGCGGTCAATGGACAGCTTCACAAGAATCAATTTTACCTCCTCGTGGTCGAGGTGATGCCGAAAAGGGTGGTATGGTTGATATGGAAGATGGTTATCTCTGGGAATATATGTATACTATTCCACCAGATGTTTCCATTAACCGTTGTACAAATGAATATATCGTTGTTCCTACTCCAGATGAACTCTCCCGTGATTATTCTCGATGGGGATATGAGGACAATTTATCATGGGAAGTAAACGATAATAATTTAATATACCGATTAAAAGTTGTGACGTTAAGATTCCGTGCCTATATGGATTCTGCTTATTTCCCGGAAGCTTCATGGCCAGGTAATAATGGTTTCAGACAATTATCTGTTGTTATCGATCCTCTCGAGAAAAAACGTTTATCAACAGATAAAGATGTAAGGGCCCATCAAAACTATTACCGGATATCACAGTTGGAACGACATTCCGGTGAAATGATTTATATGGAAAACCGTCCTCCTATTACCAGGTCAACAGACCAAGTCGAACAAATAGATTTAATATTTGAATTTTAAGGGAGGCAACTCCCTTTTTTCGTATATAAATATTAAATATAATAAAGAGGCTATAATATGCAGACTTCAAAACAACTTATTGACACCGGTATAAAAGGGAACTCATCAACAGGTGATATTCTCTATGACGGTGGTGAAAAATTAAATACAGATTTAAATTCTATCTGGAACGTATTTGGTGATTATCGTCTGTTTGATGAAACCACTCAGGGCCAGAATAAACAAACCTTACATGGTACAGGATATTATCAAAAACACACAAGACGTTATTATTTGGATTCTCCTAATGGTGTCGAAATGGGTTCTTTGCATGATATTGACACCACTGAAGGTAAACTTGATCTTAAATTACCAACTGCAAAAGCTGGTGAAGGTATTGTTATTATTAACAGTAATGGCTCGTTAAGTATCGATACACCTTTAGTTATAAATACATACGGATCGGACGTTATTGCTGGTCACGGTCGTACACTGACGATTGACTCACCAAAAAGTAAAATTACAATTTGGTGTACCAGAAAAGAAGCTGGTGTTGGTGTATGGGAATACAAAATTGAATCAATGTTCGGTCTTCAGAATTTAGCGGTTGATAAAACTATAAAATTAGACACAACCGAAACTGAAATTCCAATGGGCAATAAAAATTCCTATAATGCTGTTAAATTCATGGTCCATGCTATCTCTCATGATAAATTAAAAATAAAATCATGTGAAATTTTAATTGCGATTGACCATTTAACAAATGAAATATTAAAGACCGAATACGCCGTATTAAAAAATACAGAAGAAGAATTATATGAGCTCTCGTTTGTTGTTGACAACGGTTTATTAAAAGCCAAAGTTAAATCTAATTCGGGTAACGTGTCTTTTTCTATTAAATCCACAGATTCTATTAAAGTTGGTGTAGTATGAAAAAAATTGTTAATATTGGTAGCGTCGTTGATGATGGTCGTGGTGATTACCTCCGTAAAGGTGGTGAGAAAATAAACGATAACTTCAATGAGCTCTACGGAAACCTCGGTGACGGGGAAACCCCTCACGCAGCGGGCGCGTGGAAAATCTGGGATGCGAATGATGGTGAACTGAATATTAAATTCGGTCAGTCATTTACTGTTAATACATATTCTGCACCCGGGACAGTTAATTTACCAAAAGGTTCAGCAGACGATTATAATAAAGTCGTAAAAGTCCGTGATGTCTGGGGTTCGTTCAGTCGTTATCCTCTGACTGTTGTTCCAGCTATTGGTGATACGATGAAGGGTTCACCAACTCCAGCCATTTTTAATAAGGACCTGCAAGATCTCGAATTAGTATATTGTCCACCGGGTCGTTGGGAATATGCAGAAAATAAATTCGTCAACAAAATCCAGACATCAGATTTAAGTACAGTTATCCGTGAACAGATTATTGCAACCGAAGGACAAATTGATTTCTTAAACGTCTTTGGTTCAAACGCATATAATAAAAATAATACTGAAGTTTATCTTCGTGGTAACATTCTTTATTATTCGACTGACGGCATTTTTAATAAAGATACTGCCGAATACGGTTCTCCAGATGGTTCCGAATTAGGTCCGTTAAATGGTACTGATATCAGACTAAGGACACCGTGCGAAGAAGGTGATGTTATTACCGTTGTTTCTTATCTTGATGGCGTAAGTTCGTGGAAAAGCTCTTATTCTAAAAAACTGGTACGGGTTCTTGATAAAACTATTACTAATGAGGAGTCGAGAGAAGGCTTCACATATGTTATGGATCTTAAAGAACATAAAATCCCATTAAAAGCCTTTGGTATTTTAGAATCCGATTCTGTTAACCCGTTTTCAGCTGAAGTTTTAATTAATGGTGTACAATTAATTTCAGATTTAGATTCGGGCCAAACTTTAGCATTTTGTGAAGGTTTTGATACAGACTCTGAAGAAATATGTATTGCCAATGGTTATACCTGGAATTACGGTGAATCTGATTATTATTTTGAACGTGACCTATCAGATAAAATCGTTGCTATTGTATTCCCTAAAAACCTTGAACATAACGATATTGTCACATTAAGATGGTTTAATAATAATATCGGTACAACTTTAGAAATTGACCAGATTAAAGATGAATTAGATGATCGATATATTAGCTCAGGTGATGTTATTAGTTTAACCGGAAGAATTGCTTATACAGATACTTCTAAACCAGAACAATCCACAGTAATTCCTATTGAAGATGATCCTTATTTTAAAATATCTAATTTCTATAATCTGTTTGACGTGATTTATCCGTTAGGTACGATTTATGAAAATGCTCATAACCCAAATAACCCTGCGAAATATATGGGTGTCGGTACATGGGTAAGATATGCGGAAGGTCGAGTATTAGCAGGTTGGGATTCTGACGAAGGTAATGCGATTTTTAACTTAAACCAAAATGATCTTGATCCTCAGGGTAATCCGTCAAAAACTGCCGGTGGTGATATTGGTGCAATGTATAAAAGATTAATTGCTTCGAATATTCCTCGTCTTGAATCAAATGAAATTGTTCTGGTAAAAGATCAAAACGGAAGCATTATTATTGGCGGTTGTCAATTTGATCCTGATTCTGAAGGTCCTGCATTTGATAAATATCGTGAAGAAAAAATAACGATTAATACGGACACTCAAGAAGGTTTGGAAATAGAAATTATTCAGCCTACAAGAACAGTCTACAGATGGGTAAGGGTAGCATAATGAATAAAACACGAGGGGCCTCGATGGTCCCATCTCGATTAGCTGATGAATTAGAATATCGCACATCTGAAAATACTTATTCTGGTAACACAAATCCACTAGGTACCTTGGATATTACTCAGAAGAGTTTAAATGTTACTTATCCGACTATCCAGGGCGCCCTGGATGACCTTACAGCAACTTTTTTAGATGTCAATAGCGTAATTACCAATACTGATGGTGAAACGCCTTCAGGCATCGCACAGGTTGATTCGGTCAAGTTCAGTGGTTTCATTTCAACTGAGGATGAAATTACGGAAATATTCGGATTACCATTTAAATTTGAACTTGGTGATACGGCAGAAGAAGTTGCTCAGAAATTTGTTACCCAAGTTAATGAGTACGTGACAAAAAACGAATTCTTTACATTTGCACAGGTCAGTTCAGCAGATCCAACTGTTGTTGATATAAGATATATTGATTTCAGATATCATCCTCCTTATTCAAAAACAGTTAATGGTATTACAGTAGAAACTACATTAAGCTCTCCACATAAGGCTGGTTACGGCACTTGGGTTAAACTTGGTACTTCAACTGTTGTATTAGATTCACCTGCAGATCCGTTAACTTTATATTATTTTAAAAGGATCGCGTAATGCAAAATACATACAAACATATTAGTGACAAGTCTTTATTTGTCACTTTTGATCCAACTGGTTCTGGTTTTCCGGAATCCGTTACAAATGTTCAAGACGCTTTATCTAAAATAGGTCCATGGGCATTATCTGATAATGGTTTACCTAAAGCATCCGAAACGGTCGAAGGTATTATTCGTTTATCCACACAGAAAGAAGTTGATGATGGTATTTCGGATAATACTGCAGTTACGCCAAAAACATTAGCCGAAAGATTAAATCATCCTGAAGCTTCCGAAACAGTTTTAGGTTTAACTCAATATGCGACTAATACCGAAGCCTTAAGTGGCCTTTTAACCAATCGTTCTATTGTTGCAAGCTCTTTGGATTACGTTCTTAATACCAGAACATCAACCGAATCAAAAACTGGTACAATTAAGATATCGACTGGTTTGCAAGCGGAAGCTGGTGAAGATGATACAACCGCAATGACACCTAAAAAGGTGAAACAAGCAATTAATAAATTAACACCTTCTATTGGTATTGCGACCGAAACAAATACAGGTACTGTGACATTAGCCACTGCTGGTATTGCTCAGGCCGGTACTGCACATGATGGTGTGGCTATTTCGCCTAAGATTTTCGTTTCTGCTCGTGCGACTGATACAAAAGTTGGTACAACTAAAATTGCTAATACAACTGAGGCAAAAGATAAATCAAATAACACAGTTGTTTTATCTCCTAAAGCACTTCAAGAAATAAAAGGTTCAAATACCGAATTTGGGTTAATTAAATTATCTGAAACTATTTCTAATGATGCAAATACTGCATTAAGTTCTAAGGCACAGGTTGTATTTAAAAATTTCACTGTTAACGGTAAACCACTCCAAGGTAATGGTATAACACTTACAGCTTCAGATTTAAATACTTGGACTAAACAAGAAGCTGATGCAAGATATATGAGATCAGATTCGGCCAGTATGGGTGTATTTTTTGATGTATGGCCTATTAATAAAGATTATTACAGAGCTTATTGGCGTGATTTTAGAGAAATTGGTAGATCAACTTGTCCTGGTAAATTTAGAAATTTACAGTTTAACTTAAATATAACCAATTCAAGTGACTTAAGACCACTTCAAATGAAAATTTTTAAAAATGGTCAGCAAATTCATTTTTATGAATATTTTGCCAAGTATATGAACTATGCACCTATTATGCCACGTATTATGATACCTGGATCATATAATTCTGGTGATGTTATTTCTGCTCAAATAAACTGTAACAGTGGTAATAACATGATCATGAATATAACAACGTGTGAATTAATTTATTCATAAAAGGAAACCAAATGATTGAAAAAATCGAGTTAAAAACTATTCCTTTTGTTGACGGTGTACCAGCCAAAGGCCAGGAATCTATTTCCTGGCTCGTCAATAAAAAAGACTGTTTAAGTGGTGCAGCAAAACAGGGAGACAACGATGGTAATTTAAACCGTACTGGTGTCCAGATTCAGAAAAACATTAAATCTGTTAAGTCTGATGTGGATGATATTGGCGTAAAATTAAATGAGACCATTGGTGTTGTTAATACTATGTCTGAGGCTTTGAATATATCCGAAGAAACAGATTTAGTTAAAACTATTAATGAAACAAAAGAACGTGTCGATATTCATGAAATTCATATTCAAAACGCTGAAGATGATATTGGTGTTCTTGAAAGACGAACAGCTGATATTGAATTAAAACTTGGTCAAAAATCTGATCTGGATGTCAATGACAAAACTGTCTTTGATGATCTTTATTGGATCAAACGCGAAATGGGTTCATATCCAGGTCAGGATATTAATGGTCAGCAAACTCCTGGGACTTTAGGTACAGGTATGAAGCGACGTATTATTGATGTTTCTACGGAGACAAGAGATAATACAGTTCGTTTAACCAGACTTGAAGATAAATGGCAGGAATCAAATATTGGTACTCTTGATCTTACTGTCGAGAAAATACGTTCTGAAATTGGACCAGAAACAGAACAGACTGATGAAACCATTTATGAACGTTTATCTGGTTTAGAAGAACAAGATAAAACTCATGACCTGGCAATTGAGGACATCAATAATCGTATTGGTCAAAACAATATTGCTAATGAAATTACCGATACAAATAACCGTGTTAATGTCCTGGAAACTGAAGTATTAAAACCAAATGGTTTAAAAAGTCGAGTTTCAACTATTGAATCAAAAATTGGTGATAATAATACCCCAGGGACAATGATGTCCGATATCAGTAATCTTAAAATTGATTTAAAAAATACGAATGATATCGTTGGTCATAATACGTCTTCCGGTTTACGTGGTTCGGTTGCATGGATCGAAGCTCAAGTTGGTTTAGTTGATGATCCAGCTGAAGGCAGTATTGTTTCGAAGATCGAAGTATTAACCGATACTACAAACGAACTCGCCGGTTCTATACAGGGCTTACATGCTGAAATTGGTACTTCAAAAACTGGCCTTAAAGGATCCGTTGCGAAAAATACCAAAACTCTGAATGGTACAAATATAAACGGAACAACTGTTGATGAAATCGGTGTTACCGAAGCAACAAAACGTTCTTATGCTTATACTCAGGCGGCTATTGAATTACCTCCTGAAGATGGCTTGACTTATATTTGTCGTCAGAAAAGTGGGTTCCAATTGGTACTTCGGTAGGTGTATTCACTACTCCAACATGGGAAGGTGAATTAAAAGATGAAGTTAATATCCCGGTTGATCAGGCTTTATTTAATGAACGTTGTGAATTAATTGGCGGTGGTATAAATATAAATGAAGGTGGTGTATATGAGATTACATTATCCGTCAATTTTTTAAATAACTATAAAACACGAGATGTTACTTTAATCGCTAAAGTCAATGACGAAACGGTTATTGAAACATCTGCTAATATTGAATTAATGGAAGCTAAAACTGTTTATGGTAGTGTCATTAAACGTTTTGATCATAACTCAGTATTAAAACTGTTTATTAAAGACAACGAACATAATGAAAGTTTAATCCAATTATCGAATGTGGATATAAAGATTAAACCGATTATTTAATTAAGGGGGCTTCGGCCCCTTTTTGGAGAACAAATGGCCGGATATAATGCTTATACACCAAAAGAATTAAAAGACGTCATATTAAGACGACTTGGTGCCCCAATTATTAATATCGAAGTCACAGAAGAACAAATATATGATTGTATTCAACGTTCATTAGAATTATACGGTGAATATCACTTCGATGGTTTAAATAAAGCTTATTACACTTTTTATATCGGTGACGATGAAAATGGTAAAGATGGTGTTTTTGAAATAAATAAAAACGTATTTGCCGTTACACAAATTTTAAGAACAAATGTCGGATCTATCACTTCGATGGATGGCAATGCAACATATCCTTGGTTCACCGATTTTCTTTTAAGTATGTCAGGTGGTGGTTTTGGTTCATCAAGCTGTAGCAAATTCTACGGTCCAACCTCTGGCTCTGGTTCCCTGAGTTATTTCACTCAGATGATGCAGTACAGAACAATGATGCAGGATATGTTAAGCCCCTTACCGGACTACTGGCACAACTCTGACACTGGCCAACTAAGAATATTAGGTAACTTTAAAAAAGGTGACCTGGTGGTCTGTGAGGTCTATGTTAAGGCCTTTATGGATGTGCCTGACAATATGGGTGCCCAAGCTGGCTATGCAACTGCTTCTGATTGCTCTGCTTGGAATCCGTCACTTAAAGAAATTTATGACAATCCAAATTCACAATTGGGTGGTCTCGTTGCGGGTGATACGACAGGAATTGAACAAGGTTCTTATAATAATCGTTGGGTAAAAGATTACGCGACAACTCTGGTAAAAGAACTTAATGGTCAAATATTAGCTAAACATCAAGGTATGCAATTAGCCGGCGGGGTGACCGTTGACGGTGTTCGATTAATAGAAGAAGCCAGAGAAGAAAAGCGGTTATTAAGAGAAGAATTGGAATTACTTGATATCCCGACAGGTATAATTATAGGATAATAAAATGGACTCAAGTTTATTTGCACGATTAGAAAATGACACCGGATATCATAAAACTAATAAAACAGAAGTTTTAAATCCTTATGTAAATTTCATGAAACATGAAAATACACAACAATTGGCTGATGTCCTGGTGCAAGAAACAATTCAGATGCGAGGACTTGAGTTTTATTATATTCCTCGCGAATATGTCAAACCTGATATGTTGTTTGGCGAAGATCTCCAGAATTATTTTGATAAGGCATGGAAGTTTGCAGCATATTTAGAAACTTATGATGAATACACCGGAAATAATTCATTCTTTAGTAAATTTGGTATGGAAGTTAATGATGAAATAAACGTAATTGTTAACCCATCATTATTTAAATACCAAGTAAATAATAAAGAACCACAGCCAGGGGATTTAATTTATTTTCCTATGGATAATTCATTATTCGAAATCAACTGGGTTGAACCATATAAACCATTCTATCAGGTGGGTAAAAACGCCCAACGTAGAATTGTTGCACAGAAATTCATTTATTCGGGTGAAGAAATTAATCCTGAATTACAGTTTAATGACGATATCAATATATCAGAATTGTCTGCCCTGGATTTAGAACCGGTGAGAAATCTTGACGGTATATCAGATAATAACATTGAACAATATGAAGAACCAAAAGCTATTAATAAAGAAGCTTCTGAATATGTTCATGACTATTATGTTGGAAATGGTCGTGGTTCACCATTTAGCACATTTGAATAGGACTCTCCGATGTTTGGACATTTTTATAATAGTTCCCTGCGCAGATATATCGTATTAATGGGAGATTTATTCTCCCGTATAACTGTGGCAAGACAAAGAAGAGACGGTATTAATTATATAAAGGTGCCTATCTCTTATACAACCAAAGAAAAATTTGCACAGATTCTTAAGAAATATAACTCGATTACATCAACAGAAGATGTGACGAAAGTCGAAACCATTTTACCGAGAATGAACCTTCAGCTTGTTGATATGATGTATAACCCTACATATAAAACTCAGCAGAATATAAGAAGTCAAATGGTAAAGGACGAAAAACGTATTGTTTCACAATATAACCCGACTCCTTATAAAATGATATTTGAGTTAGGGATTTATACCCGATATGAAGATGATGTTTTTCAAATTATAGAACAAATATTACCTTATTTTCAGCCTCATTTTAATACAACAATAACTGAACTCCACGAAAATATTGACCCGATTGAACGTGATATAAGAATTGTATACCAGAGTATTTCACCTGATGAATCTTCTGATGGTGACCGATATACAAGACGTCATATCGAATGGTCAATTATGTTTGAAGTTAACGGTTGGATATATCCACCGGTTGCTGAAATTAATGGTGAGATAAGAACAATATATTTAAATTTTTCAAATGAAAGAGTTGAATTAACCCCTGACGGTGATTTTACTGAATTTGAATCTGTTGACCACCAAGTTGATCCGTATGATGTAGATGAAAAAGACTGGGATGGTAAAACAATATCAACCTATTCTCGCAATACACCTATTCCTACTGATCCAGAAAAACCTGGCCCGAGGTAATTATGACACAAGAACTTAATTTAGAAAAAATGTTGGATATATCAGACTTACCAAATATTGAAGGTGATGAAGTTCTTGTATATCCGCCTCTGGTTTTGGAAAAAGTTGAATCCAACCCGAATAACCGTCAGCCTGATCTTGAGGCTGACTATTCATTAGCCAGACAAACATTACATAATCAGCAACAAATGATTATGGATGCAGCAAAAATATTCCTTGAGACAGCTAAAAATGCGGACTCTCCACGACATATGGAAGTATTCGCAACATTAATGTCCCAGGTAACGAACAGCAGCAAAGAATTATTAAAGCTTCATAAAGAAATGAAAGATATTACAAATGAAACCACTGCAACAAAAGGTGGTTCAGTGAATATTGAAAACGCTAATATTGTTATGGGATCACCAACAGAAATGTTAGAACAATATGGCGATTCCTATGAGGCAAAGGAACATGCAAGAAAGAATAATTGATCATCCATTAGGGGAGGCTATTAAATCCCCTGATACATTAGAACGAAAAATAGAAAATGATATTGAATTCATCAAATCACAATGGGATGATAAATGGTACCCGGTAAAATTTGATGATTATCTCGAAATAAATAAAATAAGAAAGGTTGATATTCAATCTATCAATCCAGAAGATTTTAAAACATTTAAAGATAAAGATAATAAACGCACACGATATATGGGTCTTCCGAACCTTAAACGAGCCAATATAAAAACTGGCTGGACAAAGGAGATGATTGCGGAATGGCTTAAATGTCGTGACGATATTCTTTATTTTGCGGAGAAGTATTGTGCTATTACGCATATTGACTACGGAACAATTGCTGTTCAATTAAGAGACTATCAAAAAGATATGCTCGAAATAATGGACAAAAACCGTATGACCGTTTGTAATTTATCTCGTCAGTTGGGTAAAACAACGGTTGTTGCGATATTCCTTGCTCACTTCGTATGTTTTAACAAAGATAAATTTGTTGGTATATTGGCCCATAAAGGTTCGATGTCAGCTGAAGTATTAGACCGAACAAAACAAGCAATTGCATTATTACCTGACTTTTTACAACCCGGGATTGTTGAATGGAACAAAGGTTCCATTGAATTGGATAATGGTTCTAAAATTGGTGCCTTTGCATCATCTCCGGATGCTGTTCGTGGTAACTCATTCGCATTAATCTATATTGATGAGTGTGCGTTTATTCCTAACTTCTTAGAAGCATGGCTTGCTATTCAGCCAGTTATTTCATCTGGTCGTAGATCGAAAATTATTATAACAACGACACCAAATGGATTAAACCATTTCTATGATATATGGACATCAGCGGTTGAAGGTAAATCAGGCTTCGCCCCTTATACTGCTATTTGGAACTCAGTAAAAGAACGATTATATAATAACAATGATATATTCGATGACGGTTGGGAATGGTCAGCTCAAACAATTGCAGGTTCGTCATTAGAACAATTTAAACAGGAACACTGTGCTGAATTCCAAGGGACTTCAGGTACATTAATTTCTGGCATGAAATTGGCTAATATGGATTGGAAAGAAGTTATTCCTGAAAACCATTTTTATAAATATAAAGATCCCGTAGAAGGAAGAAAATATATTGCTACATTAGATCCGGCGGAAGGCCGTGGTCAGGACTATCATGCTTTACATATTTTTGATATAACAGAAATGCCATATGAGCAAGTAGCAGTTTTCCATAGTAATGAGACATCACACCTTATATTACCAAATATTATTTTTAATTATTTGACTATGTATAACGAAGCTCCAATTTATATAGAGCTAAATAGTACAGGTGTCAGTATTGCCAGAAGTTTATATGCCGAATTAGAATACGAAAATGTTATTTGTGATTCATATATCGATCTTGGAATGAAGCAAACAAAACGATCAAAAGCCGTTGGATGCTCGACATTAAAAGATTTAATCGAGAAAGATAAACTCATTATAAATAATAAAAATACAGTATTCGAATTTAGAACTTTCAGCGAGAAAGGTGTTTCTTGGGCAGCAGAGGACGGTTACCATGATGATTTGGTTATGGGACTTGTTATTTTTGCATGGCTAACTACACAGCAAAAATTCTCGGACTATTCGGAATCTGATTCACGTCTTGCTGTTGATATTTTCCGAAAAGAAATAGAAGATATGGACGAAGACTACGCCCCGGTCGTTATATACGATTCAGGTGATACAACACACGAAATAGAATATTCTAATCCTGTGATTGTATAAAAATTAATTAAAAGAGGACATTATGACTTTACTTTCTCCAGGTATTGAACTAAAAGAAACAAGCGTACAATCAACAATTGTACGCGGAGCAACCGGGCGTGCTTGTATTGCCATTAAAGGATCATGGGGTCCGGCATATCAGGTAACTCAAATCACTAATGAAGTTGAATTAGTGGATAAATTCGGTTCTCCAAATAATGATACAGCAGATTATTTTATCTCCTGTATGAACTTCCTGCAATACGGAAACGATCTTCGTGTCGTACGTACTGTTAACCGTGATTTTGCTAAAAACGCATCTCCATTATATCACAATATTGAATCAACTATCGTTTCCGGTGGTAGTAACTATGCCGTTGGTGATAAAGTTGTTGTCAAATATAATAACCGTGTTATTGAAGATAAAGGTCTCGTGACTAAAGTTTCTGCCGATAGTAAAAAAATCGAAGCGATCTTTATTCCGTCAACCAAAATTATCGCTCAGGCAAAAGCAATTAATACATATCCTTTACTGGGTGCTGGTTGGACTGCCGAAGTATCAATGAGTACTTCAGGTGTTGCGGCTTCTATTACTCTGGGTAAAATCATCACCGATTCCGGTATTCTGTTGACTGAGGCAGAAACATCATTAGAAGATATTACTAATGAAGAATTCCAGACTCTGATGAAAAAATATGGTATGCCGTCACTGGTCGCTGTATATCCAGGTGAACGTGGTTCCAATATTGAAGTCGAAGTTGTATCGTACGATTCTTATCAGAAAAATGGTACTGTAAAAGTATTCCCGGACGGTACTGAACGAGCATCAACTGCACGTCAGATTTTCCAATACGGTCCTCAGAATGAAAACCAGGTTGGTTTAATTGTTCGTATTGACGGTGCAATTCATGAAAATATTATCCTGAGTACAAAACGTGGTGATAAAGACGTTTATGGTAATAATATTTTTATGGACGATTATTTTAGCAAAGGTTCAAGCAATTATCTGTTTGGTACTTCACTGAACTGGCCAAAAGGTTTTTCAGGCGTTATTAAATTAGGTGGCGGAACATCAGCAAATAACATGATCACTGCAGGCGATTTAATGCAGGCATGGGATTTCTTTGGCGACCGCGAATCATTACATATTAACTTAATGATTGCCGGTGCGTGTGCTGGTGAAACCGAAGAAATTGCGAGTACTGTTCAGAAGCATGTTGTTTCTCTGGCAGACGAACGTCAGGATTGTCTGGCTCTGTTATCTCCACCAAAATCTTTAATCGTCAACGTACCATTAACTAAAGCAATTTCAAATATTGTTCAATGGCGTCGTGGTGTTGATGGTAAAGGTGAAGCCGTTGATAATAACATGAATGTTAACAGTACATATTGCGCGCTGGATGGTAACTATAAATATCAGTATGACAAATACAATGATGTCAACCGCTGGGTTCCACTGGCTGGTGATATAGCAGGATTGTGTGCTCGCACGGACGCCGTGGCTCAACCTTGGATGTCTCCTGCTGGTTATGTGCGTGGTCAGATCCTTAACTGCATCAAGCTTGCCATAGAGCCTCGACAGGCCCATCGTGATGAGCTCTATCAGTTAGGTATTAACCCTGTGACCGGTTTTGCAGGTGGTGAAGGTTTTGTTCTGTTTGGCGATAAAACTACCACGACTGTTCCGAGTCCGTTTGATCATATTAACGTTCGCCGTCTGTTTAATATGCTCAAGAAAAATATTGGTGATTCTGCTAAATATAAACTGTTTGAAATTAACGATGATTTTACTCGTAAATCATTCAGAATGGAAGTTTCACAATATCTTAATCATCTGAAAGCTCTGGGTGCAATGTACGATTTCCGTGTTGTCTGTGATACCACAAATAACACCCCTGATGTAATTGATCGTGGCGAATTTGTTGGTTCTATATACATTAAACCGGCACGCAGCATCAACTATATCACGCTGAACTTCGTAGCCACCTCAACAGGTGCAGATTTCGATGAATTAATCGGACCACAGCAATAAAAATAAAGGGGCTTCGGCCCCTTATAAAGGAAATAAAAATGAATCTTACTGATATTACCCAAGCATTTGAATCCGGTGATTTTGCACGTCCAAACTTATTTGAGGTTGAAATTCCTTATCTCGGAAAAACATTTAAACTGAAATGTAAGGCCGCAACAATGCCTGCATCAACAGTTGAAAAAGTTCCAGTTGGATATATGAACCGAAAATTAAATATTGCCGGTGACCGTATCTATGACGATTGGACAATTACCGTATATAACGACGATGCCCATGACACAAGAAAAGCTCTGCTTAATTGGTCAAACCAGGCTCATGGTCGTGGTGATGCAATTACTGGTGAAACTCCAGCTCAGTATAAAAAGACTGCTCTTGTTCGTCAATTCCACCGTAATGGTCAAACTGTAACTCATGAAGAAACAATTCAGGGTTTATGGCCAACAAATATCGGTGAACTGCAATACGACTGGGATTCAAATAACGAAGTTTCTACATTTGAATGTACATTTGCAATCGACTGGGTCGACTAATTAAAGGCCGAAAGGCCTTTATAAATAATAGTATGACACGGAGAAAATTATGATTGACACCCTAAAAATGTTGTTTCCCTGGGCAAAAGCCGATGATATGGAAACAAAAGAAAATATGGCACAAAATCATGATTCTATTTCAGCTCCAAAATTTGATGATGGTGCAATTGAAATAGAAACAAATGATTTAACACCAAAACAAAATGTACTGATGCAACATTTTTTCGGATCAAACATTAATCCGGAAATTAAAAACTCAGCTGAATTAATTGATACCTATAGAAACCTTGTAAATATTCCTGAAGTTGATAACGCAGTGGATGAGATTGTCGATGATGCTATCGTATATGAAGATAATCAGGACGTGGTTTCAGTTGATTTAGACGGTACTAATTTTAGCTCTGCTATTAAAGAAAGAATATTAGAAGAATTTAACGAAACTCTTAAAATTTTAAATTTCGAAACAAAAGGTTCAGATCATTTTCGCCGTTGGTATGTTGATTCCAGGATTTATTTTCATAAAGTTATAAATTATAAAAATCCGAAAAATGGGGTTGTGGAATTAAGACGCCTTAATCCAAAAAACATGCAATTCGTGCGTGAAGTAATAACTGAAGATGAGAATGGTATTAAGGTTGTAAAAGGTTATAAAGAATTTTTCATATATGACACCGGTTCACAGGGTTTATATGGAACTCAAATGTCTTTTGCTCCAAATACAAAAGTAAAATTACCAAAATCGTCTATTGTATATGCTCATTCAGGTCTTGTTGATGAATGTGGTAAAAACATAATCGGTTATTTGCATCGAGCCATTAAGCCAGCAAACCAATTAAAAATGCTTGAAGATGCGATGGTTATATATCGTTTAACCCGCGCACCTGAAAAACGAATTTTTTATATTGACACCGGTAATATGCCAAACAGAAAAGCTTCCCAATACATGAATTCCATTATGAATGGAACAAAAAACCGTGTAGTGTATGATGCCGCAACTGGTCAAGTGAAAAATCAGCAAAGAAATATGGCAATGACCGAAGATTATTGGTTGCAACGCCGCGATGGTAAAGCCGTTACTGATGTTCAAACATTACCTTCTGCATCCGGTATGAATGAAATTGAAGATATCAAATGGATGAACAGCAAATTATATCAAGCGCTGCGAATTCCGTTATCAAGAATGCCGAATGAAAATGGTCAGCAAATGGTTGGTTTTGCAACCGAAATAACAAGAGACGAATTGAAGTTTTCTAAATTCATTAGAAAATTACAACACAAATTTTCACCTATTATTTTGGATCCTCTTGAAACAAACTTAGTATTAAAGAAAATTATTACTAAAGAAGAGTGGGAAGAAAATAAAAATAACATTAAACTTGTTTTTAATCGAGATTCTTATTTTTCTGAAATAAAAGATGTGGAAATATTAGAACGCCGTATTAATATTTTACAGTTAGCAGAACCTTTTATTGGTAAATACTATTCTCATCGTACGGCAATGAAAGATATTTTAAAAATGACCGACGAAGAAATAGAACAAGAATCGAAATTAATTGAAGAAGAATCGAAAGATCCACGCTTTACACCCCAAGGGGAAGAGGAATTTTAAATGAAATCATTTATTGACGCAGTAAAAAATAACGATTTGGTTGAAGCTAAAAAAGTATTTAACCAAATGATGCAAGAAGCTACAGCTAAATTAGTTGAAGACGAAAAAATTAAAATCGCAAAATCCGTAGTCGTTGAAGGTGAAGAAAAAGAAGAAACCGAAGACGATGAAGATAAAGAAAAAGATAAAAAAGATAAAGACGAAAAAGAGGATTAATCATGCTTATTGTAGAAGATGATTTCGACATTTCTCTTGAAAATCTCACAAAATTTATGGCCGAAGCTCAATCCCGATTTGATCAATTAAAATCGCTGGAAAAAGACCATATAAATATTGTTATAGAGAACATGTTTGTTGACGAGCCAGAAGTTGCAATTTGTTTAGGTTCTATTAACGAAAGTTTAGAATTAAATGAATATATCGTTAAGCATGTTAACTCCCGCGGTGTTGTTACTCGTCGTAAAGACCGAAAAACCCGTGAGCGAAATGCTTTCCAAACCACTGGTTTGAGTAAATCAAAACGCAGACAAATTGCCCGTCGTGTTGTTAAAACTAAGCGTGCAAATCCGAGTATTGGTAAACGAGCTGAAAGAAAACGTAAAAAAGCGTTAAGACGTCGTAAAGCTCTGGGACTTTAATATGGAACAATTATTAATCGAAAACTGGGGACTTCCTGGTGAGTGCATTAATGAAGTCCCGATGGTTGAATCTCGCCAATCTGAGGAAGGTGCCCTTTATATCGAGGGTATTTTCCTTCAGGCTGAAGTAGTCAATAGAAATAATCGCTTATATCCTAAAAAAATATTAGAAAAAGCGGTTGATAAATATATTAAAGAACAAGTTAATTCACGCCAGGCTTTAGGTGAATTTAACCATCCATCGAGAGCTCATCTCGATCCTACGCAAGCAGCAATATTAATTGAAAAATTGTGGTGGGATGGTAATAACGTCCGTGGTCGTGCTCGCGTAATCGAGGGAGATTATGGTCCTGGTGATAAGCTTGCAGCAAATATCAGAGCAGGCTGGGTTCCTGGAGTAAGTTCAAGGGGTCTCGGATCTCTGAAAGCTTCAGGTAAAGGTTATAACGTTGTTCAAGAAGGTTATCGATTGACAGTAGGAGTTGATGTTGTTTGGGGTCCATCGGCACCAGACGCTACAGTAACACCTATTAGAATGTCCGAATCAACTGAAATAAATAATGTTGAAGAAGACAAAAAAAGTGCTGATTTGGCGTTTTCTAAATTAACTGAACGTCTACAAGCTTTATAAATAATTATGTAATTAACAACAGGATCTTAAAAATGCTTAAAGAAGAAATCTTAAAAGAAGCTGAAACGCTGAATGATGTTTCAGTTCCATTAGATAGCATTTTCGAAGCCGTTGAATTGTCAGAAGAAGTTAAAACTCAATTCAGCTCAGTATTCGAAACTACTGTCAAAAAATATGCTGCGGAATTAGCAGAATCCCATATTCAAAAATTAACCGCTTATGCTGATGAGCGTTATGAAGTCTTAAAAGAAGAAGCAGAAACCAAGGCTGAAGAAACCGTTTCCAGTGCGGTTGGTATGTTCGTAGAACATCTGTCTAAAGAATGGTTAGAAGAAAATAAACTCGCTGTAGATAATGGTATTAAAGCACAACTGTTTGAATCCATGTTCGAAGGCATTAAAGAACTGGTTATCGATCATAATGTTGATCTGCCGGAAGCCTCTGTTGATGTGGTCGCCGAAATGGAAGACGAATTGACCGAAGCTAAAACTGAACTGGCTAAACTGTTCGAAGAAAAAACGATGCTGTCTGAAAAACTTCAGGCTGTGCAACGTGAATCAATTATCAAAGAAAGTACCCGTGATTTAACTGATTCTCAGAAAGAAAAAGTTATGGGTCTGATCGAAGGTTTATCAAACGATCGATTCCAAGATAATTTAACCCACATTGTGGAAATGGTTTCCAAAACCACTGAAGTAAAACCTGAAGAAACTCCGATTTCAGAAGATATAAATAATCCTGAAGGTTTGGATTACAAACCGGAAGTTATCAAAGAAACTAAAGACACATCAGATTCAATGATGGATGCATACACTTTTGCAGCGAAAAAAATTAAATAATAAAGGTATATTAAATGACTATCAAGACTAAAGATCAACTTATCGAAAAATGGAACAAAAACGGTTTCATGGACAACCCTGAACTGGGTGCAATTGCTGAAGACCGTCAGGGCCTGATGGCAAAAATCTTCGAAAACCAGGAACAGGATATTTTAACCGCTCCTGAATATCGTGACGACAAAATCGCTGAAGCTTTCGGTTCTTTCCTGAACGAAGCTGAAATTGGTGGTGACCACGGTTATAATGCATCTAACATCGCTGCTGGTAATGCTTCTGGTGCAATCACTCATATCGGTCCAGCTGTTATGGGTATGACTCGTCGTGCAATGCACAACCTGATGGCATTTGATATCGCCGGTGTTCAGGTCATGAATGGTCCAACCAGTCAGTATTTTGCTCTGCGTTCTATCTATGGTGCTGATCCACTGGCTGCTGGTGCTAAAGAAGCATTCCATCCTATGTACGCTCCAGATGCAATGCATGGTGGTGCTGGTGCAGCGTCTGTATTCGAGAAAATCGAAGCAAGCAAAACTCTGGATCAAGGTAAAATTTATCACTTTGAATACACCGAAACCGGTACTGCATATCTGCAGGCTGTTGAAGCTGTAACCATCGGTACTGAAGTTGAAGTTGATGTTCTGAAAGCTGTTGAAGCCGGTACTCTGGTTGAAATCGCTGAAGGTATGGCTACTTCCATCGCGGAACTGCAGGAAAACTTCAACGGTTCTAAAGATAACCCATGGGATGAAATGTCCTTCCGTATCGATAAACAAGTTGTTGAGGCTAAATCTCGTCAGCTGAAAGCAAGCTATTCTATCGAACTGGCACAGGACCTGCGTGCTGTCCACGGTATGGATGCGGATGCTGAACTGAGTTCAATCCTGACATCTGAAATTATGATGGACCTGAACCGCGAAGTTGTTGACTGGATCAACTATACCGCACAGGTTGGTAAAACCGGTATGACTCAGACCATCGGTTCTAAAGCTGGTGTGTTCGATCTGCAGGATCCAATTGATATCCGTGGTGCTCGTTGGGCAGGTGAAAGCTTCAAAGCTCTGTTAATCCAGATCGATAAAGAAGCTGCAGAAATCGCTCGTCAGACTGGTCGTGGTGCTGGTAACTTCATCATCGCTTCTCGTAACGTAGTTAACATTCTGGCTTCAGTTGATACTAACGTAACTCCTGCTGCACAGGGTCTGGCTCGTGGTCTGAATACTGACACCACTAAGTCCGTGTTTGCTGGTGTTCTGGGTGGTAAATACCGTGTATTCATCGACCAGTATGCTCGTCAGGACTATTTCACCGTTGGTTTCAAAGGTGATAATGAAATGGACGCAGGTATCTACTACTGTCCGTACATTGCACTGACCCCACTGCGTGGTTCTGATCCTAAGAACTTCCAGCCAGTAATGGGCTTCAAAACTCGTTACGGTATTGGTATCAACCCATTTGCTGATTCACGTGCTCAGGCACCAAAAGGCCGTATCGTTTCTGGTATGCCAGCTGTTGAATCTGTAGGTAAGAACGCGTACTTCCGTCGTGTTTGGGTTAAAGGTTGTTAATTAAAATCGGGGACTTCGGTCCCCATTTTATTACTTTAATAAATTCATTATGTGCACTTATTAAAGTAATAAACCCGTAAGGAAATCACAATGACCAATAAGATTCATAATTTATTGCGCGAATCGAGTACAACAGCCAGTTCATCTAATGGACGTCCTGATCTTGTTGGGTTAACTCGCGCTACACATGATTTGATTTTCACAGATCTTATCGCAATCCAAAAAACCAACCAACCAGAAGCTACATTATATGGAGTCAAATATTTAAACCAAGACAATAAAATGTCGTTTAATACTCCTGCAGTTTACTCTGGTGCAATTAATTCCCGTAAAGGAATTGATGAGTTAGATTTAAATAAAGTTTATGCTATTGGTGATTTATTCATTTTTGAAGATGTTGTCTATAAAATTTTATCTTTAGATCCGTTCAAAGACATTAAATCATTACCAAAAGATGAAGCTGTTGGCCAGGCGATTATTGACGGTTCAATCCGATATATGTCTGACGCCGCAGAAACTTCACATTTCGAACAAAATGAAGTTGAAATCGCAAATGCGTCTGTCCGTTTAGATCGTTGGTCAGTACCAGTTAAAACAAGAAAAATTAAAACTGAATTAACTGTTGAATTTGCTCAAGACTTAGAACATAACCAATTTGATGCCGAAGCAGTTATCGATGATATGATTTCGACAGTATTAGCTGAAGATATTAATAAAGATGTTATTCAGAAAATAATGACAGTTTCATCTCGTTATAAAGTTAATGGTATATCAGATAAAGGAATGTTAGATTTAACGAATACAGATGTTGCCCCTGAACAAGGTCGCGCTCTGTATCGATATATTTGTGAAATGAATGCATCAATTGAGCGAAATACCTCTTATGACGGTTCATATGTATTAGCATCTTCTCGATGTGCTGCGTTATTATCAGCTTCTGGTTGGATGGAGATTAATCCAGATTATCCACTGGCGGCAGGTGTATTAAAAAATGGTCTTCCGGTATATAGTGATCCATGGTCATTAGTGGATTACGTTGTAGTGGGTACCAAACAAAACTTTGGTGATTTAGAACATGTAGGTTCTTTGTTCTACGCGCCTTACATGGATTTTGATGATGCAGGTTCTTATAAATTAGTTGTCGATCCTGAAAGTCTCCAGCCTCGTTTAGCTTTAATGGCTCGATACGCATTATCAACTAACCCTTATACTGTCATTGATGCAGACGAAAATGAAGATAAAGCAATTCTCGTTCGCGGTGATGATTGGGATAACCTGGTTGGTAAATCCAAAATGTCTTATATTTTAGGTGTTAAATTACCTAAATTAGTTGAATAACCTTTAAGCAGGTTTTAATTTCCGGTGTCATTTTATACCTTTTTGGGAACCTTTGGTTCCCTTTTTTATATGTCTAATACGGGTAAAATATCTAATTCAGCCTTTACGAATTCCATGATTTCCGGAAAATACAAGTTATATGTTTTTATTCCGAGATATCTTGCCAAATAAACCGCAGTCCTCGTCCCGCCTTTTATGACACCTTTACTATTTTCGGGTGCCCAGAAAATTACAGAATCAACTTTCTTATCCAGGGCTAATCCTAATACCTGCATCATATTACGACACTGCAGGTATTGAACCATTTCACTTCTTATATCATAATCTTTATAAAAATGACGTGCAAGCTTTTCGGCCTTATTTCTTATTTCAATATCTTGATCAGTAAAAACATGAATACCAATATCACGATAGTGACCGTTAAATCCATTAGTAGGAATGATAACACACCGAAGATCCTTGTCGTAATCTTTCATGAATGCATAATCGCTCCCTGGGGCTCCGCCACTGAATCCATTGACACCAAGATATGATAACCTACTACCAATCATTGTTTGTGTCGTCATGATCTCCAGGGGAGCCCTACGGGAACCGATTAAAGTAACGTTATTCCCAAAAACCACGTTCTTTTAACCGTTTCAGTGCATAAGCCTGAGCACTTTCAGCTTTTATTCGCATTGCAAACTTAGATGTGCTCTGCAGAATAAACAAACCAAAAATGAAAGCTAAAAACCAAAAACCGACAATAATTAATGATGGTAAAAATACAAGCCACCATGACCAAAAGATTGTACCAGTTGCTTTAAGAATAATAAAAAGTAATGTTGTTAAATGTGCAAATGTACTAAAATTCATATTACCATCCTGAAATATTCATAATACGATTACGACTATCGGCCTGTACGATAAAACCTTCAGACCTAAGGTAATCAACTAAAAAATTAAAAATATAAGTATCTTGAACCGAATCCGGGTTCATTGTTGTTAACGGAATATAAACTGAACAATTCTTATCGCCTTGTTTTGACGCAGAAATCAAATTAGCTTTGAGTTGTTTTTTCCGTTCGTTAATTTCAATTATCATTGGATAATCAAGATCAATTGTATTAAAAACTTTCTTGACTTCATCGACTAACATAATTAACCCAGTCTTTACGAATAAATGTAGTGATTTCCATTTGAATAGTCTTTTTAACCAACGGAATATCAGTAGTTTCTAAAACATCAAACCCATCTTTAGCCATATCTTCATAAACGTCTTTTGACATCAAGCCCATTACTTTACCAAAGTCTTTTGGACCAATTTCACCAATATGAGAAATGACATTAGATAATCGTTGCTCAGTGATATAAGCGGTCGCTAACTCGACAAACTTCATATCTGATTCAGATAATTCTTTTACCGGTTTGACTTCACGTATTTTACCCTTCTCTTTAAATTTAGCATTTTTACATTTAAAGATAACACGATTACCGTTGGTTAAATGTGCCGGAACAACTGGACTGATAACATAACCTTCGGAAATATTATCTTTGCCTTCTTCTTGTTCACCAAAAATAAAATCAAACGCGTCAGTATTCTTTTTCAGCATTTCATTATATTTCGGGACCAAAGTATCAAAGGCACGTTCCATATTACATAATTCATCAAATGAACCATAACGAATAATTGGAGCAAGTTTAATACGAGCAAGTTTGCAGGTTTCGTTTACGATTTCTTTATCAATATAACGACCATTGACTAAGATATCGAATGCATAAAAATCTTTATGCTCGTAGTCGACTTCTTTCTGAATACCCGGTCCAGCGAACTCACCAAAGATATTAATCTCTTCAACACCTTTAAAATGTTCAACCAGGATGTCCCAGGCGTCCAACACGGACTTTTTATATTGAGCTAATATGATTTCATAACCAAAAAAACTTTCTGTTTCCTTAATATCACCAGAGCGCTTTGCACACTTCAGTGTTTTACCATCGTACATAAAACTAAAGTTGGCACCATGGATTTTTTCTTGAGCAATCCATTGTACAGAAGGGTCTGTGAACCCTTCATAGCGTACTTTGTCAACTAGTTTTGCGTTATCGATGTTTTCAATAGAATTATATTTTTTAAACATCATCAATTCCATATTTAAAAGAACGATACAAAAATTCATGGTGTTCAGTATCGTATTTCATTTCGAGATTAAACTCTTTACCACAATAAACGACCAAAATTTGGTCTTGATTATCACGGCACCATTTAACAGCGCTTGCACCAACAATATCGTACATTGTTATTCCACGCATACATAATGATGCAAACAACACACCATAAATATAGCTTTCTTCATTATACCACTTATTGGTTTTGATGAAACCCATGCGTGTATACTTTGAGCCATCAGAAAATGTATATGGTTCTATATCAAACCACAAAGAATAAAAAGCAGCAATACGTTCACATTTAGGTTGTGTATTAAAGGCCATTTGTTTTCACCATACGATATTTAAAACCGGATTGGTATTTGACTTCAAGAGTCAGCTCATTACCACGATAAACTTCCAGTACACGACCTGGGTTTTCTTTTAACCAGTCATGATATTCAGAAAATGTTTCGCGAAGTTCCTTATTAGTGAAACCTTGTAGATTGGTCAGATACTTAAATTCTGAACCATAATAAAAGCTTTCACATACACCTTCAACAGTTGGATTGTCCAATTTTTCAAATAAATTCATTTTAACCTCTTAATACGATAAACATAATTATTAATAGTTGTGTCATATTTCATTTCAAGACAAAGAAATGAACCTTGGTAAATACACAGAACTGTGTTTTTATTTTTGTCACAGAATTGTTTTGCGACAGGACCTACAATATCGAGCATATCAATATCAGTTAAACATAAAGATAAACCCAGTTTTTTAATAAATTTTTGACTAACACTCCAACCGAATGGAATATACCGTCCCATTTTATTTGCATAAAATGTTGAATCGGACGACAAAAATGTATAATCTTCTTTATCAAGAACCAACGAATAAAACGCTTCAATACGTTCTTCAACCGGGTGTAAACTATATCCAACAACTTGACGTTGAACTAATCGGAACTTAAAACCTGATTTGTATTTGACTTCCAGACAAAAATAATTACCCTGGTAAACTTCAAGAATTTTACCAGGGTTTTCTTTTAACCAGTTATGATATTCAGAAAATGATTCAAGTAATTCACCTGAAGTTATCCCGGTCATAAATGGACGCTTAACAAATTCGTTACTGTTGTTCCAAATACTCTGATATTCATCAATTTTAACATTATCAAAAACTGTAGATAAATTCATGTCTTCACCATATTTGTTGAATGTAATTTTATCCATTATACAACATGTTTTCATGATTGTACACAGTTATGATTATTTTTTCACCTTCATACGTTTACGATAAACAACTTTTTCACGTTCATTATAATCCTTTCTTCGTGATGCAACTTCCAAATAAACTGATGCTATTTCTTTTGCTGTTCCACCAACCTTTTTGGCGATATCGAAAAAATGCATCCCATGTTCACGGAGAGTATAAATCAGTACTTTTTCTTTACTAGTCATAAACAATTATTACTCGTTCATTTTCAAAATGTTCGTGAAGTTCCTCGTCCAATACTTTGGCTACATCGTTCCAGATTAAGCCTCCGTTAGAACAGCCTGGTTTTGGGAGAAGAACCGTATTCAAATTATTGTCTATAATAAGTTGATTTAATTCTTTAGCGGATTTACGGATGAGATTTATGTCTGAATGGCCTTGCCAAAGAGTTTTGGTAGGAAATGCGATTATATTGACCTTGCCTATTTTATGGAATATTCGACACACATTACCATGTTGTTTTAACGAATATGAAAATACCAAATCAATATCTTTGATTTTATCACGAAAGGAACGAGCAACGCCCGCTCCCATCACCGCACGACCATTCTTTTTAATTTCACCGTTAGTTGTGATGCAAACTGCATCGCAAGGGTATTTAAAAATATCAGTCTTAACGATTTTCATATAAAACCTTCACAACGACTTGGATTCGGTTCAATTGCATTAAATAAATCTTTAGCACAATTTTCAATATAATCAGGAATGCCACCTTCCGGGTTAACGTCAAAGTTATCATCAAGATGAGAAAAATCCATCCCAATTACACGAATAAATTTAGGAGTACCGAATTCAAATCCTTCATATGAACTGCCATAAGTATTGAAAGACGTTATTTCAGATGTTTCAAAGAACGTACAACCACCATGACAATAGTCATGCCAAAAATCAACGTCTTTTTCAAATAAAGGGTGATTTTCTGTTAACGTTAAATATGCAGCCCATTTCCAAGTTGGATAAGGCCACGCGCCAAGACTTTGTCCAGGCCAACCAGCATAAAATGCTGTTACTTTAATAGATGCAACCCAGTTTTCTTCGTAATTGGTTTCACGACCTAATGTAAATTCATACTTTTGCATTTGGTACCTCGATAATTTCACAGTCATAAAGACAACTAATATAATCACAAAAAGTGTATGCTAATTGATGTAAACGAGGACTTTCAATAAATCCAATATTATCAATAGCACCCTTACGCACTTCATAGGCAAGCTGGTAATCTGTAGTAGAAAATCCAGCCTGTTTTTCTTCACACCATACCAAATAAATCATTTGATAATCCTTGTTGTGTTATGAATAAACATATCAATACTACAATCATTATATGGGTACAATGAATTAGAATCATATGTTACAACTAATTCATCGGAAGCAGTTTTTCTAAATCCAATAACTTCTAATTCGGCCCCAGTAAAAGTTGTATATTTAGACCCAACCACAGGACGAACTAATTTTAAAACCTCGTCACGAGTTAACGTATACACACCATTATTTTGTGACACGGAAATAGAATCTTGATTAATATCTACAATACGTATCAATTTATTTTTGAAAGTTCTATATTCACAATCAACGCATAAGTTAATCATTTGTATTCCTTATCATGAAATTCAGGAGTTTTGAATTCATTAATCATATTATCTAATTTACGAACAGCCAACCATGACGTATCAGTAATAAAATACTTCATAAACAGACCAGTGAAAAAGTCGGGTTCGCTATAAATCGTGACATTTGTATCTCCTAGCCAACGACCAGATTGTGTCAGCTGTCCGATGATTTCACCACCGTACATAATCACATATTGGACTAAACCATATTTTCCGTCAGTGTCTTCCCAGGTCTCATAAAATCGAATACCAGAATCACGGAAACCTTCTTTAATATTATCAACTTCAGTTTGAAGAATTCCATATAATACTTTCCGGAATAGCTCTTCATATTCCCAATAACATGGTTCTACTTCATTTTCTTTTGTACAGTTTTTAGTAATAAAATCTTCTACAGACTGGACTTGTTCAGGATATCGTTTGATTAAAGACGTTTCAACATAACTATCTTTAAAATTATAATAAGGCGTCGTTTCATTAGAAGGCAAAACATTCAGTAAATCAATTTTAACCCGAATTTTGTCAAAATATTCTGAATTTTTCAAAATATCAAAACATGATTCAACATCTTCTTCTTTACATCCTAAGATTATGAGTTGATTCTTGTAGTCTTCGACAACACAAATGACTTCGTTTTTATCAAGGATATGATTATGAGTACGCTTCTGCTCCGCAGTAGGTTCAGTTTTATCTTGGTTCATAAATTCGATAAATTCAGGAAGATTCTTTTTCATAATAAACTCCTCACAGAGAATTGATAAATTCTAATAAATTGACTTCGGAAACTAATTTAGCACGATGGGTTTTTTCTGATACAAGTTGCTCGTATTGATCAACTGTCATAATTTGATCAAAATCATATTCATCATCCAAAGCTTGGTCGATTTGATCTTCTACATGAAGTGAAATAAGTTCAAGCAGTTTTGTTTTTTGGTCGTTGGTCATTTTATTCACCATGTTTTTGGAAAGCTTTAAAGATTACATTTTTAAATGTATTATCCCATTCTTCCCATGCATCTTTATCGGAATATGGAAATCTGAATTTAATACACCAATCTTTTGTTGAATCATCTTGAAAAATTGTCAAAATGCCGTCTGTACCATTTTCAATATGTCCAGTCAGTCGTTGAAGCATTTCAAATGGGGTATAGAATAAATTTTCTACCAAAATTTTGTGGATTTTATCATCATCAGGTAATGAATAAAACACAATATATTCATTAATATAACGAATTTTTACTAAACCTTTCCAGGTTTTATAAGTTTTTCCAACTTCAATATTCATAATAAACTCCTCACATACATCAGTAGTTGAGCAAACCAATAAGTACAAAAAGTAGTCACCGGTATGCTCACACACATACATAATAAATCAGATTTTTTACGCATGCAATATTCGATTAAAAAGAATAATATCACACAAAACCCAACAAGTAAACCTACCATGAGATTTTAAAATGATCACGGATAACATAACTCGCGTCATAGTGTTCTACGGTATAGCCCAATTCACGAAGTTGTTCAAACAGGAGTTTAATAACCAATTTTGAGAATTCTGGTGCATTCTCATCATGGTTTTGAATGTCTTTGTAGTTTTCGTTAGTGGTAATAATATAAGTTTCACCTTTAAATGCAGCTTGACGAATCTGACTAATATAAAGGTCTTTGTAGTGGTTTACGGTTTGAGTTACAAGTTCATTACGGTTCATAATTATTTTTCCTCAAAAATTGACCAGCCATCAGCATACATATCCGTGGTGAAAAACAGTTTAGAAAAATCCACACCATCTTCGGCGATAATGGAATTAAATTTCATATAGAAATATTCGGATGAAGTAAAATACTTATGGGTGATTTTGTGACCACCCTTCATCAGTTCTAAAGCTTCTTCACGAGTCATAACGTTCTCCAATTTGTTGATGGGATTATGGTACTACAATATTTTCGTCTTGTAAACCTCTAAAACGAAAAAAGGACCCGAAGGTCCTTAAATTATTCGTGTGATGGAACCTAATCCACCTCCTGCACCACCCAGCCGAGAAAGATTTCTCAGTCCACCAGATAGCTGATTTTCATCAGAAATTGTACTGATCTTATTAATAGCTTTATCTTCAATCCAATCAATAGCGGCCTGACGACCAACTGCACCTATTTGCATACTACGATAAGCAAAGGTCACGTCAAATGTCGATATAACGTTGTTATCATCATATGTAAATTCTGGTGCTGATACAGAAACCGGAATACAACCTGTGAACATAGCAACGGTATGTGGCAATCCGTTCCGGTTATGCAGGTTAACCTGTACATCGGCTTCAACATCGATCGGAAGGGCCCTTAATCCCGTTATAGGATCTTCGACCGAGTTAACCCAATCGTGCATTGCCCTGAAGTTACTGGCTTCTGAGTCCATACGGAAAGAAATGACCAACGGATCAAATTCTCTTGTCAGTAATTTAATATTAGGTGCATTATGGTTTTTATCCATTTCATATGAAATACGGTTTTCTGGCATCTTAACGGAATACACCATTAAACCTGAAGTAGGAAAAGCCATATTAAAGAAGTCAAGTAAATATGTACCAACCTCAAATTCGCCTAATAATGATTGCACAACCCTATTACTCATCGCACCAAGCAAATATTTCGACACACCACTTTTTTGAACAATTTGTTGAGTGCCGGCAACAATAACACTATTAATTGCACTATTAACATCGCCTTGAGTAAGACCAAAAAAATCGGCATCGACTGGGAGATTATTATAAATCAATCCCCCGAATTGGTCTAAAAGTTCTTGTGTTTTTGCTGATGGTGCTGTCGCAAATACCACACTGAATAAATTGTTTCGTTGAAAGTCAAGGTTAATTGCTTGACTTCTGAATTCCGAAAGCGTATACATTATTCAAATCCTTTATCAAATAAAGTTTTCCTGTTCAGGGTAAGAATTTCTCTGAAAGTAACCTCTAAAATAAATGTACTTGGTAAATTCGGCGCAATTGCTAATCCATTAAAATGACCGTTTGGTGTTTTGTCAAATCTTATATTACTGATCTGAGCCGGACCAAATACATCACTGCGGCCATCAAATGAAGTCGTTTTACCAAAGTTTTTAATTACCCATACAGTCGGGTTACTTACCACAAGAACGTTAGAAAGGAAACTTGTTATGTTTTCAAATATCGTTCCGGAAGTATCGGCATCACCTGCACCGGTTGCATCAAGTGCAGGTTGCAACAGTGTATTCTTATACCACTCGTCAAGGGAAGCTTTTACTTCTTTTGCAAATTTAGAATGTCCAGTTTCACCATATGAAAAATAACTGAATATTTCATAGATATAAAGAATCTGTACTAAATCCTGTGGAGTCCTTGGAGTCAAATGCCATGTATATATTTTGGTCCTGTTATCCGCGCCCGCATACATACTACGGGCCGTGTTATATATCTGCTCGCCATGGTCAGCCATCATACCTTGTGTAATTGATTCCAAAGCACCAAATACTGCAGTTGATGCCATATTACTTAAAGCACCCGTTGCTGTTCCGCCACCTCTTGTTGCCAACGAATCACCCACATCATTAAATCTGTGACTGATATTATCTACGTCAGATTGGGATCTTGGCATCAATATATTCGCGGCAGCTTCCCTGTTGATTGTTGCAGTCGTTATACCTTTATCAGTTTTCATTTCCTGAGGTTTGTTATGTTTATTACGGAAATCTCTCAGGCTTCCGGTGTCACGGGCACTATAATTATATGCCGTGAATAAAAGACCATTTTTATATAGGTCATTAACTCGAAGGTCCTGAGTGTTATCGGACCCCGCAGCTCTTTCTGCGGGGAATTGTGCAACAAGCGTTTTAATAGGGGAAGTCTTCTTAGTTTCCCCTGCCGAAATGCTTGTGCCCGATTGGACATAAGTTGATTCTAATTCTGTTGCTCTCATTAATTGACCTCTTGAGACTTATACATTCCAGGCGCATTATAATTAGTTGACGTATCTGTATTGACAACTGTTTTATGGTTACTGATATTATTATTTGTAGCCTGAATATTTTGGTTATTAACGGTTTCTGAAGATGTATTCTCGTAATTCTGAATTGTCTCTGCAGTTTTAGCTTCCTGGGTTTCCTTCGGTTCTTCAGCAGAAACTTCCGGGATACTAGAATATATTTCGTGTGCTAAATCTGAAGCTTTGTTGCTTAATTTATCCAAATTAGAATCATCCTGTATTGATTCGTCAGCCATAAGTTGACCTGCAATATCGTCCAGTTCAGCAGATATTCGATCTAATTCGGCCGGATTATTTTTATTATTTTCTGCCTGATGTTTAAGATCATTAATACGAGCTTCGATTTCAAATTCACGAGTTTTTTCTTCTCTTAATGTTTCTTTAGTAACTTCGCCAGATTCAATGCCTTTAGTCGTCGTCTGGTATTCTTTTGCACGACGTTTGACTTCTTCCATAGGAACGTTATAGGAATCTGCATATTTGGCATTATTTCCACCGATTGAACTCATTTCACTATCAGTAGTATACTTGTCATACATCTGATCACCACGCACACGACCAACAAGCTCAATTTCTTCCTTCGTTGGTTTGTAGTTGGCATTAAATACATAACGCTCAATAACGGTAGCTTCTAAGCGATCGGCCCAATCATCCTTACCCAAGGCTCTCAGAATTGATGCACCTAATTTACCTAAAGCATATTCCAGACCCATCAAAAGTTTCTCAGCTAAAGAAACAACGCCTTTTAAAATAGCTAATGTTAAATTACCCCAGTCACCAGCAAGAAAATATTTTTTAACCTCGGACAGAGTACTGAACAAGTCACCCAATATCGGTGCAACAGGTCCTAATATTTCCTCGAACTTGGAGAAGTTTTCTTTAAACATTTTACCCCAGTGTTTAAAGTGGATAATAATAAGATCAAGAGTCAACACAATACCTAATAAAATACCCGCCCATTTTACAGCATTAATTGCGGCGGACACAGTAAATTTAAATAACATTCCCGCAATTCGGTCGGTCATTTTATAGGAGGCTTTAAATCCTGAACCGACGTTCTTATTAAGCATTTCTAATAAAGAAAGTTCTTTTCCTTTATTCTTTTTATCTTCATCATCCTTTCCATGTTCTTTTACTAACCTGGTATCGGTATCATTCTCAGCTGGTGGTGATGGGTTAACAATCAATTTACCAATTTTATCTGATAAATCATCATCTTCAACTTTTAACGGTAAATTTTTAATTATCTCTTCATCAGTCGACGGGGTGTCAACAACTTTCTTTGTATCGCCCGAAAATTTATCTTTTAATACTCCGCTTAACTGGGCAATATTTGAATTTAATTTTTCAGTTAATTCTGCCTGATTAGCTAATGAGTCCTTTATATTTCCTAGAGGTTGAAGACTGTCAATAACAAGCTCGACACCTGACTGAATATCGTCAAGCTTATCGATCGTTCTATTACCAACAGATTCAACCGTTTCTGCTACCAATTCAACAGCAGCAGATTGGTCAATAACGGAATCATTTAATTCGGCAATACCTGATGTGGTTTTTTCCTGAGCCGAGACTTTTTTAGTTTCTTTATTTTTTTCCTCGACTACTTTTCTGAATGTACTAGGTGTTTTGGCCATTGAATAATTCTTCTATATCGTCGCCATATACAATCTTATCACCAAGATCGATGGCTATTGTTTTATGTAATGAATCAGCCCATTTATAAACGAATGCAGGCATTTCACCAAAATCAACTTCTTCTGTACACAGTGAAGTTAAGACTTCTTTTGCTGAAACAAATGTTTCGCCTAATTTAGCTTCTCTGAATTTATAAGTTTTACCATTATAAGTGTATTCAGGTCGAGGAAGAACGTAGATGTCATTTATACCAAAAGTTTTACCTTTGTATTCGAATGTACTGTTCATTCTGCCATTAAATTCTAAAAGATGAAAAAGAACAATTCTTGATTCAGATAAAGTTAAATTAGGATCAATTTCATCTAATACAATTTTTAATGTGGCCTCGGGTGTTTTTACATCTTTTAATAATTTATGATGTTTAAGACCCAGCTTAGGAATACTAAGCTGTTTGTTGTTCACCATTACTTTCTTCAGCGGAAGAATCAAATTTAAGTTCATTTTTCACCTTCGGATATTCAATGTCATTTATTTTTTTACTATGACTGAACATATAAATTGTCGTCATACTAGTTTCGTTTGTTATTTCATGTATAACTTCATCAACATAAAATGGTGTTAAGAATTGATTTTTTTCATCGGCAAAAATTAATTTATTCGATGGAGTAATAGTAAAATCACCATAAGTTTTACATGAAGCATAAGAATCATATTGGGACATCGTATTAATTCGTGTCGCTTCTTCATAACCGTTTCTATATAACTGGTCTGCATAACCACCAGAGCGGGAAACCATTATCGAGTTATTACCGTTACCATTTACAATTCTTGTACAACTTTTATCCAACATGCTATATGCATAAATTGTAGCATCGGTATATGGATTCCGGTTATATGAGTTATTTTTTGCCAACCATTGAAAATCAAATACTAAAGGATGCTCCAACTGTTGACTGAATTGTCCGATTGTCGTTGGTTCACCAACGACCATTAATTTAGGTTCCTGTGCAATAATGTCCTGAAAATCTTCAAGATGAATTCCAAAAAAATCTTCCCACACAAATGCAAAGGTATCATTCTTTACCGACAAACCATTATCCCTGATATATTCCATGTATTCCGAAATACCGAATACCCACGGAACCGTAGGGATATGAATATTTGAACCTGTTATTTTAGGAACAAGCAAAGGTTCATTCAGATAAAGAATTTTTATCATTTCCTGAATTGTTTCTGTTGCATTCGGGAAAAACGTTCGACTGAATTTCAGGTTTTTATTTTTATAAATCGGTGTCAACTGAATAGTGATCATATTGTCACCTTTCTGGTCAACTGAAACGGTCATGTTTTTGGTTGCATAAAGTCTGGTTAATACTGTTGCGGTGTTTGCATTCGAAACACTGATTTGGATTATCTGGTCACCGTCCAGTCTTGTATGCATATTTTTTGAATCATAAAATTGTAATCGACCTTCGTTTTTGCCATTCAATCCGTCCCTTATTGTCAGGGTAGTGAATGTTGAAGCCAGTTCAACGAATCTATTTGATAACCAGGCATCATAATCTTCAAACAATTTTATGGATATATTTGGATAGCCTAACTTTTGCATTATTTTTTCGCTTTATTTTTTATATCCGCTTCAATAAGAGCAAGTGTAATTGTTCTTTCCATCGGGGTCATTTTCATTATTTCCGACAACGGATATTTGTATTGAGTTATGATATGATTGATGCGATATGTCATTATCAATTCTTCGTCAGAAACGAGTAGTTTAAATATATCCAGGAATTTTGTGTAGACAAGAGTTTTTTCGTCACAACATGAAAGATTAACCTCGATATAAGTCGGATATATTTTCTTTATTATGTTTTCGAAATCTTCAAGGGTGATAACAGATAATACCTGTTCCTTAGTTGAATCCGAAAGCTCAGACCATTTATATGTGTTATTTTCGTCAGAGATCGATAAGATACAGTGTTCGAATAATTCATAAATATCATTAGTCACATATTCCGTGAATTTAAACTTTATTTTTATACCAGCTGTTTCTAACACGGGGTATTCAAGTTTATTTAATGCTATTTTGAATGGGAACTTTTTATTTTTCTTACACACTGGGCATCGATATGTCAGAGGGAGAATTTCCTTACCGACTGAGATAGCAAATACCGTTATGAAAATGTAGGCTCGGTATTCTTTTTCATATTCAGGATAAAGCTCTTCGAGCATTTCATCAAGTATTTGCTGAGCTTCGTCTGCACTGGCTTCTTCAACTTCTTTTCTTATTAATAAAAGATCCATATAATCTTTCATTGTAAATGGCTTGAGTCTTATTGTTTTTTCAGGTAATTTGACTCTGATTATATTCATGATTTACTCCTGTGTCAACCTTATAAATATTTATAAAGGAGCTTATATGTTTGAAATAAGATTACACGATGAAATTTATCAAGCTGAACCCTTTACGCTTAATGAGTATGAAGATCTTATTGCTGAATGGTCAGATGAAAAAGTTTTACGTCTCTTGAAAAAAGTCAAGGGATATAATATTAACAATCCAAAGCATTATACTGAATGTGTGTTTGCTCAATTGTGGGCAATATCTCTTGGTGATATGAACCAGCAAAAAACTATTTCATGTGAGTGTGGTGCCGAGCATGATCTATTTATAAATTATGGCTACATAAACACACCAATCGAAAAAGGTTTTATTTACTCAGTTGGTGAATACAAAATTAAATTCAGATATCCGATTATCTTCGAAGATAAAGACCAGATTGAAATGGTTGCAAGATGCATGCAATCGATTATGTATAAAGACGAAGAGGTTTTGATATCAGACCTTGATCAGGCTTCCCTGGATGCGCTATATGGACTTTTAACCGCGGAACATATAGAACTACTCATTAAGGAACTTTTGTCTCCTGCGATATCCATAGGGCTCCCTGTTGAGTGTGGGAATGTATATCATATTAAAGGATTATCCGAAATGTTAAGGGTGATAGAACATGGGTAATATGAATTTACTTTATTCCGACTTAGATCCAGGTTTAAACAAAGCCTGGGATAATGATGTCCAGAAGATTCGCGGTGCCAGAGCAGTCAAGATGTCTTTATTAGGAATAATTTTAACAAAGAAAGGTACCAGAGCATTTGATCCTGAATTCGGTTGTGATATCGATGGTCAGTTGTTCGAAAACATGTCTCCTCTTATTGCAGATACAATCGAACGAAATATTAAACTGGCAATAAGAGATTACGAGCCAAGAATCGATAAACTCAGTGTCAATGTGATTGCACTTCATGATTCGAATGCGATTATCGTTGAAGTAATTTTTTCTATTGTAGATAATCCTGATGTGCTGGAACAGATTAAGCTTCGTCTAACACAATAGTTTCATTAGGTTACTAATCTATTACTTAATCCTTATATATAATAATATTAATAATAAAATAATAAGAATCTGGGCCTTGGCCCAGAATAATAGTTTCTTATAGTTATTAATCTATTACTTAATCCTTATATATAAAATATATTATTAATAAGTAATAAAGATGCATTTTTAAAATACTGGTTATAATGTATAAAAATGAGGTATCTATGAAACTAGAAGAATTGCAAGACGAATTACAAAAAGATTTAAAAATTGATTCTACCAAATTACAGTATGAGGCTACCCAAAACCCTGTACTATATGGTAAATGGATAAAGATTTATACTGACATTAAGAAAAACCTACTTGTTTATGAAAACAATCGTAAAAAGGCCTTAAAACAACGTCTTGATCATTATACTGGTCGTGGTGATGTTGTGTGTATGGACGTTTACGAAAAATCTGAAATGAAAACGGTATTATCAGCGGATGCTGATGTAATGAAAGCAGAGACTTCATTACAATACTGGTTATTATTGGCGGATTTTGCAACAAAAGCACTCGATGCGATTAAATCAAAAGGTTTCAGTATTAAACATGCATTAGAATGCAGACAGTTCGAAGCGGGCGTAAAATAATGTTTGAACAAATATGTAATGAAATCAGAGGACAATATATTATTATTGCTGATTTGGAAGGGTTGGAATATAAAGACGTCATTAAGATGATGAGTAATATGGCCAGAATTGACCCTACTATTATTGATAAGTTAGAAAGCGGATTAATACAACATAATCCAGAATATAAAGATCATGCCAGACAGGCATTAAAATATGTATTGGAGTTTTAAATGGAATATACTTGCGTAGTTTGTAAACAACCAATCGAAGAATCCGTTATGGTTGAATCAAACGGTCAGCACGTTCATATGGGCCCATGTCTGGACTTTTTACATGAACGTGAAATGCTGACCGAAAACACAGATTCATTAGATGAAATTCAATTACTCTGATTCGGTTTCATCTTCGATATCAGCTAATTCGATTTTCATTCCCTCAATAGCATCCCTTATTGTAATATCATCAGATGGATCAAGTTCTTTTTCTTTTGAATTTGTCTGATAATATTTCTCTAACTCGGCTAAACCTGCCAATGTCTGGCAGGTTCTTATTTTTGTCAGGAAATTGTTTATACTAACAGTTTGTTCGAAAATTTCTTTAAAAGTTTTCATAATTCCTACCTTAAATTTTAAATTCTCTTATTGTATAATCAAATTGTTCTTCATTGTATTTTTTAATACGCTCAAGTGCATGCTGAAGAGCATAATTCAAATGAACATATTTTTTCTTAGTATTCTTTGATTTCGGTTTAACCCCGGCGTCGTCGACAATATCCCACAAAGTGGCGATTGCTTTTGATGCGTGTTTACGAAGAATACGACCGATTGACTGAAGAACCGTTACACTTGATTTAATAGGGTGTGCGAAAATAACATGGTGAAGATTTTTAATTGAAACCCCTGTACTGAATACACCATATGACGCAACAACAATCATTCCGGTTTCATTTTCAGCAAGCTTCTTTAATGCTGTTCTGTCTTCAGTTTTAACGTCACCCGAAATAAAATAAACCTTATCATGCTTTTCTTTAAGATAATTATATAAAAGTTCACCATGTTCTTTGTGTTTGAACATAACAAATGTATTTTCATTTTTATCTTTAAGTTTTAGTGCAAGATTACACACAAAGGCATTTCGTGGTTTATATTTCTTGATAATTTTTAGTTCATCAGGATAAGTCAGTTTTTTCATCTTAATGGTTAATTCATCTGGATAACGGAGAAACAGGGAATTAATTTTAAGATTAGTTACTTGACCTTCGTCCATTAATTGTCTGGTTGATACTGGTTTGAAAATATCACCAAATAAACCGACATACTGGACAATATTAGCTTTACCTTCTTTTAATGAACCAGTCAGACCAAATTTATATCGACAATTCGTCAGACCTTTAATTATGGTCGTGATACTTTTACCCGTGGCTAAATGACATTCGTCATTAATAAACATACCAAATTGTTGGAACCATTCTGTTGGTTGTTTAATAGCCGTCTGCCATGTCGAAACATAAACAACTGCATCTGAATCTCGGGCAGTTTTTGATCTTATCCCTAATAATGCATTACGAGGAAATAATCTGTAATCAACGAAATCATCGATCATCTGATCGACAAGCGTTGTGGTCGGAACCAATATAAGAATTTTACCTTCGAAGTTTTCAAAATAATATCTTGAAAGCAAAGCCTGAATAAGTGATTTACCTGCGGATGTAGGTAGATTCAAAAGAGCCCTTTGATTTTTTAATCCGTGATATACCGAATCACCTTGATACCAGTGAGGGGTAATCTGTGTTGATCCTGAATATATTTCTTTTGATTCAATCCACTTGTCAAATTCAGGACGAGACAAATTATCAGTTTCTGTAATTCGAGGATCGATATTACATTCATATTCGAATTGATCACAAAAACTTTTTACCTTTGAAGCTAAACCAAATGGTAACAATCTGTCATATCCTAACATTCTTATACGACCGTCCCAAACACCCATTTTGTATTTAGGATTAAATTGATAACCAGGGGATTCAAAAGAAAAATAATCCCTAAGCTCAAAGAAAATAGAGTCTTCGCATTCAATTATCACATTACTATAATCATAAAATTTTACGTTTACCATTTCTATTTTCCCTTTATAAATATTATATAATATATTTATACTGGTAAAAGAGGCTTATATGAAGATTGATCAAGAATACATTGATTCCATTGTTGAAGAACAAGATAATGGGAATATCACAAAACAAGAAGCAAAAATTATGCTGGCAGACTATGCCAAAGAATCATTTAATTTTGATGTCAAGCGCACAAAAACTTTCGATAACATGGTTAAAGACATAAAAGAATATGTTGAAAATTATGTTGAAGAACCTACGGCTGACGATGGTAATGGTTTATCAATTACAGACCTTATCGAGGCCGCAGATCAAAAAGATGGTAAAAGCGTTTTCAACGAAGCAAAACCTGAAGCATTAGATTTAATCGACACCCTGGTTCATAAAGGTCCAATTCCTGAGCCAGTTGAACTCCCTTATAAAGGTGAGGAAGTTAAAATTGTTCCATTGACCACCCAGGTTACCCCTGTTGAATCCGTACAAAAAGTAAGCGAAACTATTAAGGAAGAAGAAAAAACTCAACCAGACGTTGCACAGGGCTCATATGTACTGCCTGATAGCTTTACTCCGACTATTATGTTAATTGGTCGTGCTCCAGGGTTCTACACGCTTTCATGGTGGATTTATAAATGGATTTTAGAAAATGAAGACTGGAAGGAAAGACCTGATTCATGTCCTGAATATTCAGCTATTAATATTCTGAAATCACTGATTTATTTTATTAATCGTGACGGACAGGTTCGCATTCGCGAAACAAGAAACTCAAGTTATGCTATACTTAAATAATTGGAAAAAACATGCCAACCATAAAAATAACACCTGCTAATTCGTCTATAACAATAGGACAGACTCAAAGCTTTACAGCTGAAATATCAGATCCAGTACCAGGGTCAGTCACAACATATAAATGGTTTGTTGATGGTGAGCTTGATGATACATCAGCTATTGGGACATTTAGTTTAACACCATCAACTGCTGGAGTTAAAACAATAAAAGTCGAATCCACAACTACTGGTTCAGAAATAGAACCAGTAGTTTTAACCGATGAAACTACTTTAACTGTTAATAAGAAAACAATGACTCCGACAGTGACTATTGAAACAGATAAAACGACTGTAGTTGTTGGCGTGAAAATTAAATTTACAGTTAAGACTGATGATGTTCCAGAAAGTGCTGTAATAAAATATTTGTGGGATTCAGGTGAAACAACTGATAGTATTGAAATAACAACTTCATCTGTCGGTAATCTTAAAAAAGATTGTACCGTTACTGTAACACATCCTGATTATGACACTAAAGAAATAAAAGCCTCATCTACAGTTTCTGTGACAGCCAAACCAATAACTGATATTGTGTTAAACGTGGTTATAACACCTAATAAAGTTAAAGTTGGCGAAGAATATGAAGTTGAAGCTATTGTAACCGGCGGACCTACTGGAAAAACTGTAAAATACTCATGGAATACCGGGCAATCAACTGCTAAATTTAAAGTAAATGCTGAAGAAGTTGGTACAGTTAAATATGAATGTACTATTACAGTAGATGCCGAGAATTATTTGACTTTTACCACAAAATCAAGTCATTCCATTACGGTAGAAAAAGCTTCTCCTGAATATGAGGAAGGTTGTACAAAATATATACACCCACTTGATCATCGTGAATCTGCTTATTTGTGGCAAGGATGGTGGGTTATGAAGGAAATTGAAGCTGCGGTTGAGAAAGGAATTGACTGGAAAAATCCAGATGAAACCGAACTTAATTATAAATGTGATCTTAAAACAATTGCATATATGTTAGATAAATTTCCTAATATTGAAATTCAAGAATCAAAAAATGGCTATATTCTGAATAAAGCCACTATTGAATCTGGTTATATCTATTAAAAATAAAGGGAACCGTAAGGTTCCCTTTATTGTTTATACAACTTCGATTAATGAAATTTTTTGGGTATGCTCATTGACAGTATCAAATTTTCCAGCAATCCACCAATCATTTTTATCAGTGTCTATTTTATAACAGTCGTCATACCATTCTGGTTTTTGCGAGCTGAAAATAATCAGTCCACCCCAGTCAATGTGAAGCCACATTTTCCGGTCACCAGCACCATAAGGTACTTGTAATTCAAGCCCAAAATAGTTTATTGTTTTTGGTTTATCCAAGACTTCTAAGACAGTATTAGTATGATTTAATTCCTGTGGGAATTTTTCAAATATACCACACCATGAGCCAGGGACAAAACTACCGTAACGTGTATAACCAAGGTCAGAAACAAACTCAAATGCTGTTTGCTCTTCATTAAGCCATTTGATAACTGGATAAATTTTATCTTGAGTTAAGTATTCTGATCGTCGTGTCATTCCAGGTTCAAGTACCGATGTACACTTAACGCAAGCAATAACTTCTCGCGGACTTACTTCCGACCGTTTAGCAAAGTTCCCGTCTTCTAACACATAACCGGATTCCATTTCAGCCATAACTAAAAAATATTTACCTTTAGCAAGGCCATATTTATATTCAATATATTTCATTATTTCACCATCACAAATTCACCAATAAATGGACTGTCAGCATCAAAACTCATATATCGACGAATGTTACCATTCGCAATAAATGAATATTCTGCACAGTAAACGGTGTCTGTAGAATCAAATGCTGGATAAATCTCACCAATAGTTAAATAAGACTCGGGCTGACCTGTGGTCTTACTTTTGTCACTTGTACAACGGATAAAGCATTCAACTTCAAAAACTTGAATCACATCTTTAATATCGACAATAGAATCGTCTTCTAAAACAAAGCCATAAGGAATTGATTCCTTAACCAGAAAATAATTAAAACCAAAACCTGTTTCAGCTCGTACTTGAATAATCATATTAACCTCTTGTGTCAACAATAATAAATGCTTGTTCAAAGAATGGTACTTCATTCATGGTAATACCAAACAGAACTGGTGCAGATTTAAAAATCTTTTTACCTGTTCCAATATCTTGCATAATTTCAACAATATTGGAAAGACTGAATTCAGATTCCTGTGCCAGAATACGCCATACACCATTTGGGTACCGGGAGGTAATAACTTCAGAAATAAATTCTGAACATTCTTCTGTTTCAAGTGAATGGACAGTTTTGTACTCGTTACCAAAAATTCGTAATGTAATCATTTTATGTCTCCTTGTGTTTGGAATGAGATAATGATATATCAAACACAAGGAGATGTACACACTTAATCTACAAATTTTTGAGGTAAATTAGAAATGTTAATAACATCAGCGAGATATCTTAATGCTTCACGATCTTCATCACTAACTGCTTCTGTCAATGTTTCATCTTTTTTCTTCATGAACGAAGAAAAATCCAGTTTTTCGAGTTTACCTTCATTCATGAATTTATCACCATCATATAATTCCATAGATTCCTCGATTTGTTCAGGTGCAATATAAGTAGTATTAACTAAAAGATTACGACTATACGATTTACCTGCAATAACATCATTGATTTTTAATGCAGATCCTCTTGGTAAAATAACTTCGGCTTCATCAGCATATTTTGATATTCGACCTGGAACAATAACTTTTACTTTATGGGCACCTTTAATGATAATAGCCATATTGAAAGTTAAGTCAGAAGGTTTTGCACTTTCAGGATGGTCAATCACACCTGCCCCTAAAGTTTGCACTGACACATCAGACCAAGACTGTTTTACTGGTTCCTCTACTATCAGGGATTCAAAAACGACTGGTTTTAATGTAGTTGAAACATAGTTAGGAAAATAAAGTACCTTATTTTCAAGGGCATTATTCATATCTTTATATTCTAAAGTTTGTGCACGATATAATATAGTATTTTTGTCTAGCTGTACACCTTTTTTAAACGCCGAATCTAACTCAGGTATAATCTTATTATAATAATTTTTACTTGTTTGTTCCTTACCAAGCAAAAACATATTTATTTGTGCAAATTCATTAGTAGTATATAAAACAATGGCATCTTCTTGTTCTGATGTGAATTCTGATACTTCATCACTTTGTACATATTCTTTTTCAATAATATCAGAAACAACTGAATTAAGACCCCATATCATACGTGAAATTGCATCTTGTTTTTTAAATTCTTCAGTATCAGCAGGAATCATTTTTAACAAATATTTAATCATTTCTTTATATATTAATTGGGTATCTTTAGTCGTTTTTAATAATTCCGATAATTTAATTGCTAGTGGCTTGGCTATATCATGCATTTCTTCTGGATGATCAAATGCATAACCATTATCAATATTAATTGTTGCAGCTCTTGTCAATATTGCTCTTATATCACTAAAAACATCACGATCATCATCGGTAATATTATCACCAGTAGGATAAGAATGAATATTTAATAACGAATTCGATAAGTTGTCAAGTCTAATATTTATTTTTGTATTAACACGATTTGTTATATTTGATTTTTTTGTATCTTCGCTAATATAAACAGGAGGATTTTCTTGCAGTTCAACAAATGATTCTTTTGCTTCGTCACTAAAGCCTGAGAGACCTTCACCTTTATCAATACCATATAATGCTTTCATTAATATAGAACGAGAAACCTTCGAACGGGATATAATACTTTTCTCATTTCGTTTATGTTCAACATCAGCAAGGCTACCGGCAATTGCTTCCAGTTTTGAAACTTGTTTACCTGATTCCTTAGAAATATAGGCATCACCAACTTTTGTTTCAACTTTAGAATAAAGATCAGCATTGATACCCGGGATCCCGGAAATATCCTCAATTGGTTTTGATTTACGATATAAAAGAACATAAGAATGACGAGAGTCATTAAATTTATATAATTCTTCTAATACCGTAAATTTACCACCGGTTCTTTGCATGGCTAAACGAGCTAATACGCGTTGTAATGTTTTTTCTTGTCCCTTCATTTTCTGAGCAGGAAACCGGAACATAACAGCATCCATTTTTAATTTTTTGACCTGTTCATAAACAGTATCAAAAATGGTATTTAATGTTCCTAATGCATCTGAGCCTAATCCACCTTTCAGGTTAGTACCGTTGGCACTTTTTGACAGAGACATCAAAAATACCTGAGCGAATTTATCACCAAGTTTTACTTGTTTAATTGCATCACTTCTTGACATGAATGATACCATTTTAACTGCAAGATTATCGTTCCCGGGGGCGTTGATCAGCCAAAACTGAGGCACCTTTGTTTTAGGGTTCAAGTTCATCACCGAATAGTTTTTAACTTCATCGGAGTCGAACAGTTCATTTAATTCATATTCCATATTGGGTTCCTTTTTTTGATTTATATTATTTATAACAAAGGGGACCGAAGTCCCCTATTTTAGGATTTAAAATATTCTTCTGCTGTAACACCAAATATGTCTTCAAAGGAGTTGGGTTCATCTTTATCATATCGTAAAGATTTAATTCGTCCGAGGTACAATGAATAAGTATCTCGACCTTCTACCCGTAAAGCTCCTGTACACACCCCAGTGACAATAGAACCAACAAGTCGTCCGTTTATAAACTGTGTCCATAAAAAGCGTCTGTCGAGCTCGTGACGGTCCTTTAATTCGATGAATACTTTATTACCTGCTTTGTCTTTATCATAGTCCTTGTCTTTAAACCCTGAACCACAATTAAAGAGAATTAACCCGTCTCGACTTCGCAGCGTAACCCCACCTAATTTATCAGGGTCTTTACTATGACAATAAGCATCGATAATTTCAAGGTCAAAATCAACTTCTTCTTTAAATTTCACCATATTGGCAGTTCTTGTATTTGCCCAGATGAAATCCATATTTTTAAGAATAATACCTTCAAGACCTAATTCAATATAACGACGATAGATTTTTCTTGCTTCATCAATATTCTGAACAATTTCGGTTTCAACAATTTCAACCCGAGGTGATTTGTCAACAATAGATTCGAGCAGAGCTAAACGTTCGGAATACGGAGCGCTATTAATTGCGCCATCACTGTAATAGACATCATAAGGAATAATATCCCATGTCTGATAACGAATACAATCAGCTTCTTCAGTAGAAATAGTGTTCTTCAGTGATTTATTGACGATACCATTACCGATTTCCCGAGCAGCAACATCGATGGAAACTTCTTCGTCTTCATCATCAAATAAATCATCAAGACCTGTTTTTGTTTTGACCGGGAAATAAACTAATTCACCGTCAATTACAAAATTACCTTCCAAGTCTTTTACTAATTTAAGGATTTCAATTTTTAATGAATCCAGACCCTGATATTCATTACCTGCGCGCGAGAAGAAAGATACTTCACCATCAACGATTTCAGCAAAACATCTTGCACCGTCAGCTTTTAATTGAGCATATGCCGGGAATACAATCTTCTTAAGATTTTTATCACTATAAGGAGATGCCAGACATTGAGGTTGTTCGGGAATAATATTTTTCCAAACTTTATTGGGAATCGACCGTCCTACACCACATTCAAGATCGCGATTAATAACGCGTCTGATAACGTCGATATCTTTTGAAGACATATGTTTCAAGACACTGATTAATCCCGCAACACCAGCTTGACCAGTTAACACACGTTTTGACAGAATATTTTCAAGATAAGATAATCCATCGGATAACGTTTTTGTTTCTTCATCAATTTCAAATTCTGGGAATTTTCGTAGATAGAAGTTAACTTGTTTTGAATATGTTAATCTGAATACATCTTTTAGTAGAGTATTATTTTTATATTTCGTTAGAATTTTTTCTTTTTCTTTTGTTGAACCAATAGAAGCCAGCTCAACGATAATATCGTACACCATAGTATTTTCCATTTATTTACCTTCTTTAATACTATTTAATGATGCTTCAAGATGTGGAAGATTATATTCAAAATCATACCAATCTAGCACGTTAATATGGTCACATTCTGGGGTTTCACGCTCACCACGTGGCATATGGATTAATGGTAAACGAGAAATTACCTTATGACAATCTTCTAAATTATGAGCCAAATCGTCAACAAAGCATAAAAGATTTTTGCTGTGTTTTACTTTGACATCCAAATAATGGGGAGTTTTTGATTCACCGTAATTCACCAATAACACATCGCTAAATGCATCAGGGAATAATGAATTCAGATTATACATCCGATTAAACAGAGCTTGGTCTGTCGAACCTAATGCAGTGATAGCAATGAATTCGTATTTGAATTTAAGACGATTAATAACTTCAATAGCATCGGAATATCCGGAAAGATATTTGATATATTTTGAGTTATTATATTCACCCATTAATTTAAGTCCCAATTTTTCGTTGCAATTAAACATACGACCAGGAGACATAAATTCATTTGTCGTTAATACTTCAAGGATTTTATCCTTATTAATACCGTAGTCTTGGGCAAAATAAGGTAAGCCCGAAGCCCACTTTACTAAAATCCCATCTACATCTGTTAAAATAACTGGTTTCATATTTTACTCACAATTGTTCTAATTTCAGTTAAAATTCCGCAGAATTCATCATTTGTTAAAATAGTTTCCATAGGACTTGTTTTACCTATAGAATGAATTAATATTTTATCACCTGTTGCGATTAATGCTTTTCTGAATTTTTCGTTTTGAATGGCCATTTTAAAATACATTGACTTGACCAAACGAAAATATGCTTCGGAATGACGATTGATGGGAACACCCCTGAACCAGAGTGTATCGGATTTTCTATTATGTTTTTGTCCTTCGCGATAAGCAGCCAATCCATACAATTTGAATAATTCAAGCTGAAGCGTAGGTTTTTCTACTTTCAACCCCTGTAAGAATCCTTCCATTCCACCAAAAGAAACACCATCCGCAGTAAATGGATGGTGTGCAAAATTACTTAATTCACAAGATGGATATGGAAGTCTTGAGTGAATATCAAAGACCATTTACACCTTCTCGATTAAGACATATTTTTCATCAGATACTTTACGAATAATATCTAATATTTCACGAGCGGCCATTTCGGTTAAATCTTTTTCGAATTTATCAGATTCAACAACCACGTCATTTACGATTTGACCAATACAATATAGTGGCAATTTAAATGATACACCTACTTCTTCAAAGTTTTCTGGGTCATAACTATTATTAAGCCAATGCATCCCAGGTTTAGCACGATATTCGACACCATCGACTTCGATTGCTTCTACAAACTGTCCGGCTCGAACACATTTGACTTTAAACTTAGGCCCTCGTGGAGCATTATAGAGTTTAGATAAATCAAAGTGTTCGCCAGATAAACCATAAAGTAAATACAAAAACTTACGATCAGAATCAGTATCATATTTGTAGGCGTGCCCGGGTTTTAATCTGTATTCTGTGGTTTCTTCAAATTTCATAATTCACTCACAAGGCAATATTCATTTGAGGTTTCAGTTATCAGAACAGAAATCAATAACTGTGCGGTTTCTTCTGTTAATTCTTTTGTGTCTAGAATAGTAATATGCTTACCATTTTTACGTCCAATTTTATATTTGATTTCTTCTTCAGGTGCATCAACTTCAATAAAAAACTTCCAATCAGTATCAATCGGATGCATATTTAGACAATAATCTGCACCATCTATTTGAACAATAAGTTCAGGTATTTCACGGTTAAAACTTTTAACTTTAAACGTTTTATTACCAATAAAATTAAAAATCGGCAAATTATCAGGTTCATAATATTCAATATACCCTTTAGAATTGTACTCAGGTAATTTATAAAATTTACCAACTTCAAAAAACTTTTCCATTATATTTCCCTTACATAAGTTCACATGAATCAATCAGCCAATAATCATTGTTGGTTTCTGATTTGAGGATTTTAATAATGTTGTTTGCCATTTCAAATGACACAGGTTCCATACGAAGATTGATACCAAAGTCGTCTGATACTTTACGAGCAATAACATATTCAGGTTCGCCTGTGGGTGAACTTAAACTACCGACTTTTTCAAAAAATACATAATCTCCGTCAGATTCATAGAAATTAATATCATAAATTTTGCCGGTTAAACCTAAACCAATTTTAACCACTGAACCACAATTATCTATTTCAACTATTGTAAAAGTTTGATAGCCGATAATATCAAAAATATTCACATTGAATAAGCACTTATCAATAAATTCTTGAGCTTTACCTTCAATAAGTTTATATGTACCATGCAAGACAAAAAACTTTTCCATCATACTCTCCGGAATTTAATATCGTGAATTAATAATGACATGTACACACCATTGACATTTGAAATCAGTCCTAATACACCATCATCGGTTTTTACATAATGGTCTTCACAAATGCTGTTAACACGAGAAGCAACAACGTCATAAATTTTACCTTTGGTATACCAATCAACATCATCTGGTTTTTCTACACATTCAAACTTAATAGGTTCCATTGATTTCTCCAATTCTTCAATTTGATTCCATTTGACACCGAATATTTCCATCGGTGTCTTACCATTATCAAAGAGCCTGGTTAACAGGCTCGTTATGTTATTAATATTTCACCACCGATTTGACAATATCAAATAATGCGATAAAATTATCATACGACATTTTATCACGCAGGACACTAAGCATATAAACTTTGACTAATGTGTCCCGACTTTTATTCCATGATGGATGTGAACACAAATCACGTTTAATGACAATATCATGTAATCCAATTACAAGAACAGAACCTTTAAATTCAACAGTTAACGAAATTCCATCCACAAAATTAACGAAAACATAGTTGGTTCCTCCGAAAAAGTCTTGTTCAATTGAACAAACAGACTCGTTTTTATGTTTCCATAAACCTTCTACACCGTTAAACCCATTTACATGATGACGTTCGAAATTAGTGATTTCCATTTTAGACTCCGTTTGTTTATTTGCTTACTGAGGTTACATAATACTCTATATAACCTCAGTTGTAAACCTTTTATTTGATTTTTTTCCAATTTTCCAGATTAACTTTTCCAACTTTGATAATTTTTTCAATTAATCGATCTGCACAACTACGACCTGTAACATATACAATGCCTGAGTCATAAAAATCTTCATCTTCATACTCATATGATTCTTGCCGGCCAACGATAATTTGTTTTAACTCATAAACCGAACCTGTGCACCAGTTCGTTAAAATGATTTTCCAAGAAAAATCATCTGATGGACCTTCCGGTGTCATACACCCAACTAATTCAAATTCCTCTTTAGATACATACCAGATTTTTTCTTGAATTTCGATACGTTTGAAACCGTCATGATCATATGTTTTGATGGTTGTATTCAAATTGATAGTTGTCATTTTAGACTCCGTTTGTTTATTTGCTTACTGAGGTTATATAATAACTCGGTTTAACCGGCATGTAAACACTTTTATAAAAATAAAAAGGACCCGAAGGTCCTTACATTGTTACTCGCTCTAAAATACGTTTGATCTGATCAACAATCATTTCACCAGAGTCATTATCATAAACGAATTTTGTTAGTGCTACGTTTTTGATAGTGGTTGTTTTTGCTAAATCTTTAAGATCGTTGTTAAAGAAATAAAGTGCATCAGCTTCGTTATCGAAATATTTGTGATAAACTTTTTCTTCTTTAACAATCCTGTACACTAAATCGTATTCGGTTGATGTTGACATTTTAGACTCCGTTGTTTTGTTTGGTAACTAAGTATGGGATTATAATACATCATCTAAATTCGTTTGTAAACCCCAAAAACGAAAAAAGGACTCAAAAGAGTCCTTAAATTTTCGATTACTTCAAAGTTACAATGTAGTGTCGTACAGATTTACGTGCAAATGAACCTAACTGTTTAGCATACTTAAGATTGTCGTTTTCAACAAGCTCAGTATGTAAAGCTTTCTGGACCGGGTTCAGATGTTTAAAACCCTCCAGAATGTTAAGGGCTTCGGCAAGCACATCAATTGATGCGCCGTAATTTTCATGGCCATTCTGCCATGCTCTGCGTTGAATATCTAAAATAGGTTTAACAAAATTCATTTTAAGCCTCAATATGCGAGGTTAATAACAAGTAATGTGCTAAGCATTACCACCATTATTATTTATAGACTGCCGCAATGTTCCGATAGTCTGAAGTGATATATTTGATCGGAAAATCTTTTGCAGATTTACCATTAAAAACAGTTTCTGGATGTGGAACGTTTCGCATGTTACCAACAGGTAATGGTACCTTGTCACCGATAGTAAAATAGCCAGGAGGAACCATTTCGCCGATAGAGAAGATTTCACCATACTCAGGGATTTCGCCCTGAACACGAGTACCGACAATAATACCCATTGCCGATTTTTCTTCAGAACCTGCCGATTCCGCTCGCGCTGCAATAATTACACTGTTACCTAAAGCTTTAATTTCGTGCATCAAAAAATTCCTAAATTTTCTACTTTTAAACCATTAATAGACAGGACAGTTTCGGGTTTAAATGAACGCCAGTCCTGAGCTTCGACATCAAATACACGCAGAGCAGTACGTTTAAATTCGGTACTTTCGACAACTGGTGCATCCGATTTTACAGGATGTTTTTCTTCTGGAATAATATCAAAATCCAGCGTACATTTAATTGCTCGTTCTGTTCCGTCAGCCTTTGTAAAAATAATCTTCACTGTGTCAGCTTTGAGCGTTGCTCGGATAAGCTCGCGAAGATGAATATATTGTGTATCAGTCATGATTCACCGTTAAATGTATTTATCTGTGTAAAATCTAAAAGTTTCAAATGACTCTTTTGAAATTTTACAACTTCAATTCCGGAATCAACTAATATTTGATCCCACCCATCACTTAGTTTATCGTATGATTCAGCATAAACTAAAGTTTTAATACCACTCTGAGCAATCGCTTTTGCACAATCGGCACAAGGTGATAATGTTACATACATTGTACCACCTTCTATCGATATGCCTTTTTTCGCCGCAAAAATAATTGCATTTAATTCGGCATGGATTTCATTAACTGCAGACCATTTGGAATGATCTTCCCGATGTTCTTTTAACAATAATGTTTTTCCACCTGGTTGCATCGTCTGGTGTTGAAAATATTTGGTCCAACCTTTTTCTTCTGCATGATCACAACAGTTGGTTTGACCTGAAGGTGAACCATTATAACCAGTCGCGATAATTCGGTCGTCTTTTGCAATTACTGCACCAACTTTCCAGGAACAACATTTTGATTCCTGTGAAACCAAATAAGCAATTTGGAGATATGTGGTAGCCTTCATTAAATAATAACCCCATAATAAGTGGTGTTTCGTGTACGAATAATACGGATGTGCTCGTTAATTTCAACTACACTTTGAATAGTTGAAGTGCTAATTTCAGCGCCATTTGGGAAACGGTCAGTTTTATCATTTAAAATATAACCTAATCCACGACCGTGAGGTTGTGCAGAAAATTTCAATTCACTTGGAATAATTAAAACGGCATCACAAAAACGCAGCTCATCAAAATCGCCAAATTCTTCAAGAATTAATTCATATTGTGCATACTCTGGAGATTGTTCAAACATTATAAATCCCATCCATATTTTTTATTGTGAATAATAACGGTTTCACATTCAATGATAAACCATACATTTAAAGTAAATTCAGTTTCATTAAAATCAATAGTCCAATCAACCGAATTCGGAAATATTGTTGCAAAACAATTATTCGCTTTTGCAACAACACGACCTTTACTGATATTTGGATTATTGGAATAAATTTCATTAATAATCCCGACCATCAGTGAAGAAGTCGACATGCCATAATTAGATAAATTTTCCATATCCGATAAACTTTCCATTACACACCACCAATTACACGTTGATAAGTTGCACCTTGTTCGTCGAAAGAAATAATATACTGATCGACACCTTGAGGAGATTCAATTGTTACTGCAACAGATTCATAATACATCGCATTAATGACCTTTGCAGAATTCAATGAGACTGAAGCACCTGGGATTCGGTCTGCAAGGGTTTGAGCTAACAAAATTAATTTTTCACGATTCATGGATTAACCTTAATATCAAGTGGTAATACTGTATATTCTACACTAACATTTAATTTAGCGTATGCGATTGCGTCATATTCGTCTTCAAAAATCAAGGCACTATGTGCACGAAATTTAAATGGATTCCCGGTTTCAACGGTCATAAGACTTAATCCACCATCTTTAAACATACGAAAAATACCATAAAGTTTCATAATCAATCCTTAAAAATTTCACATTCATCAATAGTAAAATAATAAAAAGACTCGCCATCATAAAGATCATAATCTTCATCCTGGTCGCCACCATATACCAAATTAATGTCAAACCCCGGAAGATTTTCAAATTGATTAATATGAACATATGCACCAAAAATAGGGCCTGGTTTTGCTTGAACTACAACCGGAAATTTAATATTTTTAAGCGATAAATATTCGCCAGGTTCTAAAATTTTAATGTACATCAAAAATCCCCTCTGTTAACAGAAATTTATTTCCATTTTCTACCTGTTTGCCAATCCGGGTGGTTAAATCTAAAATCATTCGGGTCTATTGTAGATGCAAGTTTTCCGGATTTATGAATCAACCATTTTCTTGACTTGGCAGCTTTAGAATAGTTTAATTTGGCTTCATCTGTCCGGATTTTTCCTTTGTTAGCTTTAGATATTCTTTCACCCCAGGCTTTAACTTCTTCAGGTGAAAGAATATCACGTAGGTCCTTACCATACATTGGATTATTTTTACCTGCAAAACTAATCCCATTTAATAATCTGGTTTTGTTAGATTTACCAGTCCCAGGAAATTTTAAACCTTTATTCCAAGGTTGTACACCGGAATTGTATCTATTTTTTTGAGCTTTTGAAATTTTTATTTTCGTTTCTTCTTTTATCGAATTAACATTTAAGCCAGTTTTGTTTATATAATCCCAACCACCGTCGCCGCCAAGTTTGATATTGTAAGTATTCTCGTCTTTTATAAAATCTTCATTGACAATTTTTGATTCTAGTAAAAATGCTTCTTCGGCCGAATCGCAGATGTGTAATATTTCTTTTACAAATTGAGATCGGCCGTATTTAGCTATCGCATTTGATAATATCTTACCAGAACCTAAATACTCGTCATTTGGATTCTCAGTTTTATGAACTCCAACATAAATCTTCGAATTTACCAAGCAGGTTGTTTTATAAACTGTATACACATCACTCATGAGATCTCCTTATAAATTATAAAACTATTTATAAGGTCGTCTGAGGCGATTTCTAACTAAAAGTTTCCTGTGTTAACCTGCCAACATTCAAGTCCGAGTGTTCTCCACATGTCTACTACTTGTTGCCGGTCGTCCAGGACATAGAGAACATTATAACGATCTGCGATGTGTTTGTAAAACAATTCTTTCTTCACAACGTTATCTTTTCTTGAATCTTTGTTTTCACGCATGATAAGTTTATCATATTCAACATTATACTTGTCAAGCCATTTGCGAGTAGCGATTTCGTGTTTATCGTCGTCACCCTTTTCACGACCAGATGTGATCAAAACAGTAATACCTGCTTGATACATCATATTGACGTGGTTGATAACATTTTGACGCGGTTGATCTTTGTGTAAAGAATCCAGGTCATGAGGATTACGCTTGGTATTATCGGCGATTGTTCCATCGATATCAACAATAATCGCTTTTGGAAGCATTTCGTTTTTGGACCAATCGGGTTTACCATGAATAAACCACTGCACTTCCTGGTACAACTGATAAATACGGTGATTTGGTACTGCTTTATCTCCGCGATGTAAATTACGACGATAAAGTTCTTCTAATGTAACGTCAAAGACTTTATATTCAATTTCAATTTCACCACCAAGTTCTTTTACAAATTCAATCCACCGATTTCTGGATTTAGATGTTGCACCAGTATCAGAAATAACTGCAATATTATTTTCGTTTTGACCAAGCCATAATGCAACGCCGGTTTTTTGACGGTTTAAAACTTCTTTTTCGTTCGATTTATTATACCGATATTCGCTGAGTTTACAGCCAGAGAATTTACAACGAATTTCGTCACGGTTAAATTCTTTCGCGTTTTCGTTTGCTTCGCAGAATTCTTTAGCCCAGGTTGATTTACCCGAACCTGGTGCACCGACTGTCATAATAATTTTGTTCATTTTAACTCCAATTTCTCAACTAATTCAAAAAGTTCACGTTTAACAGGAGTAACCATTGAGCCCGCTTTTTTATAGAGCTTTGCACCACCAATCGGATTACTTTCCATCATTTCAGATGCTTGAGATTTCATTAATGCGGTTATTTCACACAATTTACCATATTCGCTAATAAGCTCGCGAAGTTTATCAATATTTTGGGCATTGATATCTTCGGAATAAGGGACATAATCTTCAACCGGGATCATGAATTTTTCCCATAAATCAAAACTCATTGGTTTTTCAAATTCAACACTTTGATAACTAATCCCGGGTAACTTGATTATTACGCCATATATCGAACCGGAAGCTTGTAAATCCCACAATATCACTGGAGTGAACATAGGTTTATTTTTGACATCAGCCCGTTTTGATGAAGAAATTTTAGCATATTTTTTAAATGTTGGGTCTTGAATACCTTCAACATAAGATGCATCATTTACATAATATTCCATAAACACCTCAATAATAACGATTTGCTAAACACATAAACACGTATAAGCCTAAAATCAGTAGGATAATCATTTCTGACACCTTGGTTCATTTAAGTCCTTACGATAATAACATATCATATTATTGGACTGAAGTATGTATCTTTTTACTTCTTCACCCCAGATACGGAAATACTGGGAATCTTCGTAAGGTAAAGCAACAAACGGTTTACCATCGACGTCAATAACTTTCCATTCTGCACTGAACTCTTTCACAGGTGCAGGCCAGTTAGGGTGAATGGTCGATTTAGGGACGTCTACAGGAGCCGTGGTGCAACCGACAAGAAAGAGAATAGGTAATATCAACTTTTTCATTTCGTGGCCTCTGAGACTTCCTGAGTAAACGTGTTGAATGATTTTGTGATCATTTTACCAACTAAACCCGGTTTGGCTTTGACTGGCTCAATTCGTTTAGAATCTTTTTCCAGTTTGTTTATTTTCTTATTAGTTTCGACAGACGTTTTATTTTGCTTGGTATCGTATTCCTGTAATTGAACAATCTGCTTGTCAATATCTGCTTTATACGAGTCAAACTTATTCTGTACTAAAACTAATTTTTCTTGCGTGGTTTCTAATGCTTGGTTTGTAGTCTCTAACGACTTATATAACAAAACGGTACTAATTGCCAACACAAAGATAATTGGGTAAATTAATTTTTGCATAGTTTTTTGATTATCTCTAAAATGTCATCACGTTCTAATCCACGGAAAAGAATATGATGAGAAGATGAAGAAGGAGAGCACTTAATTCCTGGAAATTCATCTGACATATAATTATAATCATATGTTGTATGATAAATTCCTAATTGAAATTTTTGTCCGATTGGATCGCAAATGATATAGCATTTATTACCATTCATATGCACATTTGGCTGACTGATATTAACGAAAACATTTGCGTCATATTTCGCAAGATGATTTTCCAGAAATTCCTTTGTAGCTTCAACAAGGTCAGGCATTTCTTCTTTGCGACGTTCGTTAATTCGATTTGAATATTCTTTTTGTTTTTTGTTTGTTCTTACTTTTTTATGGTAAGCAATTCGGAGGTCTGTCAGATAACCAACAGACCGTCCATTTTTGTACACAAAGATGCCATCAGTATTATCACCGTATTTTGCAACTACCATTTCGTTTGTAATTTGACTAATCATTTTTGTTTCTCCATAAAAATTTTCATCAAGTATACAGTGATTTTTCCTGTTTGTAAACCCTATTTGTACTCTTCCGGGACATATTTTTCAAAATACTTCAAAAACATATCATCGATTTTGCCGGTAATTACTTCGTAATCAAAGCCTTGAGTGAAGGTTTGCATCAAAATAGAAAAAAGCTGAGGATAGTCCTTTAACTTAACCTGACCTTGTAATGCGAAATCTTTACGGTCACAACCCGAATCTTTCAGTTCCGTATATACCTGCATAAGTAAAGCGAGTTGTTTCTGCAATTCATTGATATGCACTTCCTCGAATACTTCGATTTTTTTAGTTGCCCATTCGTCACCAAAGAACATCGATTTCAGGTCGTCAGAAGAACCAGCAATAACTGCATTGAACAGGTTTTCGTTTGAGGTAATAGAATCCTTCGTACGATGTAATGCAACATACCATTCTGATTTCACCTTAAACTTAAGACCATTTTTCATCACACACACATAACCTTCAATACCTTCGGCTTTATATGCGTCGTCCAGCCATCCATCAACCACTTTATAACGTTTAACGAGATATTTTCTTGTTGCTGGATTTTTTTCCAAATCTTCGTACGGAACATATTTACCAGTTTCGTTATCACGAGCATTCAGTAAAATCAGTTCAGGTTTATCATATTGCAGTACGATACGATTTGATGGTGCAACATATTCAAAGTTAAATGTTGTACCAGGATATTCTTTAATAACATTCCTGATATCAGTGTATTCTACAGAGTTCAGTAATTTATTCGCTTCATATGACTGGTCGCTTTGTACTGAACCTTTTGATTTGAAATAAGCATAGCCATCGATAACATAAGATGAAATCAATGAACCATCAGCTTTTTCCATCAGGTAATCAACATGTTTTAAATCCAGTCCAATCGTAAATGGGTTTTCATTCAGATTAAAGAATTTTTCCATTGGACGGCTTAAAATACGAACCGGTTCACCGTCTTCGATTTCAAACATAATACCACGACATTCCAAGGCACCAGGTTTTAACCAATCGCTATAGCTCGCATAATTATAATTGAAAATACGGGCAGTTTTATAGATCGATAATTTCACGTCAGTATAATAAAATTTAGTATGGTCTTCGTCACATAAATTCATTAGGTTTGAGAATAACTTCTGCATTTTTGCCTCTCTTTGGCTTATGTTGTGTATTCCAAGGCGGATTAAACATTTTTATGAACATAGGTTCTTCAAGGTCCATTGTGCTTATCGACATCGTGCCTAATTCATTCGTCATGCTTAGATTAAAACATTGCCTTGCATAGAAAACTACTGTTGACCCTGATTGTAACGCCTCAAAAATCTTTTGCGATTTATTGGAATCACTAGTTTTCGTTTGTCTGTACATCGAAGTACGGTAATAGTTAATTCTTTTTCTGAGACTTTTCGATTTACCAATATAAACCAATTGATCGTCGATTGCAATAGCATAGACAACATTCTTTTTGTCGTTTTCTTCGATAGTTGATATCGTGTCTCCGTCGAGCTTTAACTCTGTATATTTGATAAAACCGTATTTATTTACAAATTCTTTCATAATAAAAAGGGCCGAAGCCCTCTCCTAATTTAAGTATTGTTCAAATGTATTTAATACGGTAGTATCAACATCGTCATCAATCTGTGAAATTAAGTACGAATCAACTTCAACTTCTTGTGGAGCCATCTGAACGTTATCTGAATTAAGGTATTTTCTTGACCATGGGAACGGGTTGCGTGTAACGTGTTTAAACGGCGAATCCAATCCTGCTGACTGCATTCTGATATTGGTCATATAGTCAACATAAGTTTTTAATGACTCATGTGACAGACCTGGCACGGTACCATTACGGAACAGATAATCAACCCATTCTTTTTCTTGTTTGTTCACATCCAGGAAAATTGCATTCGCTTCTTCTCTGCACTCTTCGGCAATACGTTTAAATTCTTCACCTTCACCACCATTCTGGATTTGTTTTAGAATATATTGAGTACCTTTAAGATGAAGTTGTTCGTCACGAGCAATAAGCTTCATGATTTTCGCATTACCTTCCATGACACCCATATTTTCGAAGAAATTAAATGTACACATAAATGATACATAAAAACGAATAGCTTCGAGAGCATTAACAACATGCATACAAAGATAATACGCTTTCATTACGGCGAGTTTTGCTTTTTCAAGATTATTATAAACACCAATTAAAACAAAACTTGAATCACCAGTTTCTTCAACAGTCTTTTCACACCGTTCGCAGTACCGTTTTTGTTCTTCATATTCATGGGTAGCGTCAATCAAGGCATCATAATATACTGAAATGGTTTCAGCACGTTTCATAATCGATTCATTAAGAACGATTGTATCGAATTCTGCCGCTGGGTCTTCGTAAACGTTCCGCATAATATGAGTATAAGAACGAGAATGAATTGTTTCGCTGAATGTCCATGTTTGAACCCATGTTTCAAAGCCGACATCAGAGATCAACGGCGCAAATGCCAGAGCTGGAGCTCGTCCTTGAATAGAATCAAGCAGTGTCTGATATTTTAAGTTATCGGTAAAAATACCCTTTTCATGTTCCTGTAATTTATCGTACTGAGCCTTATCGGTCATTAACGAAACTTCTTCTGGCCGCCAGAAAAAACTAAGGGCCTTTTCAGTAAGTCCTTCAAACATTTTATGTTTTACTGTTTCGTATCGTGCAATACCCGTAGATTCACCCAGAATCATCGGTTGGTCCATAATATCAATTTGGTTTCTGTTAAATACGGTCATTTTGTTCCTTAATCTTTATTCGTCCACGAACCCAACCAGTAGGAATTGATTCGGTGGAATTAATTAATTTATTCTTGACACCATTGTTAATAGAAATTTTACCTCTAGCGCCTTTATATTTTCTAGGTTTAATTGTATCAAATTTCGGATTTAGCGAATATGACCATCTAAAACCATAAGCATACTGAAATTTACCTTCAGCACAGTATTTTATATTAGAAGCGTTTCCATTTACAGATTTAGCGGCCTCTAATAAAGATTCAAACTTTTCAATAAAATCTCCTTCTAAAGAAAATTTGTTAATTTTAACTGTTGTTGCTGATAGCTTTACTGAACCAGATATACGTTCTTTAGTCTCTTCTGTATGATGTTTTCCTAACATCCCTTTAGGGTGTGGATTGTTTTTCCAGTATTCTTTAAAAAATATGGAATTGGCTTCTGAAAAAAGTTTTCGATGTATTGAATACAATCTATTAGTTAATCTATTACCCGATTTATCAGTACACATCATAACCATAGCAGATGTAAGACCAAAATGTCCTTTATGAATTTTAGCCAGTAATAAATGAGCTATAAAATGTTCTCTGGCTGTTAAAATTACTATATTATCAAGATCATCTGAACCACCCATACATCTAGGTATTATATGATGCTTTTCGGTATACTCTTCCAATAATATTTCCCGGTTTTTACACCGGGAAATAAGGCTTTCATAAATTTTACTATAGTTCATTTATAATTTACAACTTTCACAATCTGATGTGTCTTCATCTTGATTATTACCATCTTGTGTGTTATGATAATATATTGTTTTTAAACCAAAATACCATGCATATAACATATCATCCATCATAACACTCATTGGGACTTTAGCCTTCGGATAACTGGAAGGAACGTAATAAGTATTAGCGGAAATAGATTGGTCGACAAATTTCTGCATAATGGCCATTTGAGTTAAATAACCTTTCATACCTTCTTCTGAAGCCATTTTCCATGCGTACGTATAAAGATCTTTATTGATATCGATATTAGGAACAACCTGGTTAAATGAACCTTCTTTAGACGTCTTAGCAGTCACTGCCTGACGAGGTGGTTCAATACCATTTGTACTATTCGATACCTGAGAAGACGATTCACAAGGCATTAAAGCAGATAATGTGCTGTTTCTGATTCCGTATTTTTTCAGATCTTCACGTAATGATTCCCAGTCACAAACTAATTCCGGGGTAACCAATTTATCTACAGTCTTTTTATACCAATCAATTGGTAATTCGCCTTGACCATATCGAGTCTCTTTATATAATTCACATGGGCCTTTTTCTTTAGCTAGTTTAACAGATGCTTTGATTAATGCATATTGTAATCTTTCAAATAATTCATGAGTAAACTCATTTGCATCAGAATAAGTTAAGAACTGACTCGCAAGAGCAGAAGCATAGTTAGTTACACCAATTCCAAGCGACCGACGTTTTTTAGCAACTAAGGCTTCTTTTACCGGATAGTCCTGATAATCAAGGAGTGAATCCAATGCACGAACCATTACTTCAGCAAGTCGGTTAATCGTTTCTTGATCGCGAACATCAAATGTATCTAACACAAATGCAGAAAGCGTACACAGAGCAATCTCAGGGTTCGCTGAGCCAACATCGGAGGTTGGTAAGGTTATCTCTGCACAAAGGTTACTTTGTTTGATAGGGGCTACCTGACGAACAAATGCACCGTTATTCGCGTTGTCAACAAAGAATGGATAAATTCTTGCGACGTTAGCACGTTCGAACATAAAGGCAGAAAATGCATCACGGGCAGAAATACGTTTCTTTCTGATATTAGGATTCTTTTCGGCTTCTTCATAAATCCGACGGAATTCTACAGGGTCCCGGAAATATGCATCATACATACCTTCAACTTCATGCGGACTGAATAATGTGATATAGTCGTTTTTAATATAACGTTCGATCATTAAGTCATTAATCTGGACACCATAATCTAAATGACGAATACGGTTTTCATCGATACCTTTATTATTCTTCAGTACGATTAATTTTTCATATTCCAGATGCCACATCGGATAATATAATGTCGCCGCACCACCACGTACACCACCTTGTGAACATGATTTCACTGATGCCTGATGAGTTTTCCAGAATGGAATAACACCAGTGTGACGAACTTCGCCCGCGCCAATTTTAGAACCTTCTGCACGATACATACCAGCATTAACACCAATACCAGCACGTTTACTGATGTACTTAATAATACATTCGTTTGTCTTGTTAATTGAATCCAGCGAATCACCGCCTTCAATAACAACACAAGAGCTAAACTGACGTGTCGGAGTTCTTACGCCCGCCATAATCGGAGTAGGTAAACTAATCTGTTTGTTTGAGACTGCTTCATATAAATTGATAACATGTTGCAGGCGATTATTTTCTTCATCTTGATGCAGACACATACCAATTAACATAAATGCAAATTGAGGAGTCTCGAATAATTTACCAGTCGAGCGGTCACGAACCAGATATTTCTCTTTTAACTGCATTGTACCTGCATAAGTTAATTCAAAATCTTTATCATGGTCAATATGCGTTTCGAGGAATTCGATATCTTCTTTCGTATATTTTTTTAAGATATCTTTATCATACATACCGGCTTCAGTATTTTTTACAATCAGATCATAAAATGAACATGGTGTTGGCTGTCCATAAATTTTCTTACGCATATCAAAATGGACAAGTCTTGATGCAATATATTGATAATCTGGTTCGTCTGCAGAAATCAACTGGGATGCACGTTTAATTGCGACGTGTTGAATAGCTGAAGTGGTCATATTATCAACTAATAATGGTCTCATCTGGTCATAGAGATCAAAATAGTCAATCGAGGTTCCTTCTGATGCCATAATTAAGACATCAAGGATTTTTTGTTCGTCGAATTCTTGGGTTACACCCGAGCTCTTAATTACTTGCATTTTAGTCCTCAAAAAAGTTATCAAGTATATTATCTTTAAACAATGTATTAACAACTTTAGCGATTATATCACCATGACATTGTTTTGGATAACATGTGCAACCAAGGCGCATACCTCTTAATACTTCAAGATGGTCCCTGGTTATAATTTTATTTTTTATTTTTTCAATAAAATAAACTCTGAACCTTTCGATATTTTCTTCTCTGGTACCATCTTTGTAAGGATTTCCCCACATGGTTCCTCGTTGAATATTAATATCAAAGTCAGAGTTATATTTATTAACTACTTTACAGATCATGATGCGGACATCATAATAATCATCCAAAACATCATTATTAACAAAAATAACGTAGGGTCCATTTTATTTGCCTTTAAACGCATTTAAAAAATCAGTTAATTTTTCAGGAGTAATGTCATGGAGAAATATTTTCTGTTCATGTAAAGGTTCCATCCCATACATAAATGACAATTTACACCATTCATTTTCAAACAACCATCGATCATTTTCATCAACATCGATATAATTTTCTAAAAATGGCTTAACTTCATTGAGCATTTTCTTTCTAGTGGTATAGGCTGCTTTAGTGGTAGTTCTACCGTCTGAACAACCCATTTCAAATATAATCATAGTTTATCCTAAATTGTCATATGCATACCAGGATGAATAATAGATTCAATTTTAATATGCTCAGGTTTACGATGTTTAATAACGGTAACTTTGACATCAATAGGTTTATTCATGTCTTGATCATGGGTTTCAAAAGTACAATCAACAATTTTTACTGATGGTGTATGTAAAGCATTTAAAAATCGTGTGATATTTGAAATATCACCTTCTTTATCCAATGATTTCATAAATTCGCCAGAATCCATTTCTAATAGCTCTTCAAAAACAGTTTTCATAATATCGTTCATAATCAATCCAAATAATCACATAGATAAGTTAAAATAATTAAAAGGACCAGAATAATAATACCTAGCCCTAGTTCGCACATTCCAACAGAAATCATGGAAGTTCTTTAAACAAATGTGTGATGCCTAATGCATCATAAATTAAATCGGCAGAATTAACCACATCAACAGATGCATCTTCCAAAACTGCAGTTACGACGTATTCTTCTTCAATACCATTCTGTACCGAAATCTGAAGATCATAATAATATTCAGGATTCAGATAATAACAACCGTTTTCATATACGGCAATTTTACTGGAATTTAAAAGTTCTTCTTTCATAGTATCGATGGATGTCCAGGCACCGATAATTGGAGTGTCGGATTCTTCCATATCACGTACTTTGGCAATGTAAATCATAATATTCTCTCGGTTAAAATGTCATTTAATTATATCCCGCCTTGTGATAAAGCGGGATCCAATAACATCAAACACTGAATGGGTATTTAATTGGTTCGTGGTGTTGGTAGTTAACGATTTTAAAGTCATCTGTGGTAACCCATGTCTCAACATCTTCCAGAGACTTGATGTTAGGGTTAATAATTAGTTGAGGCTCGTCAAAGGGCTCACGGGAGATCTGTGTCGGCACCATAGGTAATTGGTCTTCATAGATATGTGCGTTCACAATCTTATAGAACATTTTACCTGGCTTGTTCCGGGTGATTTGAGCCATCAGATGCAGGAATGTATACGCCTGGATTAAATCAAAGTTCAATCCTAATGGAACATCCGCCGAACGTTGATAAACGGTCACATGCAAAGTATCATGTACTAAAGAAAAAGTATATGTGTGTACGCATGAACGTAAACATCCTAATTCAATTTCACCAGGGTTCCAGTAAGAAAGAATTTCACCACGATCGTCGATACCCGCTGACAGGTTTTCATAGATTTTACGAAGTTGATCGACTTCACCATTAGGACCAACCCAATGTCTGCCCTGTACACCATAAACCCGGCCCATATCGTCTTCACCTTTACGATTTGGGTTTTTTAACCATGCTTCATTCTCATTGGCATTAGCATTCCAAGTATTTGTACCAAGTGCCCGGAAATCTGCTGCAGACGACAGACCACGAATATAACCCAGCAGTTCGGCAATGGATGCTTTATAAAAACTTTTACGAGTGGTGTCTAATGGACATTTTTCATAAGTTAAGTTAGCATCAATGATAACTCGGCATACCTTTTGTGTACGCTTATTATAGATATCGGTACCTTCTTCATAAATTCGTTTTAATAAATTGATATATTGATATTTTTCCACTTAATTTCCTTTTGTTATTGCGTAAGAGAATCTTGGTTCAGCCAAACCAGTTCCATATGTATAAATTTTTCCGTCGGACATTATATCACTACCATAAGAGCCAACTTCAATTCCGTTAATTATAATGTCCATTTCATCATTGCGATTTCCAGAAGGTTCTATTGCCATAAAAGAATTTCCACATTCTTGACTAAAAAATCGTAACGCTTCACCTAAAACATAGTCAGTTTCATTTTTACCAATGACAATTAACTCTAATTTTAAAAACAATTCAAGATGAGTTTCATCTAAAACTTCATCCCGGTGACATGGAGTAATTGCACAGTACGCACCATCTTTTAATAATCCTTCTTCATACATTTGAATAAAGGATTGTTCTGCACTACCAACATATGTTAAATTACCATGTTTAAGTAATTTACGATTTCCGGCGGTTTTCCGATTATGTTTTTCCGCGATATATGTCGGCACTGATAATGGTTTAAAATTATCTTTGTAATAATCTAGTGCTGAAATAATCAAATTTGTGTTTATAACACTAAAATCACCGGTCACCATTTTCAAATACCCTTCGTGTAATATTTGACATTACTTTAAGATCTTCCATTGTAAAATCTGGAAAGTGTTTTTCAATATAAAGTTCTATTGCACCATATAAATCGGATAATTCAACAAGCGCCATAATTTTACTGTCTTGGGCTGTTGCATCCTTAAGCTCGGAAAGTTCTTCTTGAATTTTACTTAATTCACCAACTTGTCCTTTAGCTATAGGCATCACATGATATCCCATAATCACCCCACATAGACTGTTCGTTTTAAACTGGTGAGCACATCTTCTTTACTCACATCTTTATTATTTGATATTTCAATTTGACCTTCAGCAATAACTTTATTATCCTGCCAAATTTCAATAACAATCATATCGCCTTTATAGTTTAATGCATTGATAGTAGTTATACAATCACTGAGGTTAAAAACAACCCCGACAATATCACTACTTGACATTAATACTAGTCTAGAAATTGTTATAGTTTTCATCTTCTTTGGTCATTATTTTTAATCTGATTTCGGAACCTTTTTTAGAGAAATAACCACGAATAGTTAAAACATCACCTTTAAGTTCGGAAATTCCCTGGGATAACGATTTCATTAACTGTTTTGTTTTATTTTCGACATTGACCTTAAAATATTGGCCACATTTAATATAAAACAAATCGTAATAATCGCTATCAATAATGTCATTTACATTACAAGAAAATTCATAAATACCATGTTCGAGTTTTCTTGCCTGACAATTCTTGTGATTTGATTTAAAATCAGGAATAGAAATAGATTCAATTACATGTCTACTATTTGTTGGCGGTCGACTAGGATCAGTATTTTCTGCATGGACCAAATACCAATTTGGAATTTTTTTAAATGGTTTAATTAATTTCATTTAATTCACCTAAAACGGTTTCAATTACCGTAAATGTATCTAAACAATTATAGTAATAGTGTTCTTCTTTTGGGAAACGATAATTTAAATCATCGATATATTCTCGATCGATAAAAACATCTGCTTTTAATGGTTCAATTGAATTCGATACAATTTGAGTATGAATTACCTGGTCTGAAATTAAAATACCTACTTCAATCAGAAGTTTACCACCAATAATAGAAACGTCACCTACTTCTTTATGAATTTTTTCAATAACATTTTTATAGATATCGAAATATGCGACGGTTGGTGTAAAGGCAGGTCCAATTGACGGAAGATTAACATCTACATATTCATCAGGCTCAAATCCATCTACAGAAAAGATTTTACCAGGACGATTAGTAATTACATAAGATTTGCGACCACTTAATTTTGGCATGCTCATAAATGTCTTAGCACCCATAATTAATGTGGTGTCTTTTGTGCGTAAAGCAAAGTTTTTCATATCACGGGAAATACAAGGCCATGGGAGTCCACCGTCAAAACCAAGCCCGTTACCATTAACTGAATTTATCCAGGTTGTTGCGAATACTGTCTGAATCATAATATATCCTCTGTTTGTTTCATATTATTTTATATTGGCATTAGTTTATGCATATAAAAAAGGACTCCGAAGAGTCCTTAATAATTGGATTAAATGCCCATATCTTTCAGCAGATCGTCGAGATCATCGCCACCGGTATCGGTGTCAACGTCAACATCGCTTACGCTAGGACTTGAAGATTCTTGTTCAAATTTCGCAAGTTCATCTTCCAGACTATCTGCCTGAGCAGCGGCAGATTTTGCACCGGCACCCATAGAAGCTACGCCCATAACCTGTTTAAATTTAGTTTCAAGCTCACCAAACGATTTGAACTGATCAGGTGCAACCAGTGCATTCAGGTCTGATGCTTGGTCCATAATTGATTTCTGGACTGCTTCATCATCAATGTTAGGAATTTCGGATTGACCCTGGAATTTACAGTCGTCGTAATTAGGGAATTGACCAACTTTCTTAACTTTCAGAATGAAGTTACAACCTTCGAATGGACAGAAAACGTTAACCGGGGTTTCACCCATCTCAGTGTCTACGTTAACCATTGCTTCGATTTTGTCCATGATTTTCTGACCGAAACGATATTTAAATACTTTACCTTCATTCTCAGGAGCAGACGGGTCTTTAACAACCAGAATATTCGCCCAATAAGAATGTTTACGCTTCAGTAATTTGTATTCTTCTTCGTTCGTGTTATAGGAATCATTCGCACTCAGGTACTGACAAACTGGACAAGAGTCAAAATCGCCGTGGGTTGAGCTACAGTTATTAATATACCATTTACCATTTTTCTTAAAGCCATGGTTGGTTAATTTAATAAAGTCGACGGAATTATCATCTTTTGCAGGCAGAAAGCGAATAACAGCAGAACCGTTACCCGATGCATCTTGTGTCAGTTTCCATTCATTTTTATCTACAGAAGAGAAACCACCTTTCAGACCAGCCAGCTGTTCTTGAAGTTGAGTAGGACTTTTACGTTTAAACATTATTTTTACCTTTACTTTAATTTACGTTGGATTACTTACAGTTTACAAGCTTGGACGATTGTTTTAAATCGTTCCTTCGCTTCATTACTATTTATATCTAGTAATTTTTTATATGCGTTTAATTTAGTCGAATAGGTTGACCACACGAGATCTGTTGAAGCATTATCGTGTCTGTCAATTATACCTAAAAATGAATCTATTAATATGAAGGTTTCATAACTTATGATATTCGACTGAAGGAGTTTAAAAATATAAGAAGAATTTATTTTATTATTATACTCAAATATTTCTGTAAGCGATTTATCAACTTTCTTAGAGAAATAATATATGTTTTGAATATCTTCTTTATATGTATCAGACAGACGATTTAATTTACCGATATATTCACGATAAAATATTAAAGCGTCCACGTCAGATATATCACCAATCCATGCATTTTGGTTGGCAACTAAATTAGAGACAAATATAAAAACAAGTTCCTTTAACTTATACTTCTCAGCAAGTTTTTCGAAAAAATATTTGTCTCGTCGTTTATTATATGCCACATCCGAAACACGCATGACCCAATTATATTTTATAACGTCGTATTTTCCATTCATATGGTTTTTTAACATTAAATATAATTGATAGACATTTTTGCCGGTGATATAAATATCAGAGTTTTTCGGAATACGGACTTTAATCATAGGAAATCTAATTCACCAGGTTTATGAGCTCGTGCAAAAGATGGCCGGAATTCATTATTTGCCAATGATTCCTGTGTTAGTTTTTCAATTATAGCATCAGGAATATATTTTGCATATTGGTTAAAGTTTATGCTATTTTCTTCAAGCCAATGGGTGGTGGCCTGAAGATATGTCATATTCTGTTCATTAACCATCTGTTCGATAAACAGGCCATTATCCTGTTTATCTAATAGTGTATTAACATTATTTGGTTGGGAAGATGGTGTCATATAATTCCATTGCCTCGTCAATTTCAGCTTCAAAACGTTCACGAGTCTGTGAATGATATAAGCGAAATACTTGATTCCACATTTTACCGTCAACGCCTAATTCTTCTTTTGCAGCGTTCTTGATGTCTTTGATCTTATCTGCATAGGATTCCATAATTGTTTTCTGATCAGATGCGTCTTTAATCATCGCGGCCAGTTTTTCGCCATGGGTAGCTTCGTCAAATACTACTTTTTCATCTTTCATATAATTACCTTTTAAAATTGATTCAATTCACGAGAAAGTTTAACTAATTTTTTACTAACGAAGTAAGGATAAATTTTATTTCGTCCAGGGACTTTAAAATTATCATATTCTTCAATAATGCGTTTTTGAATTTCTTCCGGAATAAAGTCCATATCAATCATAATCTGGTTTTCTTTATAACGAGCCATTTCACTTTCATTCAAGTGTTTTTCCGGACCATCATCAAGACAACCCTCAATTAATTTCTTAGTAATATTCGGAGCACGTTCACCATCAAGTTTGGTTAAAATATAATCCGAACGAACTTTAACACAGGCAACACCATCTTTCTTATCGCCCTTTAATAATTTGGTCATAAGGAATTCAGTTGGCGTACCGTCTTTTTTCTTATCAACAAATTTCTTTAAAGTCGGTGCCCATTGTTTTACATCTGGATATTTATGTAATTGATAATAGTCACCATCAGAAGAAACGATTAATATTTTATGACCTTTAATTGATAAGCGTTTTGTTAAAACACCGATTGTATCATCAGCCTCAACCCGAGGAATATTCAATGTAATATAAGGCATATTCTCTGAGATTTCTTTGGTTACTTCTTTCATACCAGTAAAGAAACCTTCCCAGTCGAATGTTGATTCTTCACGGGCTTTTTTACGGTTCTTTTTATAATAATAACCATAGTCTCGACGCCAATATTCACCGTCTGCGTTATCAAAACAAAGAACGACAATAGGATATTCTTCTTTAAATTTTTTCAAATTGAATTTAATACTGTTAAGTACAAGGTGTCTTAACAAATCTGTTGTCACAGGGGAATTTTGAAATTCAACAAATGCTGTTGCCATTGATATTTGAGACATATCGAAGAACATGATGCCGGGCAAAGTTTCTTCTTCGTCGTCAAACATGGAACTTAAATCACTCATCATGCCTCACTTATAAATAATAAAAAGAATTTTTAAACAGGAGCTAATATGTCACTTAATAAATCTTTCGAAGCTACGTATGGATTAAATGCTTCTGGTGAAAAAGTAATCAACGTAGCAAAAGCAGATAAAACAGTTTTATCTGACGGTGTTAACGTTGAATTTTTTATAGACCAGAACACTATTCAAAAATATGATCCTACACGTGGTTATGACAAAAATTTCGCTATTATATACGATAACAGAATCTATGTGTCAAATACTATCATAGATGAACCTGCAGGCGATTTTGATAAATTCAAATGGGACACCTTACGAGTTGACCCGAGTTATATTCAAATCCACGAAACTGTTGGTAATGGTTATAACCTTAAATCTGGTGAATACATTGCCGCATACACTAATATAAATGATTTAACCTTTAACCTGCCTAAACAGCCGATCGAAGGTGACACGATTTATATTAAAGAAATGTCGGGTAATAACGGTTATAAATTTCTTAAAGTTAAAAAGACCACCCATAATTTATCATGGAATGGTGCATTAGTTGATAGCCATATTATAACACGACCATTCGCCGAAACACTTTTGATTTTCTCAGGTAGTACCTGGAACTTATTCCAGATTGAACATGAAATTGTTGGACGTATTGTATCAACAAGTTTAACAAAGCAAAAAGTTTCATCAGGTGAAAAAATTTACCGAAGATCTTCAACAGGTCCTATCAATATTGAATTACCTAAACATGCAGTTCATGGTGATATTATTGAATTCTATGATATCGATCAAATGACTGCTATTAACCACTTATTTGTGTTTGTTAATAATCAGGAACATTCAATAGGTAATTTAGGACAAAAAGATTTTGAAGCCCGAACTTCTGGTACTGGACGTTTAGTATTTGACTCATCTGTCAATTTATGGCGAATTTGGGATGGTGATCTTCGTACTCGTCTGAAAACTATCACTGATGATTATGATATGCTTGCCAACGATTCAGTATTAGTTTTTGGTGCAAATAATACTGAAGAGCGTACAATTACAATCAATCTTCCAAAAGATAACGCAGAAGGTGATACGGCAGAAATTGTTCTTACTTATATGCGTAAGGGTCAAGATGTAAAAATCAAATGTGCAGACAACGATATTATTTTCACAGAGAAAAAATTACTTCAGTTCCCTAAACGCAGCGAATATCCACCTGAAGTTGATTGGGTGGAAGTCACTGAATTAGTGTTTAACGGAACTTCAGATTATGTACCATATATTAAATTAGCATATTCTGATAAAAAGGACAAAGGTGGTTGGTTTGTACAAGCAGCAATCCCAACAGTCGAACGAGTTGATTTTAAAAATCCAGATCGCTTGGGTGTTATTGCTCTTGCTACTCAGGAACAGGCTAACGTTGATAAAGATAGTAACCCAGAAAAAGAAATAGCGATTACTCCTTCTACTTTGGCTAATCGTACGGCCACTGAAAAGCGTGAAGGTATTGCCCGTATTTCTACTACTGCTGAAGTTAATCAGATTTCTACGGCGACTTATCTTGATACCACTATTGTTACTCCTAAAAAGTTAAATGAACGCACTGCAACAGAAGATCGTCGTGGCCTGGCTGAATTAGCTACCCAGGAAGAAACAAATAAAGGTTTAGACGATACTACTATCGTCACCCCTAAAAAGTTAAACGATCGTAAGGCTTCTGAAGAGCTTTCAGGTATTGCAAAAATCGTGGCCTCAAATGGGACCCCTGGGACTCAACGTGACTTCGCAGGCACAGGCGTATATGATTTCACTAATAACACTGATATCGTCACACCAGGCGCTGTACACGAGCTTATTTCAACTGAAAATGCTCATGGTGTAGTTTATCTGGCAACTGAGACTGAAGTTATTGATGCCCCGGTGATGGATCCTGAATTTCCTGTTGTTGTTACACCAGTTCAGTTACATAAAAAGACTGCTACCGAAACGCGTATTGGTTTTGGTAAAATTGCAACTCAGGATGAAGTTAATGCAGGTACAGATGATTTCTCTTATGTCACATCTAAGAAATTAAATGATCGCAAGGCGTCTGAAACATTAACTGGTTTATCGAGATATGCAACTCAGGATGAATTTAATGCCGGTGATAAAGAATTAATTTCTGAACCTGCAAAAATTAAAACATTCCTGAAAGATAAACGTCTTGAGGTTAATACTGATTCAGGTTTAACTTTGACAGGTAATATCTGGGACAAAGCAACAATTAATATCAAGGCTTCAACTGAAACTCAACGTGGTACGACAACTATCGCGTCACAGGTACAAGTTGATGAAGGAACTGATCATACTATTATTGTTACTCCTAAAACTCTACATAATAAAAAATCAACTGAAGATAAAGAAGGTATTATCCAGGTTGCTGATTATGACGAGACAATAGCCGGTACAGTAGTTAATAAGGCGGTTTCACCTAAGAATTTTGTTAATGCTATCCGTACACCAAAAAATGGTTTAGAAGCAACCACTGTCAATCGTGGTGTTGTTCGTTTACCTGCAGATGCTTCTGTCTGGGAAGGTACTGATAAAGATGGTTCAACTGGTACATACGAACACGAAGGCTTTGCTGTTTCACCTCGTGAATTAAATAAAGCACTCAGTCATTATCTCCCTATCGAAGGAAGAGCGGTTGACAGTGATAAATTTAATGGTCTGGTTGAAGCTGATTTTGTTCGCCGTAATAAAGATCAAACCATCGAAGGTAAAATCACGTTCAAAGAAACGATTTCACTTGAAAAAGCTTTAACAAGTACAAGTGATGCGACCTTTGTTAATACCAATACTGATGTTATTAATATCGGTAACGGAACCAAAGGTACAATTAATTTTAAATCAACTACTCCTTGGACCATCGAGGCAGAAGATAAACTTAAAATTAATACCGTTGAAATTGAGCAAGACGGTACGATTAACCTTAAAGGAATAAACGCGACTGGTGTTGTTGATGCATTGATTTTTAATGTTGACGGTACTAAAGTTATTTCTAAAGACGGTTTAAACACCGATATCGGTATCAAAGAACAACAGCTAAGACTTTTCAGTAAAGATCCGGATGCAACCAAAATAAATGATTCGACTATTATCGTTGATACAAACATGAAAGATAAAGGTAAAGGACACTTTATTTTACGTAACGGTGATACGGTCGAAGGTGATATGACTTTCATTAAGCCTATCAGAGTTCAAAAAGAACAAATGAAAGCTTCTGTTAAACCAGTTGCAGGTTCATTTACTTCTGAGATCAAAGATAAGGCGATATATGATACATATCCAGGAATCGCAGTTCCGGTTATTGATCCTGAAACTTCTTTAGTAACTGATTATACTTATGTCAAAGGTCCAGGTTTATTAACTCAGATCGGTGATTCAGCTGATTTTGTATATCAGACTTGGATTCCACAGGCATTAGGTGCAGAAGCTAACCAGTTCAACAGAACAGTATGGACTCGTGTTTATAATCCGGTTAAAAAAGATTGGGATGAATGGGGACGCGTCTATAATACTAATAATCCGCCAACAGCTAAAGATATTGGTGCGGTATCAACTGTAGGTTCAACTTTCGAAACATTAACCATTAACCAGTGGTTACAAGTTGGTCCTGTCAGATTGGTTCCAAATCCAGTCACTAAAACTGTTGATTTTGTTTGGGTAGGTTAATATGGAAAAGATGTTAGAATTCGGACAAGAATATGTTGGTTCTAAAATCTTGTCCGAGAATAATGCAATAACGTATAGATTAACGGTTAAAGGAACTAACCGTTGTTCTGAAAATAAACCTGATGTAAAAATAAATGATATCTCACTGAATCCCTCTTATAAGGAGGGATTAAACTTTATTGTGTTGTTGCCTGATAATACGATCAAAGAAGAAAAATCATTTGATGTCAGTAATCCGGCAATGTTACCTGCATTAAAAGAATATATCAATGCAATGACAAATGAATTGGTGATTACTTATTCTTATGATCATTTAGTCTCGTCACCTGAGTTTGAAACTTTTATGAAATCCCTTGGTTCGATCTTATGGAATCATAAAATGATAACAAGGTACCCGGCGACATCTTATGCTTCGATATTTCGGGCTGATATCAAAAAGATTTGTTCAGAGGTGATTGAATACACAAATGATGATTCAAAAGATTCTGATGTTGATATTGAACTAGTTTACGACTCTTTTCATGATATCGGTTTAACTGGTCTTCCTGGTTCCATTATAAAGGACCCTGTTGAATATACATCAACTCAAAAAAGTGATTATAAACGCTGGCCTGATAATAGTGCACTGAGATATAAATTAAGTGACTATAATTTAAAACCTGGTGATTACGTCATTATGTCTGCTTCGGTTTTCGGCGATACCGAATTAAAAAATGAAGGCGGTAGAACAAGAATCGATTTCAGATGGGTTAAAGGAACAACCTGGAAAGAATCAATTTATATCGAAAGCACAACTGAAGGTGACTTTCCCGCCGAAGAAATGATAAATCCAGATATATACGAACATAAATACATATATGGTAAAATACCCGAAGAAGCAGATGGATTTATTATAATCGCATCCAGGTATAATGCATTAACAGGATTATCAAAAATTAAAAACCTGATGATCAATAAAACAGTTGAACCTGTTGATAAAAATTTACAACACAGACAGGTAAGTATAAACGGTATTAGAAGTGATCTTTTTGTTCAGGATAACATAATTGTCAACCATGAAGGAAATGATTATAACAGCCTTTTACATTTACAAAATGGTTCCTCAACTACCGAATCTATTGATTTTGTTGAATACTAGTTTCAATAGGTGACTAATCTATTACTTAATCCTTATATATAAATTATATATTAAATAAAGTAATAAGAAATGAAATTCCTGGGCCTTTGGCCCAGATATTATTTTAACTAGTTTCAATAGGTGACTAATCTATTACTTAATCCTTATATATAAATTATATATTAAATAAAGTAATAAAGGACAAACTGATGGCTTATTTAAAATCAGGAAGTACAGTTAACGGTGAATTGATATTGACTCAAGGAAATAATCCAATTATTCCAGTAGGTGATTCAGTTCATTACAAAGAATTTAAAATTTTTACAGAACATGACACTCCGACCGCTGAACAGGTTGATGCTGTTTCTAAATCTAAAGGTGGATTCTACGATAAATCAGTTTCATTTCCTGAAATAATCGTAAAAAGTGATAACGATGATTATGAAAATGATCTTGCTATTAGACCTGATTCAGCTGGTTCAGTAACAGAGATTATTGCCAACAATATTAATATCATCGATAAAAAAGGTGAGCTTAATATTCAAATCACTCAAGATGGTGATGTCACAATTTTAGGTGATGTCACAGCAAAGAATTTTCTTATTACAGGTAATGATACATATGGCGATGCCGCAGTTAAACGTGCGGATGTTGTTCTTAAGGGATCAATTATTGATTTTGGTGAATTTTAATGGCAGACTTAACAAGAATTCAATTTAAACGATCAAAAACACCAAATGTCAGACCGGCACCAGATACGGTTGCAGAGGGTGAAATTATTCTTAACTTAGCTGATCGTGCTATTTTAACAAAGTTAGGAAATGAAATTATTGATCTCGGTTTTGCTAAGGGTGGTAAAGTTGACGGTAACATTGATCTCAACGGAAACTTTGATCAAAAAAACGGCAATATAACTACAACTGGTAATTTAACAGTTAACGGAAAATCTAATTTAAATTCATTAACAATAACAGAGATTGGCGATTATTCCGGTATTGATATAAAACATGGCGATAAGTATTTAAGATTACAAAACATGCCTATCGGATTAAGTGAATTTGCATCAATATCTAAACGTGATGCAGACGGTACACAAACAAGTTCATTTAAAATCCCTATTGGAATAGGAACTGCAGCGACACAGGAATGGACTAACTCTTTAATTAAGAGTAATGGTTTCAGTACAATAGTTAGAAATCCTAATGGCACTGACAGATTGTGTATAGTGGCTAATAACTCTGGTGAGGCTGGAGCATATGATTATGCTAATAACAGATGGGCATTTGTTCATAATCAGGCAAGTATGGAAATATATGGTGCCGCAACAATTACAGCATCTGCAGCTTCTCCTGATTATGCAAATATTAGACTTAAAAAAGGTGATGGTCGTTACGTTCAAATAGAAACAAAACCTCATGCTGGTTCTTCTGATATGTTAGCATTTGTATATAAACAAGCTGACGGAACCAACCAACACGTTATTACATTGCCTTACGATAACGGGACTTTATCTACTCGTGAATGGACTAATACCATGATCAAAGATCTTGGTAATGGTGTTGGTGTTGCTAGTCCAAGAGGAACAACAGAAATAGCAAATAATGACGATGGTAATATGGGATTTTGGGATAAAACAACTAAACGATGGTTATTTGTTGTACATCCAGAGTCTACGAATTTATCAACTATCGGATTAAATATTCGTAACCGCACACCAAATGGTGATCAATCTAGAATAGAACTTGCATCACCAAATAATGCTAATAAAATAGGTCTATGGACATATAATGACGGCCGTAATTTATTATCTGCTTATAATAATGGCTCCTGGACAAATATTCAAATTTCTGATACTGGATTTGATGTTCCTGTTTCTTTACGCTTAACCGGCGGTGATTATGCAGGTCTTCAAATGATGCGTTCTGATGGAACTTACACTAGAATAGAACAAAATCCAATGTCTGCTGGTTATTTGTTAACATTTATTGGCCGTGATGCATCAGGTCGCAACCAACATGTATTATCTATGCCAAGAGTAACAGGTACTTTAGCAACTGAAGACTATGTTGGTTCTAGAGGTTTTGCTACACAGAGCTGGGTAAATAGCCAAGGATTTAGTAAGGGTACACCAGAATTAAGATTTAATAATGTACGAAATATTGCGTCTACTGGCGGTAGTGACCACGGTTCCGGCTCTGGAGCATATTCTCTTACTACATTTGGCGAAAGTATGGAAGGATACATGTTAGCAACACGCCAAACAAACGCAGCTGGTCAATGGACTGAATGGACTGGATATGCTTTATATAAGTCAGGACACGCATATTATGAAAATTCAACAACCTTAAAATTCTCTGGCGGACGGGGTATTAGATTTCAGGCTCGTATAGCTTATTAAGGATTAAAATGGGTAATTTGTTGATAACTCTGTTATCGACGGTGTTTAAAGACGCCGACGGGAAATTAATCCTGTGGCGTCTTTTAGCTACAGTAATTATATGTATAGGTGCCTTTTTCTGGTACGCAAGGACAGAATTATTTAATTTATATCGGGACACGAGATATGAAGCTTATCTCGAAGTACAAGCAAACGAGCGAGAAAATAAATTTCTTAAAACTGTACAAGAACAATTACAAATAGTACACATATCGTCAGGGGCTGAATTTAGTGGAGTGACAGAATTCAGACCAAAAAATCGTAATTACTTTTTTGATCTTATCGAATTTGAAGGGAAACTTCCGGATGCATTAAATCCAAATAATCTCGGAGGTTATCCAATAGACAAGACATCAGAAGAATACATTAAACACGCAAATGGTGACTATTATGTTTCTGATACGACATTTAGACTTCCGACTAGAAGTCAATTAGAGCATAAACATGTTTTTTCTTGTCCATACTTTAATTTGGATAATATATATGCAGGGAGTATTTTTATGATGTGGGATCAAGATCAGACCAGACTGCCCGATGATAGATTAAATTCAATCTGTTCATCGGCCAGTCGTACAATAGGAAGGACAAAATAATTATAAAGCAAGGATGCTACATTCTTTATTTAACAAAAACTTTTTGACCCGTCGAGCATGACGATGTTCTTTTTTAATATCTTCAGCACGACGCTTAATGCTTCTACGATTTTTATAGGTTTCACAAGGATAAGTATCAGGTCCAGGACAACAACGACCAGGTCTATATACTTCTACAATTTCTCTTTTCATTAAAATACCTTTTCCATTCATCTTCATGCCAGGTTTTGAAACCATCAACACAAGGTTTACAATACGGAAAATATCCATCTTCAGAATTATCCGATTTTTCAAATTGAGAAAATTCCTTTTCATTACCACAACATTTGCATTTCTTAGAATCTTTTTCTACAAAATTCTTAGGAACTTTAATTAGATCATTATCTTCTATTAAATATGAATTCGTTTTACCATTATCCCAATTAACGTCGTAGTAACGACCAAGTGAATACTCGTCGATAGTGCCAATAACATCAGTAGGATTACGTTTAATACCATTATTAAATTGTGAGTTTAAAGCTAATACAACACGAGTTCCTATATCATGAACATCATCTGATTTAGAAATTAAAAGCGCTTTATGATAACCATCGATCAAATGGGCTTTTTCTCTGAAACATTCATTAATTACATTATACATAATTTTTCCATTTTTTGACGATACATGTTCGAATCGTATGTGATAGTTCCATCTTTAAGGGAACCACGAATACCTTTAATTTGGTAGTCCTTAATGAAATCCTGGGACTCTTTTTCAGTGATGAATGTAATCACTAAGGTATCTAGCCCAGACTCCATACGGCTCTCCACAGGAGCTATTTGGTCTACATAAGCAACGATACCATCATAGAATTCTTCTTTAGTCATTTCAACCTGAGAACATGAAATGAAAACATCTTCGATACCATTCTTTTTGTATTTTGTTAGTGTATAAAACATCAGATAGCACCTCGATCTGTATAATCATTAATCCGAAAATTATACGTATGTGCGTAATATCCATTATGACAGTTACTTAACACAAGATAATAATAACCGTTTTTCCCGGTAAGTCCAAAAATAATATATCCACCAGAATCAAGTGGTAAATTATTGATTTCGTCTTTTAATACATCTGGGACTTCAATATCTGCACAGAAAAATACTAATTGTTCGTCAAATGCCGTGTCATTAGAAATGATATCACCAGCATCATTATAAATTTCATAATCCGCGTATTCACAACAATGTTGACTCATATCAAAACCAACATATTGATCTAAACGATCAATAAAATTTACTTTATTACCTTCATGTTTAACTAACATATATCCTCACTTATACAAAACCAAATAATATAAACTATCACCGGATAACTGAAATACGGCGTAATCAGTTATACCTAATTTTTTAAACGGGCTAATTTTATTTTTTAATAATAAAGGTGGTGCCTTAATACGAAAATCATCAAATACCAAATTTTTATCAAATGCCTGTTTGTCTGAAATATCTTTTAAATCTTCAGTACAAATAAAATAACCACAGTTTTCACATCCTGGTTTTGCCATGTCAAAACCAACATATTGATCTAAACGATCAATAAAATTTACTTTAGACCCCATATGTTTAACTAACATAGCAGTTTTCCATCAGTGCCAGTCCGAGTTTAATTTATCTTCAGGAATAACCTGTAAATCATAATTATAAAATTCATTAAATAAATCACAAATTTTATTGGCTTCTTCTTCGGTGTGACAATATTGAATAGGTGTCATAACTCTTGATTCATTATATTCACCTTTATGAATCCACCGGTTTTCGACTATGGCTACAATATAACCCATAATAACCTCAACAAAAAGAAGTGAACCAATTTAATTCAACAATCAGATATGCCTGTTCACCCGTATCAGTATTATACAGACGATAACGGAATGTATTTGCAATGGCATCATAATGTGGTGATTTATATTTTTCAGAGAAAATCCAACCATCATTATCAAATGCCTGGGCTTCGGTAATACCAGAAAAATGATATGGTTTAACGTTACCACCCATTTTGTTAATGACCAGTTCCATACCATTTTTGTCACGAATAAAAATTAATGATAAACCTTGAACCATATTCATTAGCCATTCTCCACAATGTCTTTTAAAAATGAAATTGAATTACGCTTAGTATAGCGGCGACCTAATTGATGCATAGCCAAATCATGTGAAATACGGCCACTTTTAACCATTATTCTCATATAAGCCATGTCATCAAGGGTAATGCCATAGATAATATATTTTTTGATAATCATATTAATCCTTAGAATACATTTCAATCAAACGATATAATGATTGATGCCCGATATTAAAATTCTCGATAATACGTTTACGCTCGGCTGCGGTCATTCGTTCGAATAAGGTAGCCATATTCACTTTACTTAATGAACGACCATTATTACGTAGTCCTAGTTCATTAAGAAATTCAACAAATAATTCCTGATTGTCTAAAATATCATCACATTCAAATTTAATCAAAATTGACACAATTGTTACGATTTCTTCTGCTAAATTCATGCTACACCTGCTACTAAGTTGACCATTAACTGCATATTTTCTTTTGATGTTTTTAAGTCAATATAAGAATTGCTTCCATTGACTTTGACTTCTGCACCAACATCAATAAACTTTTGTAAAAGTTCTTCTGTTACTTTATAGCCAAAAATACGAATTGTCCCCGCATGTCTGATTTCAAATAACCGAACACCATTATAACGCTTTGTGAGCTTTAAGTCAACGTTTGATCTGTCAACAGAAACCGTTTTTACCGAAGTATGTTCTTCGATGATTTCTTTAAACATATCGGCATCTGCCCACATCTTATCTGAAACACCGGTTGCAGTCCTGGTTTTCTTTAAAGCGTCAGGATTACTTGCTTCAAATGCATCGGCAGCCTCTAATAATACATCCATACCATCAGGACTCACACACAAGCAATCGCCTGAAATAACAACAAGATCATTTTCCAATAACTGTTGATGTTCAATTGATGAACAAGGAACAAAAATATCACGTGCAATTTTTAATAAACTTTCGGCACTTTCAGTCGTTAAACCGTCGTAAGCTTTTTTAATATAATCAGTTTTCATTGTTCATCCTACATGTTTTCAAGATGGGATAATAGTATCATAAACTATTGTGTTTGTAAACCCCTAAAACGAAAAAAGGACCCGAAGGTCCTTTATTAAATGGAGATATCATCTAAGTCTTTAATGTACTCAATTTTTGGTGTGGTTTTTAACCAATACTCATGTTCTTTCTTTAATTCTTTCGCTTGCTTCGCCAGTTTATCGGCTTCTTCTTTCGTGATGTGATATAAATTCATACCGATTAATTTTTCTGAGTACATTTTGAGCATATCAAAAGATTCGATATCTTTGATAACATCAGCTTTCTTACGTCCAGAAATTTTAATTTCATCTTTTAACACTTTAGAAATAAAGAGTGCTTTCGCCAGAGCAAAATCAAAGGCTGCTTTTGTTTCCTTGATTTTATTATCAATACGCTTCTGATAATAAGGCATCCGGACTTTAACGAAATATTTAATGACATCAGATGCATTAGGGAAATCTTCCCTTGATTTGATACCGTCATTTTCATCGATTAATACAATATACTGAGGAACCTTTTGTCTTAATTTAAATTCACTGATAATTTGTTCTTTTTGTTTTTCTTCGTCATTAACAATAAGTTCAAAATCTTTCTTGAGCTTGATATTAAATTTAAAGACAACATCGCCAGTATCATCGTCGTGACCTGATTTATCACTATAATCGATTTTACCGCCGTCACTTAACGGGTCAAGCACTTTTTCGATATAGGTTTCACGGTCCCAACCAAATGGAATTTCAGTAATAGTTAACTGAGTCTTTCCTTTTAATTCGTATTCACCATAAAGATCAGCCCCGGTTTCAGTCGGAACAATTTTACCACGGAATTGAGGAAATTTAATTGTTGGTTCTTTATCAAGCTTACCTTCAATAGCCAGCCGTGTGCACTCTACAAGCGATTCTAAGGAGTGTGGAAGAATTTCGGTAGCATAACCTACTGCAATCCCACTGGTGCCGTTCAGGAGGACCGTAGGAATAATAGGGAGATAGAATTTAGGTGGTATGTGTTCTAAATCTTCGTGTTTATCACATACCTCAAAATCTTTATAAAGCTCATAGAACCCTTTTGAAATACGAGCAAAAACGTAACGAGGAGAACCGGCCTTTTGAACAAGTCTTGAACCGAATGACCCTTGACCTTCGAGGAATGGAATATTGTTATTCCATGTATTAGCCAAACCTGCACCGGCTTTTGCTGCGTTATCTTCACCATGATGATAACCCAATTCCGCTACAGCACCGGATAACCCTGCTAATTTATGAAATTTATTTTTGTCACCTTTCGCTTTCTGTAGAGCCTGATAAATCACAAAACGGTGAACAGGTTTAAATCCATCAACAAGACTCGGGATTGCTCGCTCTTCAACAACATATTTTGCATATTCTTTGGCTTCATTATTAACGATGCTTTCTAAACTTCTTTTATTTAATTTCATTTTTACCTCAAAAGAAAAATGGGGTTTCCCCCATTTATTACTGAAATTTAAAATCAAAATGATGTTTAATCATACGACTCAGTTCATGCATATTATTATAGATATCCGTAGGCGTTTTAGAAAACTTACCACGAAGTGAACCAAACTTAATTTGGTTTGTCAGATATTTAATATCTTCAACACTTACATAATAGAAATCAAACTTTTTAAACGCTTTCAGACGTTGCATTGGTTTACTGCTGTACATTTCTGCATGAGCAATTTTAGATGATAAACCCAACAGACCCTGACCATATTTATTTTTGTCGGTAACAATCAAACGTCCGACAGTATACATCGCCAATACAACACCGGTTTTTGGACAGGTACAGAAATAAAATCCAGGACGAAACATTTCAGAATCGTCATTATTTTGAATAACCAGATTTCCCTGTACATAAGAAGCCACATGAAAACCGAAACCTTCAATATCACGAACATTCATAATCATTATATTTTTCCTTTACTATAAAAGAATGGAGCATCATTGTCATTAAAACTTTTATGCATATACCAGGTGCCTTTTTGTCCTTTATGAACAAGACCAGCAGATGGCGCAAGCATTTCACGAGTACATATTACGCCTAAATCATAATAAAACGTATTAGTTTCTGTTTCAATTGTTCTGAAAACCACTAAAAGATCAGCTACTTCATGCATATAGAACGAATCAAGGTTAATCCCTGTATGACTCGGGCGTGTACGATCACGCACATTTATCCATTTACCACTAAAACTACACTTCACTTCTAACCTTAAACCTTGATATTTGATATTGCTTAATACATCAAAGGCATATGTAAATGGTTCATCAAGATTTTCTTCACCAGAATAATACTGACCTTCCATGTGTTCGGCTACTTTTTGTTCGGCTAATAATGATGCAGTGGTAACACGAAGAACTTGCTTCAGATCTCGTTCTGGATAGGTTCGCATAACATAACGAACCGTATCTTTTATTTTTTCAATAGTTTCGGGAGTTGCATCTTTTAAGGACATAGTGAACGGCCCTATATCCTTAAGATGTTTGAACCCTGGAAGATTATTAGTCATCAATATTATTATTTTTTATATATTGTTGGCGAGCATCATTTGCCTCTTTAGCAGTTACAAATGCACCAACTTGAATTTGTTTCTTATTTCTCATTATGGTTGCTCGCCAAGGTTTTAATTTAGCTCGTTTATCAAATGACACACCTTTAAACCCAGACTTATTATTTGTATATTTGCGTTTATTAAGAGCATTTATATTAGGTTCAACCCATTGACAATTATCAGGCGAATACCCTTTATTGTTATCAATTCTATCTAATTGATGTTTTTCTGTTGGACGTGGACCCATATCTAAATAAAAGGCTTCAAAATTATGAAACCATTTTTCACATACAAAAATTCCTCGGCCACCATAATCCGAATATCTTAAATTTTTTGGATTATGACAACGGGCTTTCATGCCGACATAAACTGTATATTCGGGTGTATGGCACAAACCATGTATAATACCCCGGTTTGTGCCATCATTAGCTTTTATCTTTTGCATCACATTTTATCGGTCATGTCTTCCAAGACCAGATAACCGCATGTCCGCATTTTACTGTCTGCATAATCTGTAGGAATTGAAACCACATCACGAGGATGAACCTTAACAGATACAATACGACTTGAAGAACCGCCAAAATGTTTAATATAACTTTTAGAACAAACGTGCAGACCTGAAGAACAAGTACGATTATCATCTTCATCGACCTGGTTACGTTCCATTGTCACTAACTGACCTGGGCTATTATCAAACTGTCCAGAATGCCAATCGGTGTAATCTTTACGAACAACTTTCCAACCGATGAAATGACCATCTTCGGTGATTTTAATATCGTTCGCGACCAGGAAATCATACAGACGCATAACAGCTTTACGAGATGGGTTCATTAACAGATTTTCCAGGAACGGAATATAGAACTCAAAATCTTCACCATTTTGCATTGACTGAATAATACGGTCAACTACACCATTACGGATTGGTAAACCTTTATAGAATAATTCACCACCAGTAATTTCCATGTCGCCTTTAACATAAGAAGTAATAGCACGTTCAATATTGATCAGGTCTAATGCTTCATAAATCAGGTCCAATGCTTCAACTTCGGAAACAGAAACTGACTGAGCCAGTAATTCTAATGCCTGAACAAAATTTGGTGCAGTGTTATCTGCGTTGTAAGTATTTTCACCAACAGTAATAGAAATAAATTTCTTATTGGCGTTCCAAACCGGAACTTCACGCGCAGGAACAACTACTTTTTTAACAAAATCTTCAAATTCAGTCTTAGGACCGCTATGACGATAATGAACATTGGTCCCATTATATGCAATATCACTACAGAATAATGTACCCTCTACGTATGTGTCAGTTTCATCAATATATTCATCATTTTCGTTATAGATATCTGTCCAGTCTGTAATCCATTTACCATCATGAATAAAAACATCATCACATTCTACGGTACCATAACCAGGCGCAATAACAATTTTACGGACGATTAAATCTTCCATTTTAACTGTGGTACCTTCTGGGATTTTATAGTCACCTTTATGTACTGTACCATTTGCCGGGCGAGCTTCGCGTTCTTTTAACACACGAGAAATTGTATCTGCGGAAACATCATAGATACGACCAATTGCTGCCAGGGACATACCTTCTTTACGATATTCAACTACATTTGACTTTTGATTTTCATTTAAAATTTGAACGGTCATTTAC